TAACGAATCAAAGAAAATAAATGGTTAATAATAATACTTTATTACTATATCACTATTATAATATACAATTAAAATATTGACTTTTACAAATCCTATAACTATATAGTATACGAGTCAGGATCACCTAACCTGATTAGGTATAAATAAAGTAGACAATCGCTTGATTGCGTGAGTCAGTCTAACGAATAGGTGGGTGGGATCCTGGAGACGTGCTACCTCCAGGATCCACAAAAAAAAACAATCGGAGTAGGGAATTATCCCTACTCCGTTCTTTATTCTTTCTACAGCCACTTGGACTGTATTCTTTTAATATTCTCTTTATCTTGCACATTATAAATCTGTCTACCTAATCCTACAAAGGTATTAGCATTGATAAGAGTATCTTTCTGATGGTTAACAGCATTGTTAAATAACCCATCATTTCTACTAATATAAAATGCATTTCTCGGATTGAAGATCTCAAAAGCTCTCCTGAAGAAATCTCGATTAATAATATACATGACATTTAAAACATCACCCAAATCGCAAATATCTATTGACTAGTTAGATATCTTGGTTTTGCGTTCAGACTATATCTTCAACCTCTCATTCGAGGTTGTCTTCCATTTCGAATTAAAGGGACCTATGCAGACTTTGCCCTACCTCTTTATAGTCAATTGAGGCTCTAATTAATAACTTGATAGTCGTTGAACCTTACCCCTTTTACTTGGTCTTGGCTGCTGATTATACATTACAAAGACTTAGGGTCTCCCCATATCCCATCTCAACAATTCTTTCTGTCTTTCGACCGCATTCACGCCCATCATTTTCAGATCACGTTGTAGCTTGTTGAGCATTAGTAACTCCCAGCAATTAAAAAGATTTTTCACAGTACGTTACCGTAGTGTGCGACAGTTTTGCTTATCGACTTAGAATGAAATTCTAATAGACTATATCATCATCTATTACTTATTATATATAAGCATTGAGATGTCTTCAAGTTTGGATTTAAAAGGGACTTATTAACGCTTTGCCCTTACCATAATCCGGTGATTATGGATCTACTCTAATATCTCGATAGTCGTTGAACCTGAATCTACTTTACTAAAATAGACCCTCGGCTGCTGATTATACATTGTTGTAGTACTTAGGACCCATTTAGATAAATGGGCTTTTATTTCACCATATACCATCCTTTAGATTCTTTCTGTCTTTCGACCGCATTCACGCTCATCCTTACGGATCACGTTGTAGCTCTAAAGGCATTAGTAACTCCCAGCAATTAATGAAGATTTTAACCCCTGTATTCCTACAAGAGTGACCCCGATGTTGAGTCTGCGTTCATTAAAGGTAATATCTGCAATGGTAATTGCATTACATATTCGAATTTATCAGTCGGATCACTTATTCCAATACAAAACATTTGAAGAATACTTCCCATACCTAATGTAGGATTTCGGTTGATGATGATAGGAAGTCCTCTGTGTTCTGTTGTGGAATTATATATAATCGAGTTGATGATATTAATGATAATACCATCTTTCTTGATAGAAGCTTCATACCATTTCTTATATGCATCTGCATAAGATAATCCATGCGCTTTTGTAAGAATATTGATAATACTTGGTTGCAATAATTCCAACAAAGCTGAATATGGTAATCTGACTTGATCAATTCTCAATACTGGATCTGCAGTGATTACATTTCGTGAAGTAAAGTTATATCTTCCACCGAAGAGTGTTCTGATATTTCCTTTCTTTCCCTTGATAATATTCAAAATCTCTTGATAGAGTTCATCTACTTTCAATTGAAGCTTCCACAGCAATTCTTGAGTAGATGGTCTTGGGATATATTTTTCGTGAGGTTTTAATCTTGACATCTCAAGTTGAACTTGATTGTTAAATGAGGATACCAATTTATTAATCATAGTATAATATTTATTGGTAGTCTCATGAGAGAAGTTAAACTTATCAATGTCAAATGGTCTCAGAAGAACAGTGAATACTGGAATGGATTGGGTAAATACTTTATCTCGATTACCCATGATATCATCATATCTTTCCTGCTTCTTATTCTTACTGAGATAATACTTCATAATCTCATCGAATTTCTCTCTAAATTCAATAAGACCAATTCCATAATATGGTTGAGTTGCCTGGTTCTTAGAGTCAGTGCAATGACCATCATCATCAATCTCTTTTTCAAATTTAATGATAGCATCGAACTCTTTACCGATAAAGAATCTCACAGCATTATAAAATGCCGGAGAAATAATATAATAATCTTTGATTACTAACCAACCAAAGTATTCATAGTTGTCATCAACATACTTTACTTTAGTTTTACATACCGGACAAGTGACTCCGTTGTTTACTTTGTTTTGTAAATATCCGCACTCACAACGATATCTGTTTCCAAATGGATTAATATCTTTGATTGTTTGTCCAAACTTACTTGAGAAGATAGAGTATTCATTCTTTACATCTTTCTTTACTCCCTGAGTTGGATCTACGATGAATCCTCTATCATTCTTAATGTCTTCCTCACGTTCTTTATCCAGATTCAATCGTACTAATCTAGTGCTATAATCAAAATCTGGATCATATGGATAAGAAACATTAAGATCCAATGTTTCATTATCCTTCATTGGTTTAGTGTCAAATGGTGCTAATTCTGCTGTTTGCAATCTTCTTCCTCCTCACTACTTTTACCAGATTCAAGATCAAAGTCTACTAATAATGAATGATATATCTCATTCGGCTCATCTAGTATTAGCCCTTTAACCTTATTCCAAGTAGTAACAAATTTTTCATCCGTAAGTTCGAGACCACATGCAGCAGCAAGTGTGATTTTTGCTTTAGATGCTGCGTAGTAATACATCAGTGTAGATATGCATCCTACTACGATATTCTTATCAGTCTCGGATACATCAAGGCCTCGGATGAATTCATAAACGTTAACGGATGTACCTTTTCCGTCTCCGATAATATCTGTAGATACTATCGTATCCTCGTCTTTTGTGTTTTCTTTCTCCATTTTAAATCTCCTTTCAACATTGTATAAACTTGGTACAAAATTATAATATACCATTATAAATAAGTTTTTAAGAAAGTAATTCCCTATAGGCCCAGATACGGCCTATAGGAAAACAATTGTTTAGAATTTGTACTTCTTTGAGATATCTTTGTATATCTGTCTCTTCTGAATCTTTCCAATAAATGGAGCGTATTTCTTCGATGGTACTTCAAGTACTCTGCAAATCTCATCTCTCTTGTATCCTTTAGATAAAAGGATACAGATATGTCTCGCGTAGTCTTTGATACTGTCAAAATCATTATATCGAATCTCTGTTTTGATCATAAGCTCGCTCAGATTAATCCATTCAAGATTATCTAAAGTTATATTATCTTTATCAAAATCTTTGAAGTGGACAAGTTTTCTTTCATGCTTGATATCTTCTTCTGTCTTCGGAAGAAAATGCAGTGCAAGCAATCTATGAATAGATACACAATAGCATTTATTCTCGCTATTAGAATAAATATCTATATACGAATACCCATTGCCACTTTTCCATTGCTTCTTGATCTCCCCAGTTTCAGTAATAATAACAGTACCATCTGGATAGATAATATATTTCTTTTCATCTATCCCTGGATATTCAAGATAAACACCGTCATCTCTTTGTTTCTTTTTCCTACCCATTTCTACTTAAATACCTCCTCTAAGTTCATAGTGTATAAGGATTGAGTAGAATCGTGGAAAGCTTTCATAGCAATATTCTTCTGCGTAGAAGGGATTTGTGTTAGGGAAGCTCCTATGTTCTGCTTATAATCCAACTTGTAGTATAAATTTCCCATACATTTATTACATATCCCAGTCTTGGACTCACATAATGCACTGAATCTCATTTTAACAGTTTTATCTAAATATTTAGATTGATTGTCCGAGGTAAGTTCAACAAGTTTAGATCCATCAATAATATAAGAATACATCCACTGAGATATATTGCTTTTTGTTAAATGAACCTTAATGAATCTCTTAGTTCCGCAATCAGAACCAGGTGGATCAAGAGTAATATGCTGAAATGCTCTTAAGAATAATTTCTCCAAATATCCACCATTCTCCGTACGTTTAGCACGAGCATATGGACCTGCAGCAAGAGAATTAGCCAATAAAGCATACTCTTCAGGCTTGATACCATCAATATAGTTTGATGTAATCATTTTGTATTTCTGTTTAGCATTTGGATCTGGATCTTTAACTGTACCTTTAATAACAAACATGTTCTTGAAGTTGTTATGTAAAGTTCCTCTAGCTCCAGATATAAACATATCCATAGACGGATCGTCTCCCATGTAGTCTATTGCATAATCAAGTAGCTCTTTTTCTACTTTAGCAAGCACTACTTCATCACCTTTTTCGATTCCATCTTTATATTTTACTAAAAGTTCTTGTTTCTTTTTCTCGAACACCTTAGAGCATGTAAGCATTTTGTCAGTATAGTTAGGTGCAAGTACACTGATATATGGCATACATTTCTGAGTTTTTTGCATAAAATCTTGTAAGGCAGATAATGGAACATTATCTTCCAATACTGCTCTAGATAATTGTGCATTTAGTTTTCCAAATGTTTTCTTTGATATAGTTTCGTTTACATAATGAAACAAATCAAAAAGATGAGGTTCTATAAAATACTTATTAAATACCCAGATTCCTACCGTAGTAGTAAAAGCATTTTTATTCCGTTTACCACTCGGACCATAGGAATTTGCAGGAATTGTAATAATATCGTATGGTCTAAATTTTTGTCCTGTATCAAACGTTCCGAAAGTATCCATAATGAAAGTAGTTGTAATATCTTCTTCTTTAAGATTAACAAAATACTCTATGTCTTTCGCAGCTGTTACAGTTTTTGATCTTCGTGTATCTGTATTCGTTGCCATAGCATACCCTCCTTTAATAATATGTGTAATTTTGACAAAAAAGAAAAAGAGTAGGGCGTTAACCCTACTCTTTATTTTATGATAGATAACATGAAATAGACTTATATGAAGATGATAATTCATTACCATCATCATCTGTGTATGGTACCACATCTATAATTACATAGTTAACCAATACTGTGATATATAATTTATCACATGCTTGGATTAGAAGTGATATAGGTTCACCAGCATCCTGATGAAATAATAAATCGTACTTATCATCAGGCAATTTATCAATCAAAATTGCCGATATATCAGATACCCTAAATTGATAGTCTCCAGAATATCGATTATCATCTGGCGATGTATTGAAACAAATCACATTATTCGGCAACGTATTAGTGTTCAATTTGTCAATAACTATAATACCTTCCCGCTCATATACATTAAGATCTTTTTCCTGATTATATAACACGATATTTTCAAAACCAACACGCTTTGATTTAGGTCTTGGTTCGCTAATCACCAAAGGAAACCTTTCATCGTTTTTATCATTATCCAATATCTTTTCCTCCTCACGTTCTTCATTGCCCTGTTTTTTAATTGTAAAATAATCTGGGGTCATAGGAACCAGTTTTTTAGAACTGTGGTAATATCTGTATGGTGTATACATTACATGAGGATGGAGCCGATTACATTTACGTACATTAGCATCTCCGGTATCCAGATTAAATGTTGAAAACTCATATATATTAATAGATTCTTCGACTTCAATATTGCAATTAAATACACATTTATATTTTTCTTCTCCAATCACATCCATGCTTATTATTATATAAGAATAAAATATCTTTATAAGATACATGTTTAATAGTATCAGTGCCAGACGAATCATTTGATATAATGGACGCAACAGATCCATCCATAGTAATAATAATAGTAGATCCATCCACGCATATTATACGGCTTATTCTATTATCGGCTACGTCAATACGAGATAACGCTAATTTTTCATCAACTAAAATCATAATTTTATTCCTCCTATAGTAAATATAAAAGAGAGCAGGTATATGCCTGCTCTCTTGATTTTTAAAGTTCAAGCTCTACAATTTCTTTTGTAGAGTATCGTACAATTTTAACTTTTGATCCAGCTTCAAGATACGAATATATAAGTTCGTCTATCTGGTTCCTTAAAGCTATATCAATATGAGCACCCCCACATTCCGGACAAGTATCGTAGTGTTTATCACCATTCTTGTAGTTGTATATACAACCACATCTTTCGCAATACTCAAACTCTCCATCTACATGCTCATAATTATGAAGTACATCGTATCTGTTTTTCTCGTCATTCTTTTCGAAGGTAAGTACACTAATAACGTCAGGATAATCATCCAGATAAAAGCTATTATCTATTACCTCCACAAATTTGATATCATTTTCATTAATTTCTATTGGGCCCATTTTTAACTCCTCCTCTTTCTTTCGTAAGTGTGCCTTATTTTAAAGTACATATAGTACTTAAAAATTACATTTTCCTCCTTTCTCATTATTATAATATATCATTATAAATAAAAATAAAAGAGTGATAGGTTCTTCCTATCACTCTCCTTTGCAAATAGTTGTCCATTCAACCTCCCCGAAGCTGATAGTGTTTCTATTATTTTTATGGAAATACAGTTGATATAATGTATTTCTATCTTTGTGGTAGGTGTAGCACACTCCTGCTCTATTCATATTAAAATAGAATGCGTATTTGGTTTTTTCTGGGAATACGCTCATGCTGATGGCGTTAAAAATATCCATGTCACCTATTGTTGGGTTTATAAAAGTATCACGAAAAGGTCGAATCTCAACTCTATCGTATTTGTGTGAAATAATATATTCGCCAAAGTTCGATAAGAACACGCCGTACAATCCATCAGTAATTTTACGAAACTTCTCAGTATTATATTTTAAGTCTAGATGATGAATCTGCATCATATTATACATATTGTATACCCTGGATTTAGGAGCTATAAACCTATCGCTATTGGAGTTTTTATAATTCTTGTAAATATCTATTAGGTAGATATATCCAGGCTCGATGCCGTGCAATAGTACAGTATTTCCACCGGAATACCTTACTCTAATATTATCGCAATACCGCTCTACCTGTGTTGGGTTGGCGGTGATAGATCCAATACATATATTAGATGATAATACTTGTTGATTTACCCTTCGCTTATCTATACGAGTAACTCCTCGTGTTGATAAAACAAAATACTTTCCATACATATGCGGTTTGTCCAAAAACGTAAGTGAACCGCATTCCATTTGGATATAGAGATCTTTTTTGGCAGATAATAAAACTGTGGTCTTTTTACGATTTTCGTCTATCGCCATATATGATATTTTATTGGTTTTCTCAAAATATCGTACTGATAGTTCAAAGCTCATATGTTTCTTGCTATCTATTATTATTCGGCTATCTCGGTCATACGTTATTTTTGATATATTGTAATCATCGTCAATGTAAATATTTTCAATTCCTCCTATAATAAAAATAAAAAGAGTAGTAGGGATTCCCTACTACTCTCTTGTCTATTTAGTCATGCTCACATAAACGAGTGGCTGACCATTACTATTTTTGTACGGAACCCTATCTATGATAAGGTTAGAGCCAATGATAGTAATATAAATATTATCAGATTTACCGATAATGTATTTGGCCACTCCTGCTCCTGTATGGAATCTGAACTGATAAGATCCATTTGGTAAGTATACTACCTCAAAATCTGAAATAGTATCTAATACCAATGAGTAAGATTCTGCCACTGACAGATCATTCTCAATTGAATCACAGAACAGTTCAAAGTTTGCTGGATAAGATGGAACTAATTTCATCTTATTCCATGAGCAAGCCAGTTTGAATGTTGGAGCTTTTCCTGTAGTAAACAGCTTTAAGGCTTTACTCCAATCAGGAAGATCCTCGTTTAATGAGGATTTTGGAGGAAGAATTGAAGGTGGTGTTGATGGTTTCATTTCACCAACTTTCACCACGTTCTTCTCTTCCTTTTTAACCGGAGCAGGATCCACATGAGGATTGACAGGTCTAGTACTCTCAGCTTTAGGAGCTTCTTTTATCGGGTTATTGATTACCCCGATATCACTCCAATCTGGAGAGATCACTGTGCCATTTGACATGCATACATATGGAACGTATGTGGTCATAGCAGGAAGTCTCTTAATCTTCACACTCTCATACTTCACTACCTTATCCACAATACCATATGCCATGCACAGGTATGTGACATACTGTGACTTAACAATGTTTGCTGTAGTTACAGTATTCTTGCAAGTAGTATCTCTGTACTCAATAGTAGCAGAAATTTTTTCTCTACCTCTATAGACCTTGAAATTGCCACGGAACTCCTGTTCTACAAAAATCAATTGATCATTTGAGATCAATTTAGCGTACTTTTTAGTACGCTCTATGTTCTTTTCGGAGCTGATAAATGAATCGGCTCTGGTCACTGGTATCATGAAGTAGTTTCTAGAGTATACCTCTTTAAACTGCTTCTCTACGTTATCATCTAACACTACCTGGAGCTTGTGATCATCATCAAGATAGATAAAGCATCTATCATTGAAGAGATCGCTATCGTCTCCAATGTTGATGAATGTACAGTCGTCGTCTGCTGTGTCTGAAGTGAATGTGATCTTTCCGTTATAGCGAAGATCTAACTCCACTCCGTTTCTGATTTTTTTAATTGTACGTACTTTAATTTGTGTGTCTAAGAATAACATGTCATTCTCCTCCTTTGTATTTTATTATGCATAATTTATTCTCACTATGATAATATACAATTAAAAATATCGACTTTTACAAAAAAAGAAAGTTGTAGGGGGTTTACCCCTACAACACTGTCTTTGCTATTTTCTTCTCAATCAACCTACCTACCTCATGTGGATATACTGGAAATAACTCAGTATTATATGGTATTCTTAGATTATCAAAATATATTGATTTATATACGTTATAGATAGGATTATCAGGTGTTGATTCCCCTCTATCACTTATAATGCAAAAACTTGATTTTGAAGCTTTTTCTATTATATAATACTGATGTTTAATACTATCATCGATAGATAATCCTATTGTACCTATCTGCAATATATCATATTTGCCATCCTTATCGAATAGACCAAATGCTTTGCGAAATGGCTTGTCGAAAGGTATTGGTTGAGGTTAATCAAATATCACAATCTTATCAGACACTACATTAGTAGACCTATTGTACTGAATTAGATCTGCACTATTTCTATTATATTCATCCACAGATTCGCATATGTAAATTGGGATATATTTGGTATGTGGTGTTGCTACTATAAAACTTTTAAACAGGGTGGCATTAGTTATATCTACGTGATGGTACTTTGATGATTTTTCTACAGACTCATAAACAAACACCATATCATTAAAATAATCACTAATATCATACACATTACCACGTAAACAGGCGTTATAATATCCTGATGGAACTGCATCATCATCCTCAAATTCTTTTTGCTTGGGAACTCTATCTATAGAGACAGCAAAATCTTTCCCACTACTATCGTTAAATTTTAATTCTACACTAGGTAAATTTCTTTTATCACCATCATATATTATTTGTAGAGTTTGTATATCTAGCCTCTCATCGATCATAAGTATCATAATTATTTCCTCCTTTTTATATTAAAGTATTCAATATTATAATATATAATCAACAAAAGATTTGGGTAGAGGTTTCACCCTCTACCCAATTTCTTAATAGAAAAGATCATATACAATATCAATACCTTTTGTAAGGTCAATCAGTGACTCTGTTGAGAAATTCAACTTCGTCAGCGGTCTGATTTCCTGGTAATATGTATGTCCATTATATGGCTTCGGATAAGCCGTACACAATGAGATTGTGTTGATCTTTGCATCATTAATTCCTGAATGTGCAATATAGTAATCTCTACAATCTCTCTTTGTAATGCTCATCTTGAGCTCAACGAATACTTCAACGTCAATGACATTATCAGAAGCATACAGATGCTCATCGATAGGCGTACCATCAACGTACTGAGCTTTGAATGATGGTTCAAAATCAAATGCTTTGAAGTAATAAGCAATTCGATTCATTGCTGGTACTTCTTTTCTTCCGAAGTATTTCTCTCTATCTGAATCAGAAAGATCGTTATCAGCCAGCTGATATCTTAATGGGATAAGATCATCTGGATCAATCCATTTAGTATAATCTACATCATACACCTGAGACTGCTCCGGGCCACATCCACCAACGCCAACACAGAACAAGCAAACCAAAGAGTCAATACGCTCTTTTGTTGTAAGAGGTACAATATTCTCAAGATTCAATGCTGTATTGTATGAAGGTAAATTGATCGGCGGAGCAATATTAAAGTGCTTAGAAGCGGTAAACATTGATCCGTCACAGATTACTTTATTCTCACGGCCTTCAAACAGAGGGATTTTTGTACCATGCACATATGCAGATACAACCCCTCTAGGTCTTGTGCCATATCCATGGATATTCAATCGAACAGGTTTTCCTAATGATGTATCGTCCTGAACAAGAACTCCATCTTCGAGTCTCATATTCATAGTAGTTTCCATTATCGTTTCCTCCTTATATCAATTAATTCTATGTTTTTGCTTTACTCCATTGGTTCAAAATCACTCGTATAGGTAAAATGAATGATATCTTCAGGTTGTACTGTGTCACGTTTAGTCATGTGTACTGTAGGCTGGATATCATCAATTACAGGAATTTTTTGTCCCCAATTGTAGGTGTGTTTATATGAAGTAATAGCATCTGTTACTCTAATATGATCATGCCATCCATAGCTAACCAATATTTCTTTGATGGCATCGGACATTGGAATGTAATCGATGAAATGTTTTTCCTTCCAATATGTAATATCCATATAGAATCTTTCCAAGATACCAATGTCTTCTCGCCAGTTGACCGTATTGAGAAGTTTCACACAATCAGATACATTAACTTTATCTGTAAATGTATGATTATATCTCATCATCATTTTATCGATAACCATAATTTTATTATGAAGTCGATCGTCAAACTTATAGATGATATTGCTATGAATTACATCTACTTTATAGGATTTGAAGAAATCAAGAATGTTAAAGATATACTTTCTGATGTAATCCATACTTACTGTAGGAATACCATTAAATACATACTTAAACTTATCTTGATCAAGATATACATAAATATCTTCTACGATGTAATTGATAACTTTAGTAAGTTCCAATTGGCGTTCTGAGTCTTTCTGGATAAGTTCACAGTTGCTCAATACATTATATAGAGCTACATTAGTACTCTTCAAATAATCTGTATAAGTAGCTGGGACTTTGTTAGAAAGATTATACTTCCTAAACATATCAAAACTCAATTTAGTCACATATAGTGACTGATATACTTTTCGATAAAGATCATACTCATCCTTATTATTGGCATTATTCATAAGGTGAACCAAATTCTTGTATACTTCCCTATTGTTGTCGTATACTTTTTCTAATTCTTCCCAACTCCTAATACCGATAGGATTCGGATTAATAAACTTGTCGAGTTTAAGCTTCTCAATACTATAGCCTTGATCCTTCACATAATCTATCAGTGCATTGAAATCTGTATTGAAATTGAATCCCAAAATATCGATAGATTGGATAGGATCATAGATAATTTTATCTTTCGTATTCAAATACATGTACGAACAAGCAAAGAGCATTACAATCAAGTCTACTAATTTAAACTGTTCAGTAGAGCTAATCTCCGGAACGTCAACTAGTAAAAGATCTGTATTCACTTTGCTATATAATAGCATATTCATAAAATATACCATCTGGAACTGCATCTCTGCTAAAGAATATACAGTATCTACAGATATATATTTAGATATATGCAAATCGAATTCATGTTTCAATATCTCATGCTTTACATACTCATGCGTGTATACACCATTCCACCAGATATCATTTGCAGCTGTCTCATCATAATCCACATATTGAAATGGATCCATAATGTAATCATCTGCAATTCCCATGATAGGAACTTTAAGGAATTTAAGTTGATAGTTGGCCTCTAAGTCTAACTCTTCTTCTCCAGTCTTAGGATTGGTGATAGTGTCTTTTCTGTAAGAACCGTCTTCATTAACAACAGGAGTTTTCATCAAATAATACTTAAAGAGCTCCATGTTATCATATCCAAACAATGAGATGATATCTACCATACATTTTGCTGATGACTTATATTTAATAAGTCTATTAAGATTCTTAATCAGCCTCTTCTGATATTTCATAGGAATCTCTGGGAAGAATGTAACACCACAGGCTTCAAACATGTATTGAATCGTTCTGAGATCAAAAAGATCTCTAGAGATGATGTATTCTGGGCTATATACGATCATATCATCGAAAGTCATAATGATAATAAGCATCATCATTATTCTATCGTAATACGGACTATGTATATGATAGGCTTCAGAATAAATAGTTTTCAATAAGTACACTCTATTGATTTCAAACCGTTCTTTCCATTTATTACTAACTTCAGGGGAATCAACTGGAGGCATATATAACATCCCAAATTTAGGAGTACGCCTTGCCATATACGGATCTATTGCTCTATCTCCCAAATGGTCAAGATATTTTGCACTTGGATGCTTCTCTTTAAGTTTATCTATAACTCCGGACGAATATAGCAATGCTGCTTCCGATCTAGTACACTCATGAATAGGTTTACTGATATCATAAGATTCGATCGGGATCATATTATATTCATCTTCGCCGAGGAATATATACGGTTGAGAATTATTTGGCTTTCCAAACAATTCTCTATAGTATACATTACTCTCTTCATAATTCTCCAACCATTTCTCCCTAGCATACTTATGCAAAGTCGGTTTTAACCCTTCAGGTATAGGTTCTTGTTCTTTAGCATATCGTATTGCTCTATCGGGAGTCATTGAAGGAATTTTCATAAATATATCGTATGTATATTCAAATAATTCAAATCTATCTGTACCACATTGGATATCATGATAGATATCAGCTTCATGCAAAGATTTCATTGTCTCCGCATCATCTGCTCTCTCTTCATCTTTGATCACTATACCTTTTACAATCTGTCTAACTTCGTATATGATCTCATCGATTAAGGAGTTTTCTGTCAATACCTTTTCTATTTCAGGATACTGATTCATACCATTTACCCTCCTTTACTTTAATATGATGTGAAAAAATAAAGAGAGGTGTGAACCTCTCTATATAATCTTTAGACTCATAGCAATTACATTATTTATATGATCACAAAAATCACATAATTCTGGCATTGTACATTTCCTATCTTTATGATAAGATGTAATCATTCTGTCTAGTATATCTAATGAATCTATAATAAAAGACATAATAAATGGATATGCAAATGTAGCAAATTGTACTTGAATTTTTAAGTGTCTTAGTCCAATGTAAACTTGTTCAAAATCATCATTAACTGATTTATCTTTAAGTGCTTCTTTTATTTTATTAATAGAATTTGAAACAAATTCTAAATCTATACTCTCCATCATATGTATTACCTCCAATCTTAATATTAAGTTTTTGGTAAAATTACAAAATATAACTATTAGATAATAGATCTTCTATCTTTTCAGATTTAAGATCTGCGATGGCTACAGTTTTCTGGAACCCAGACATATTGGCTACATCCAGGTGACCCAGATATGTACCATCGCCATTATCTTTCGTGATAATGTAAGGTAGATCCAACGCGTTATCGAACATACCTCTGTCGGTTAGAGGCACTTCCGCATTGAGATTTACATACATCTCAAACACCTCCTTTCGAGGGGGATATAAGGATAGCGTTAAGGCAACTTTCGCTATCCTTATTCACTATTACAAAATCAGAGATAGACCACTATGGTCTATCTCTATTCTTTTTTATATTTTTCACATCACATTAATCTGAAAGGAGTTTTTATTATGAATGATATTCCTGATATTGAAATAGAATATGATGATAATTATAACCCTATGGTTACATCTCCAAATGCACCATATGGATTACCGTTTTATCAAACGAAAGAAACAATGATGGATGTAGAAGTATATAAAAGATTCTTAGATAATGCTATTGCGCAGTTTAGACACTCTAAGTTCTATAAGAACTATAAAAGTTTTCTTATGAGTTTAGGGTTAGATCATTGTCAAATCTTATCTAATATCAATGAAGAGAATGTAGGAGCTAGAGGAATTGAAATGAATCACAATTTCCTCACTATCTTCGATATAGCTCTTTTAATCACCGAGCATGTTTTAAATACTGTGGGATACATATCCACATTTGACTTAATTTATCTGCTAAAGCTGGAACATAAAGAAAATCGCATTCCTATAGTAATGCTATCGGAAACAGTGCATGAAATATATCATCAAAATGAAGATATGGTTCTTCCAGCACAAATGTGTTATGGTAACTGGATTGAGTTGTTGCAGAAATATAATAGAGGTATCACTGTAAGGATAGCTCAAAAGGTTATCAATTATATAGATAGAAGCATCAATGAGTCTGCAGAAAATGCTGCTGTCATTAATGACTTATTAGGCTTAAGAGAAAATGTAGAAAGTTGGGGTAGATTTAATGAATACAGCGATAATCGTAGGATTGGTACTATTAGCGTTAATGCTCCTAGTATTGGTTACGGGTATAACAATAATAGCTATTATCTTGAATAAAGTGTATAAAAAGAAACTGGAACAGGGTGAAGCTCAATATAAATACTATATAGCTTCTATGCCTATTCCGATGGATGATTTAGCAATATTAGATAAATTAATAACAGATGAGTTTGATCGTTATCAGATCATGAAGTTGGCTCATAAACAAAATCTATATATTACAGAAGCCATCCAATCGAATATGATACGTGAAATATTTGTAAATGTATATTCTTCTCTTTCGGATGATTTGGTAAATAAATTATGTATTATCTACAAAAAGCAGCATCTGGAAGACTTAATTGTACAGAAGATACAGATGGTTGTATTAAATTATACAATCGAAGTTAATGGAAATTATAAAGATTCAAAAAAATAAAGAGAGTGAGGTTTTACCCTCACTCTCTCGTCTTTTGTCAACACTGAATATTTAACTTACCTGAATCTTTTTTGCATTGTGATTACTTTGTTCTGTAGAATCGTTCACATTTTCTGAATATTCCGTAGAATTAACTCATTGGGCAGATACGAATAGTCCTTTCCATTGATTCTTTTTATTAGGTTGATTTTTTCTTCTTTCTGAATCTTTTCCTTAGTTCGATTAGTTATCTCATTTGAATCGTTCGCCTTTCTTGAGTGTTTTGTGTTATCAACTCATTTGTTTATTTATGATTAGTTATCATCCATGATTCTTTTATGAATTGCGATTAATTACCTATTCTGAATCTTTTACTTACTATGATATTTTAACATATTGGAATCGGTTATTCGTAATGATTATTTACGTGATATGACTCTTTCATGTAATATGATTATTTAACGAAAATGAATCTCTTAGACTTTTCGATCAGTTTATCCACATGAATCTTTTCAGTACCATGATTGATCTATGATGCTGAATATTTATCTGTTTGATGAAAAGTACATTTGAATTGCATAATCGTACAGCTTACGAATTACATAATTCAAATTATATGATATATCCAATGCGTTAACATATTGAGGATCACAATATGGCATTTGATAGATCTTTCCGTTCGCCACTATAGGGAATACGGAATCACTGTTAAACGTTCTATAATACCCTATATCCAATTTGCGTTCAATATATGAATTATATATTTCAGTTATATATGTCAAAGCATCTTGAATATCTCCACATTCTAAACTTAGTATCACATCCGCTATAATACTAGCCATATACTTATGGTGATATTCTAGAACCTCATCTTTGATACCTTTCACATCGATACTTGCTGTGCCATTAACCATATCAGAAGCAAAGTATACTTCGGTGGTTAACGTTCTTCCAAGTTTAATAAAACTAGTATAAGAGTTTTTCAATATAAATTTCACATTTCCAAACTCTGTAGTATCAAGCATTTTATCTTTAATAAATACTGCATCATTCTTGATCGATACTATATCAGTATCTTCTACGCCATTAACTTCGAATAGTTTTCTTTTATACTCTTTAATTCCGGCACTAAGTTTATCATATAACTCTGGATCTTCTTTTATCAAAAACCCTATCTCGACTTGTCTTTCCATTCTGCTCATATGATCAAGTTTATCATAATAATCTTTGTCTATTAAGCCTAACGAAAATAATACATTTATATTAGCTTTCCTAATATCATACTCATAAATATTATGAGCTATAATATATGGAGCCTCTATAGTGTATGTCTGCTTTTGCCATAAACTACTGCTCATAATAATTTACCTCCTAAACAGATGAGCATCCTCTTACAGATGCTCATCGTGAATTTGTTCTTTCGTAAAAACTTCTGGATTCATCATTGCAGTTATATGAGTATATCTTTTAAAATCTTCATCAAACTGCTGAATTCCAATTGGTGTGAAACCGGATTCAGTAGCAGAAATATAATCATCATAACTACTTACAAGATTATAGTTATAACCATATCTCTGCTGGATCAATTTTACGATCACTTCCATAATAGGATCAAACACTGTCGGCTCTCTATAAGTTACCAACACTGCATTATGTCCTTGATACAATACAAATGGTATCAAGAAGAATTGTGCAAATACCTGATCGTTCGTCATGATATAAGATATATACTCAGAATCGAATGCATCTGCATTAATCATTGGAAGTAGTTGCTGTGGTGGGAAGATATTTATAGGCATTCCCATCTTATTATTTGCATTTAGATTGAATATGATATTCTCTTCGGCGAATTTAGATGATCCGCCGTTTATGATATCACATACAACTTTAGGTTCTGTTACTATTAACATTTCATACCCCTTCCAAATGGACGTGTAATCGGCATCTTAGGATTTACATGAACAGAAGCTTCTTTATTCTGTAATAAGAATATTACAAAATTCTTAATCTGCTTTGGATCATTAAAATCAACAGCACACATCAGATCGTATGATAACTTCTTTAATGCTGGTACTGATGGTTCTGGTACAATACTAATATACTCATAAGGTCCCAGAAGATTGATACTGTACATCATATCCGCATCATATACTGTATATTGCGGTTTAAACGCAAATGGAATATTATCCCATGCAGATTGAATTCCAAATCTCTCATCAATAAACTGAGCCAGTACCGTAGGATACTTTAATCCACCAGCCTCTGGCGGTATATAGATAAGAACGTTCTTACCACGATGCATTGCTGTAAGCAGTGTAATTAGATATGAGAATGCTGGCTCGTTGGAAAGTTGAGCATAATATTTTGCTACAAATTCCTGCATATCACCATTCACATCAGCTTCCATTACACTAAACTCTGGAACTAATAACGTCCCAGGAATCATCTGATAATAACTAATAAGATTTTCAGCTCCAAGTGTATCTCCTACGTAAATAATTTTTACATTAGGATCCATTGAAACTGATTTTACTAATTGGATATTAGTGGTGAATCCAAGTTCACCACTAAACAATCTTCCATTCATAATATTACCTCCTTAAAATTCTGATAAGATTTCATCCTCAGTTATCTGTGGCTTCTCCTCATTATTTGTATCGTATACAATCTTCACAACCTGAGTTGCATTTGGATACATTTCTTCTTTAGAAGGTTGTTCTTCTGTAGGTTCATTACTACAAGAATCCTGCTGATCATTGTGTTCAGAGACAGTTTCTGTTGAGACTTCTACACTTTGTTCAGTCTCTTCATTCTTGTTACAAATCTCTTCAATAACGGTATCAATAGGTTCCTGATCAGAATACCGTCCAACAAATTCCCAACTTCCATAATCACGTACGTTCGACAGCGCCAGGTCATCTACATTTCTAATCTTGTAAGCGACTCGATGTGTTGTTCCCTTCGTACCCAGAATTACGATGAACTCTGTAGATCCACTGAGTTTATCAGAACCAATGAAGTCATATACTATTTTACCAGATGATGTAGTAACTGTCTTTGTAAATGTTCGGTGCGGATTCTCTGGAGTAATACGATTGATAAGGTCCGGATCACCGAATACAGTAACTGCAATTGAATTGTTAGTTCTCAGATACAATTGTGTTATCTGCTGATCGAAGTAATAGAAGAAATTATTTTCTGTCTCAACTTCTTCATTCTTCTCATGAATCTCTTTAGCGACAGTATCAATAGGTTCCTGATCAGAATGGAACTGGATGTCTCTTTCTATAGAATCCATCATAACAGGGTTTATCTGTCCGAAAGCCACTGCATCGTCAGCCTGCGGTTTTTCTGGAACTGGTACTGCTTTTCCATACTTAATACAATCATCACTTGGAGCTTGATAATTTTTCAAGAATTCTCCGTAAGTATTACTTGTTTCCACTTTCTTCTTTCTTGGATTATTTATCTTGACTTTTATATCAGAATACATATCGTCAACAGACGGTACGTTCTCAGATACCCAACCCTGGTTAAACTGGGAATTGTCATAATCCTGTGATGCTGTTTCAACAGATTCACCGACTCTTTCTCCAGAAACATTCTCAGACGTCCTGTTAATGCGAACTTTCATCTCGTGACGTTTTCTTTCACGATATTCAAATGGAGTTTCTACAGGTCGTCCATTTCTTACTTTACGATAAGTTGAACTGCTTTTTGTAGAATCATGTTTAGAGATAATATTATCTCCACGTTTAATAGTTACAATCATTTCGGTCTCCTCCTTATCAATAATGATATCTTTAGATTTCTTTTCAACTGCAAGTCTTAATTCTGAAGCTAAATACGATTTACCACATTTCTTACAAATTAAATGGTTGAATCCGTCGTCATAATCGATCTCACCACCACAGATCGTTCCAGTGGCTGGATTAGGTCTATTACAAAAGATTCTAGCTCCATCTAATTCATAACAATATGGAAAATCTAATATTACCGGGTGCATTCCTTCTCGTACACCCCAGTTCATAAAGAACTTTGATCCGAAATCATCCAGTATATATCTACCAACTAGATGATTTACAATAATATCAAATACCTCCTCTGCAATACTAGCAAACTCTGCTCTACTAGAGATCAAATGAACTCGTTCAAACATTCCAACTGTACCACATGGAGATACTTCAAATACTTTAGTACAAAATGGTTTAAGAAACTGCTGGTTATACATTTCATGAAGATTGTCTGTTAATCCTACAGAATCATAAGCCACTTTAACTACAATATCCTGATTCTCCAGATACTTAAACACGATTCTATTAGTACCTGAAGCTAACTTCTTAAATCCATATCTACCCATTATTTCTTTTATCATATTCAACTTTTCTTTAGGCTTTGCAGCTAAACGTTTATCTTTAGCAATTTTATTTAACTGCACTATTTCTGGATATGGTAAAAGCATCAATAATGGACATGGTTGTATTATAGAATCAAATGCATTTATTTTAGGTTCTTTTGGTGGTGTTGAATATAACACCTTTAAATCATCATCTCTACTCATCTACATCACCTCGCCATCTGACAATTGATTGTGTTATTAGCAAGGATACTATTCATAAATTTCTCCCTGCGTTTAGCATAATCATTATCTCGTAGGTGTTGTGGGACTGTAATTTCAATATCATCAATTCCTAAACGACCAGCTCCTCCTATAGATATTCCAGTGGTCGGATCATAGTTAGGATGCAATTGATGCATTGTATTTCTGAATTCTTGTCTATCATAAAGTCTATCAAGATGTCTAGCTTTCGCCTGTGCTTCTATATCAAGATCATCGATGATCATACTTTCCATAATTCCTTTGTTGAAGAATTCTTCAAGTCCATAGTTCTCTGGATATTTGTCATTTCTTATATGCCAATATCTGTTCCAATTATTGATGATATGAGCTTTCAATGGTGAAACGTATCCAGGTTGCGTTGAGTTTGGTAATGATTTCATATAAGCTGAGAAGCAATCCTGTTCATAATCTTCTCTAGCTCTATCAGCATAATATTTCTGCCATTTCTGCTGAATTTCAATTTGTTTCCTAATATCTGGAGCCTCTTCCTCCGTTTTTCCTAAGCCAGCGTTACAAACTTTAGCACAAAGATTCCATGCCATAATCTGTTCTTCGTACTCTTCCTGCATTCTTTTCTGCTGTTCCATCTGAGCTTGCATAGAAAAACTTGCAGCTCCATACCAGCTATCTTGAGCTGTATTATATATGGATTGTGTTTGTCCGTTCAATCCAGTGAATGATGGTTTGATACCTGCATTTGCATAGTAGCAATAATCTGTTAAACTAATTACTCCAGTATTATATGCATCTCTGTAAGCATCAAGCCTCTGATCGTTGTATGGATCATTTACAGCTGGCTGGTTCATGTAATATGGATTCTGGTTATAATAATATCCATTATTTGCATTTACAGCTTGCTGTTGCAATGCCATTTGCTGATTGGCATATGCTCCTAAGTTTGTATAATAATCCATATTCTGCTGATTACCATACTGAGGATTTGTATATTGGTTGTTGTAATATGTTTGAGTCGGTGATTCCCCATTATACTTAAAAGTATTAGCAGGTGGTGCAGTATAACCTACACCACCATTAAACATACTTTGTACAACAGGACTTTGAATATTAAAACCGTTCTCGTCAAATTGTGAAGGAAAATGATATTCCATTCTAAAGTCCTCCTCTTTTATTTTACTCCTATTTATAATATATTACTACAAGATATATTATAAATCAAACGAACGCCGCAACTGCTTCTGCTTAGTAGTAAATGGCACAGCTTGATGAAACATTGTTGTTGAACCAATATCCAGCATATGGCCATATGAAATTAGGATAGATTTGTTGAGAATATCTGAAATATATGGTGTGATTTCATCTAAGAAATCTGGGCATTTCATGATCATCAAGCAACTTATTGAATACAACCCTTCGAAAATTGCGTTTGCGAGTTCTGCAGCTATACGGTGAGACCCAATTGTTGCTGGTAATAACATATTCTGTCTGATATCTTCATTTACAATGTCATCATCGGTTTCCATGACATCATGGTATTCATCTACCGCATTAAATATCTCATGTTCACAACAAGATGCTGGATATCCAAATGCTATCGCGTTGTAGATCTTATATTGAAGATTTTCAAGAATGCAATAATGATTGTTTTGTAAATCTTCAAAAAGTTTTTCTCCTAACTCCTGCGCAATAGCATTTACTACTAATTCATATACACCAAATGCATATTCGGTTGATTTCATTCTTACGACCGATTCTTTAACCCTGTCATTTGTATACAGCATAGTATCTGCAATGGCTTGCCAATAATTAGTAATTCCAAACGGCAGTTCGTTTGGCTCGTAAGAATCAAGCATATTCTTTATACCTACAGATACAGCTCCAAATCCAGCTGATGATTCTGAAAGCACCTCTGCGAATGGTCGTTCTTTATCCATTGTCTCATATTCATCTTGAATCTTTCGAGCTACTGCTACAGACATGTCAGTTAATCTTTCAAAAGGTCTTGTTAACTTTTTTGGTTCTTCTTTCTTCTTTACCATAATTTTATTTTTCATTGAGCTTATACCTCCGATTGTGTAGTTTTACTTATCTGTGCTACTTATATTAATTATTAATTTATACATTATTCCCAATAAGGTCACACTGCTCAGATGTCTTTTCTATAAGACTGTCAAGTGAAACTAAATCATATTTAGAATAATACATCCTTAATCGATAATAAATATTTGTAGGGACTGCTGTTCTAACTGAATCATTATATATAATCATATGATAATATAATGATTCTGGTATAGCATCCAAAGCACCTAAGATTTCAGTATTATCATCGCCATCCATTATTCTAGATTCATTAACAATAATCCTGATTAAGTTTGTTTTAAGAGTAAGTACACTATACGCTACGTCTACGGTACTTCTTACCTCAGTATTCTTTACTTCCGGTTCAGAATAAAATACTGGTTGAAATTTATCTGTATTTGAAATCCTTACTCTCATTAGTCTTTAAAACCTCCAATTAAATAAGCATATTTATTCATATCCAATGACAGTATTAATCCATGCCAATTGAATAATGGTGTGTAACTATCTTGTCTTGCTACCACTCCTTCTGGTAAATAAATTTTTGCAAAGCTCAATTGCTTTCTAGTTGCATCATCAATTGAATTATTACCCTTGATCAAGAAATTTACTATATGATCATCAGGAATATAACTCAAATGATTTTCTTTCCTGAAAGTGTTTCTAAACTTCACTACATTCGTAAAATTTATAGCTTTCATATGACCTCTCACATGATATAGATTAATCCTAAGATCATTTGCAATGATATATTGGATTGCATCTATAAAATGTAATTGATTTTTTACAGGCCCTCCACTCCCGTAAATAATTCCTTGCTTTTCTTGTTTAACCCAACTAAAACTCCAATCTCGTAATCCGAGTAGCGATATTTTAGAGTCTGAGAATAGGTTTATATTGTCTACTTGTGGAAGTATAGTTCTCCACTTTACTGCCAAGTATAATCCTAACTGTATTGCTGTTATTTCTCCTTCATTGTTCGTACAGTCTGGAAGTACTTGGATAATTGTATCTTTTAATTGATCACCTAAATAAATTTGTGCACCTGGTGAACTTACAGACATTCCGATATCATTATATTCTTTCTGTAAGATAGATGCATCTGTAAAGATATTTAATGTATGATCATTAATAAGATTTGCATAAGATACATTCATCTTATTTAACCTCCTTTCATTATTATAATATATGATTGAATAAAGATTTGAGTAGAGGTTTTGCCCTCTACTCAATTTCTTATACTCTAATCATATCAAATTCAGGATCAAGTTTAATAACTGCTCCGATATCAATCTTGTTTACACATGATTCGTCGAACACTACTGCACATTCATCCATAGGGATATCATTAGTGTCACAAACCATCTGCATTGCTTCAACAATACCAACTTCCTGGTCAAGCATAAGTCTTTCCAGGTTGTTAGAATATTCTACCATATATCCTTCTGTCATAGGTCTCTTCAGTACAGTAACCTTTGTAGGGATAAACTGTAACTGTCTACGATCAGCTGCTGTTGCAGAATCAAGAATATGCAGTGATGCTGTATTCTTAGATAAGAAATCTACTTCAGGTAATACTGAAGATTCGATAATAGCTTTTACTGTATCTTTCATTATCTGTATACCTCCTAAACGTAATCTCTATCAATTAATCATATGTTTTTATGAAACTGCGGAAAGATCTATCGTGAATGGTTTGGTCATAGGTTTTTGATTATTATCATATTGCTGATCTTCTATTTGTGCATGAGATTGTTTTTGTGTAATTTGTTTTAATCTTTGCTGAGTAGAAGTCAGAATATGCTGTAATTGGGCAGGACTGTATGATCCAAGGGTATTTGCATCTGTTCCAGGTAACTTAAGATATGTAGGGTTAATTTGCAATATCTCTGTATTCATTGTTGGGTTATAGTGTTTTGTCATATCTACATATGTATTGTATCTAGCCATTGCATCTTCAGGAATATCTTTATTATACATTTCAATGAAATCTTCAAATTTTCCTAATACAAGATTCAATGGTATAAATAATGCTTGATTGTGTACAAGTTTGTGTTCTGTTTTAGATAATGGAATTAATCCTACATAAAGGAAGTAATGTAAGTATGCTACTTCTTTTGCTACCATTTCGATATCTAATGATTGTGATAATCTAGATCTTTTATTGAATACTGTAAGTGTGATATCAAATAGAGTAAATGGTGTATGGTGTATCTCTATTTTAATTTTGGTAGTGTCAATATTTGTTACATTCTTCAGGAATGCTGATGCATTCATATCCATATACATTCTTAAGTATTGAATATAATCTCTATATTCTTTAGATGATCTTACCATACGTTCAATATCATCTATATATTTTTTAAAATCTTTTTCATTAAAAAGATCATAATCTTCAGTATCATAGACAGGAATATCGTTAATGACCATTACATTAGCATTATGAAATTCATCTGTTCTATATTCTACAATTTGATTGTCAGACATATATCGGTTCCTCCTTATTATTTACTGGTATGTAAAAGTAATACTGTTTTCACTTTATAGTAACACATATGTTAGGAGGATAATAAATATGACTGTGCGAGAGAAAATTGATGTGACATGTGAATTATTAAGAAGAAAGATTAATGAATTGGAGTTGGAGATTACTATACCTAGTGTATATAAGAAAGCTAAGCAGAGTAGAGAGCTTCAACTTAAGCAATATAAATCTTGTTTAAAATTTTTAACTAAAGTATCTAATAATGTATTTGCATTAGGTTGTTTAGAATTTTTCTGTGGAGGTAGAAAATAATGAATTATGGTAAAATTAATGGTGTTTGTAATGAGATTGAACCTTTCACAAATAAGTATGCATGTGCTGTTGCTAGAAAATTGAATATTAAAGATTATCGTATTACTATTTATGCAGATCCTGTAGGTAATACGATTTATTTTGAATTGGGATTTGATGATTCTCATGATTATGATACTTCAATGTATATTGACCCTACTGTTGCCGGAGAGATTGCATCTAAGCTTGATGAAATTGCTAAAAGTTGTATTGATGAGCACAATAAAGTTGCAATTGCTGAAGATTCATTAGATATTATGATTGATCGTCTGAAAGATGGTAGTGTAACTAAATGCGAAATTACAGTATTAGATGGATATCATGAAACTGTATTCAATACAATGTTTGGTAAGTTGGTAATTAAGATGGTATTCTATTTTGATATGCCAGTTGATATTAAATCAGAGATACATAATAATGAATGTGAGATATGTATGATATCTACTAAGAGATATCATAAGAAATCTAAAACATATTTTAAATCTCTTATTGAAGAAAGAATTAATACTCTTAAAAAAGATTATGAAGATTTAGATACTGAATTTGTAATTGATCTAGATAAGTATGATGATATTTATAATGCTATGCAGAATATTATGGTTAAAGATGGTTTGATTGAAGTTCCAGATAATGATTAAAGCTAAGATATAAATTTACAAAAAATTGTAAGTAATTTGAATTATTAAGTAAGGAGGATTAATAATGGCTAAAATGGAATATTTTGTAAATGGTATACCTACACCAACTGAACCAATGAATTTAAAATTTGATTGCCCAATTGCTAAAGATATCAATTGTAAATATTATAGGTTTACAATTGATCAGGATCCTATAGATGAAAAGGTATATATAGAGATGGGATTTGAAGATAAATCAGAATTTGATGTGTCTGCTTTTCTTAATCCTAAAGATGCTAAGATATTAGGTGAACGGTTAGTTTGTTTAGCCGATACTTGTATTTCTGATTCTGATGATATTGATGATGGAGATAGAGCTGTATCTAGATTAAAGAAGAGTATAAATGCTAATAAAGTATCTAAAGTAAAAATCAATGTCATTGGTGGATATTCAGATACAGTATTTGATACTAACTTTGGTAAATTAAAATTTACTGTCAAATATTATAACTCTAGCGAGAATATGTATTATCGTATTGATCTTATCAGTAAAGATAGATATCATAAATGTACTGAGAAACAAGTACTTGATAAGATCAATAATAAGTGTAAGAAGTATTCTAATTGTGAGTTTATTATCAATGGTGATGATGAATTGAAAGATGTATTATCTGATATGAGAAATACTATGGTTAAAGATGGTTTGATTGAAGTTCCAGATAATGCTATTGAACCTATGAAACCTAAGGATATAAATTTACAAAAAATTGTAAGTGATTATATTAAAGATAAGAAGAAATAAGATTATTATACTCTATGGATAATCATATCCATAGAGTATTCTATTTGTAATTTACAAATTGTAAAACACTATAGTATTATACTACATCGCGAAGCAATAAGGTTCGTTAGCTCCGCTACTTAAACTGCTGCGCTTACGCGCACCGCTTATGCTTTTTGATTTTTAGTATTTTCAATAACGTATTTCTGCATTTTTCATTATTAGGTTGAAAAATATTTTTGTGTTTATCTTAACAACGTATTTTCGACATTTGGTATAGTTTCGAGTTAATGTTCTTAACCTTCTGCGAAGCACAAGAAGAGGGATTTAAAGGGAGGAACAAAATTCTATGTTCAAAACAATAAAAGGCTATATAAAAAGAATACAATCTATTTTCAATAGAGATAAAAATTATAAATCTAAACCATCAGAGTATGGTACTTGTGAAATTACATATGTAGATGGTATTATCATAGACAATGACTATATTCAATCTAATATAGTAATATCCATTATTCATGATAATGGGACGGATGCTATAATGGATTTGGCATATTTTATTACATTGTGTGCTGAGATCGGATTAAGAGTTATTGATGATCCGGATAGTAAAGGAAATGGGGTTTATGTATTTGGATCTCCATATCAATTTGCTTACTTAATTATCAGATATGAAGAGGCTAAATCTAATAATCATGTATTCTCACTAGTGTACAATTTATGCAAAGAGATTGAAGCTATTGCATATGTACTAGAAAGGTGTAAATCTGAAGATGGATTTGTTGATGTAGATTACTATCCATACTTGCAAGATAATGTACAATTTTCATCATCTAAACCAGTATGGGTTATGGATTCAAATAAAGAAGGAGAAATGATAGATGATCTGATTAAAGTATATTTATACGATGTAGATCAGGATCAACTGTACTCCTATTATTTGAGTGATTTGAAGTTTATCACCACTTTACAGGACGATTACCTGTTCATCATAGATATGATTAAAAAATATGGTAAAGATTTCACCTCAAACTTTAACTTAAAGAACGGTAAAAATATAATTACCGATAACTTATTAATAACAAATACAGACAATGACTCGTACTATGAAGATATAGACGAGATTATTGAATAAAATTCTAAAACAAAGGAGAACAAACACATGTCTAACGCTAAACAGAAATTTAAAGAGAATGGAAAAAACATGGAAGCTTATGAAGGATATCTTAACGACACAGAGGCAGCTTCAAAACCAAGAAACCAGCAGAGAAAATTCAATAACAACAAAAGACCAACTAAGATGAAACCGGTTACATATACACTGGTAGCTGAAGATAGTGAAGAGATCGCAGAATCACCACTGTCACGCATGATTAACACATTATGTGATGTGTCAGGCGACATTAAACAGTTCATCGACAATACAACAGAGAATTACGAAAATCTCGACATTACAAATTTTGATGATATGGTGTTTGGATTCCTTTGCCAGTTTACAGATCATCATGCACCGCAACTGGAGAAAAAGATCAATATCCACTCTTCAATCAATGTTACCTCAAACAAAGTACACATTCGCATTGAAGGCGGAATTGGATTTGGCATCGAAGCAAGATATACAATCGTTAACCGCAAAGCTACAATTACATCTATCATCGGTTCAGTGACTCTGTACGAGCCAAATGATGCAATTGTTGAATCTCTTGAAGAACGTGGATTTGAGCAGGTAATTCGTCAGTCTAGACGATAACAATTAGGAGTGTACTCTCACGAGTACACTCCTTCCTTTTATTCTATCAGATTATCTTTCCATTTGATACCTGCCATATCTTTTACTTTTCTTGATAATTCTATTAATCCCTTATTAATTCCAGCAGTAATCAATTCTGATGTAACCATTCGAGCATTAATAGAACCAATACTAAGTAATGAATGAATCATTTCATTTGGTCTATATTGACTGTAAGGTTCTAGTCCTTTAGGGAAGATATCTTTACATACTCCCTTAACTGCAGTACCATAAATCAATTTACAGCCTACTGAGAATTTATCATGATACTTAAGATAGATTCTAATAACTACACTATCCTGAGCCTTCTTCAACCTACCAATTGCAGGCATAGTCTCAGTATCAGGAAGTGTTTTATTCTCATCCTCAATACCATACTTCTTCATGATCTTCTTTCTAGCGTTAATATCACCTTCATATTTCTTTACGATTGTTTTTAATGATGGTGATAATTCTGATATATCTACTGTACGTTCGATAATAATATCCTGTACAACTCCAGTTACTTTAGATTTAATAGGAATACGTCCTAAATCTGTAACCTCATCCTCATCTCCAGATAAGTTACGAAGCAATACATTGACATCTTCATCATCATATGAGTTTTGAAGAATCATTAAAGTATCTCCTTCTGTAATTTTCTGACCTTTCTTTACCAGATCATATACAGAAGCTTCTTTAGGGATTGTTTTCTCTATTTCAAGAACAATATCAGATGCCATTTGTTCTGATAATGTATCAGATACAATAGCCGAATCTTCATAACCTTCATCTGTATTTAAAATAGCAAACTTAGCTAAAGTTCCAATATTGTAAGCAATATTGTCATCTGCTCCAACATTGTTGCTGAAAGATTCTCTATCGTATGCAAGGATATCACCTTTCTTAAACTTTTTACCCACTTTAAGATCAGTATCAAGCTTAAGAGTTACATAGAATCCTGAACTTGAGTTCTTTTGAACTTCTTCTTTCAGATTGATATATTCATACTGAGTTTTCTTTCCACTCGTATAATCTACGATTTCACGATTATATTTGATAATCATATAATCATCTGTAAGTTCTACAACTTCACCTGCCTCTTTTGATTTATAAGCAAATGTATTTGAGATAAGATGAGGCAAAGCTTCATCTGCACCACTGGTAATAAGTAATGGATCAGAATGATCACATCTCATACCATGTTTCTGTGTTTGAATAAATCCCATTGCAAGTCGCATTGGATCATCTCGTGTAGAACTATAAGGGCACAATGCTTCTGTCATGCATAATGTCTTAACTGAGTTGATTTCATCTTTTTGAGTATTCGGATCATTGTAGATATATCCACGAGCACCATCAATATTCGCATCGATAGTTGCTTGTCTAGAGATACCTACGTTACCAGCGAATCCTGTTGAAGCTGATAATACACCCATCATAGATTCATCGAATGAACGTTTATCGAGAGAATAAGCTCTATCACTATTCATTCCAGACGGTCCTTTAGGTGTTACTGTATAATAAGCTTCATATTCCCCCAATGCATTTAAGATAGATTGATCATCTGTAGTATTACCTACGAGTAATCTATCAATTACTGCAGATTGTTTTACAGAGAATCCTACTGCCCTACCATGCTTTAATCCTGTACTATAAGCACCATATGCTTTAGATAAAACTTCATATAAGTATGAAGCTACCTGTTCAGTTCTTCTTAAACGTCTAGTTGATCTAATATCACCATGCTTTACAAACTTATTATCTGATAATAAGAAGTTTGAATAAAGTAATACAGATACATAGTCGGTTGGAAGCTTGTAGTGCTGTAATGTTTCTTTAGTGATAGGATCTATCATACAGTCCTGGAAGTTATCCAAACCATCCGCTTTAATCCTACCACCAAACATATCTAAGAAATCAAGATACATTAATCTTGTATTAATATCTCCTAATGAATAATCTTCAGTATTACACTGTTTAAGACCATTCATGAGAAGACAAGATGCATAGTTAAGATCATAAGTAAGATATCCATCTTTAAATCTGATGATGTCTTGAGTACTATAATCGATTTTTGGTCTTTTCTCTGATAAATTATATTTGAACTTAGCTAATTTCATTGTACGTTCAAGACCTACTGCTAATCCGCAAATAACTACTAATGGAATATTAGTTCCAAGGATACTTGCTCTACTGTATGTATAACGAACCGAAGTAGCTGCATTATTAAAGTCTTCGATAAATACATCCCGTTCATTAGTATTAGCTAATGAAGTTTCGATCATGGTAAATAACCAATGAGAGAAGAACATAGGTTCATTTGGATTTGGTTTATAATAGATAGGATTCTTACTCTTCTTATCATATCCAAAGCACATACCATTCTTATCATCTACTTTTAATTTGGATCTAATCTCATCTTGGTTAAACATGAATACATATTGAGGGGTTTCGATTTTAGAGAAGTTAGCTGCTAAGTCTATATAGTCGATAGGTAATTCATATTTAGCACAAACTCGAGTATTATCTCCAGTAGATACTTTGATATGCTTATATTCTTTCTTGGTTAAAGTTTTCAGTAATTTATCTGAAATCGGATTTGATTTTCCAGATGTAGTACCGAATCGTCTAACAAAGATTTTATTGTAACAAGATACAATCTGCACAGCATTATCCTCGGTTTTGATAATAGGCATTAAGAATAACTGAATAGGAATATTCTTTCTATTACCTCTCAATATCATATACTTATTATCAACAAATTTAGGGATGTCTAGTTTAATAGTGAAACGTTCACCTCTAGCAGATTCATATCTGCAAGTGTAAGTCTCGATCAGGTCATCACTTGTTGATGTATCTTCTTTATTAATATCTCTTACTGCTAACGGGTTTGAATGATCCCAGAAACATGAGAACATACGGACAATATCATCGTCAAGATTATATGAATCAAGATTAGCAGCAAACTGTAAGTTTTTCCACTCTGGGTTGACCGAATCGATATTGAGTTTTACAGGTTCTACTTTAATATCGTTTGATTCATCTGTATTTACAATATCTCTAATAGTTCTACCCTCAAATTCAGAATCCATAAAATCATTCTGAAGTTTAAGCATACGGGATGCTCTAGCTCCACTGATATTAGATCCGCCGTTATCAGGATTAGAAGATAAATCTGATACAATCTTTCTGAATCTCTCAGCATCTTCAGGATTATTGTCGATACTATCTAATGTATCATCGATATTAGTTTTATTTTTAGAAGCCTTGTCAATATTTTTGACTAATTCTTTCTTTAACTCTTCTTGTCGTTTCTCTTCAGTGTTGTCCTGCTGTTTTGTATCGACCTCTTTCTCTACATTCTTAACTGTAGTTTTCTTTGGTTCTTTTGCAGGTTCATCCTCTACGCTAATATCATCGATCTTGATCTTTCTATGTGCTTCAATATTATCTACTACTGCCATTTTAATTGCTCTAGCAGAAGATGTTTGTTCTCCACCAGCATTTGCTTCTGGATCAACAACCATCTTATTTTGAGCAATATGTCTGATATTACGTAAAAAGATATCTGGTTTGATTTCAGCTTTAGAGAAATTAATTTTCATAAAAGAAGATTTTCCTAAGAATAATACTTCTCTATCTCCAAATACAGATTTAATATCAGGTTTATTTCCTTTCAGCATCCAGTAGATACATGAAATAGGGGTAGTGTATTTTCCTACTAAATGAATAGATGCAAGATCCTGACCTTTAGTCCATTCCATTACTGGAATAATCACTGTTTGAGTATTATATCCAGCTGATTTAATTCTAGGATCATTAATCAAACGACTAATCATGTCAGTATAGATTGTAGCTGCTTTAACTTTCTTGAAGTTAGAATTTGCAACGAATGATCTGTTATAGCTTGTAAGATCAATATACAGATTGAGAGTTCTGTATAGATCCAGATTATTGTAGGTATATTTTATATCTGAGTATTTACCTTTGATTTTTTCGTATACTGCTTTGAGATCTTTGATAGATTTAAGCCTATCATTATATAAGATTTTTCTCAAAGCTGCGTTATACTTCTTATCCTCAAGCAATACACCCATCTCATTCGAGATTTGTAATGACTCTCCAAAGATAAGAGGATTAATCTCTTTTTGAATATCTTTAGATAATAATGATACCATATCACCTACGGTAACTCCAAGCCGATCCATACCATTATAGCCTTTAATAATATTCTTAATGTATTCTCTTTCACTATTTTCTTTTACATAGTTATCTAGAGATTTACAAACAACTCCAAGATTGAAGTTAAATGGCCAATCTGATTTATTGTATTTAGCGGCAACTCCAGATTCTCTCAGTGCACATGCCATACAAAGCCAATCGTTGATACTTGGGTTCACTTGATAAAATAACCACATTAAGAAATTGAATCTGCAATAATGAGCATATTGTCCAAAATCTTTTTCAATTTTCTTATTATTTGGAGAGAGATGAATAGTATCTCTATCTGTAGTATCTCCACTACGATCAACTACAACTTCGCAATCTTTAAGCTTCTTGATATCAATTCTGTAATAATCACAGATCTTTTCAATCCATTTCTTAGATAATGCTTTCTTTGCATCTCCTACGAAATGATCATATCCTGAATAATGTATTTTAAATTCATTTGGTTCATATAAACTGACTTTTTCTGTAATATACTCACCTTCAAATGGTTCAGCTGCACCTTCTTGGTTGATGTAATATAATACAGCACGTTCAGTATAATACCCATTATAATATCTTCCAACGAGCAGTGAATGATGAAGTATATCTTCCACACCTTTCTCACTAGGAGACAACAGAAAAGCTGCACACGTACGACGTTTATCCTTTTCATTTATTGGCAAAAGAACTGTTCTTCTATACAGTTTATAGTCCTTTAACTCATCTAAGAAAAACATAAATAAACATCCTCCTTTCTTAAATTAATATACTGTTTCGACTTTAAAAAGCCCTATTCTGGTTCAATTATACACGTACGCTAACTTCTTATTAAAGGGGTGATACAATGGCAAAAAATAAAGAAGAGGCAAAAAAAGATTTTCTTGCTATGCTCAAAGATGCAGATAAAAATCAATTGGCTGAATTTATCAGACAAAAAGGAAGAGAACCTAAGATGACTAAGCCTTTTATATGCCTGCATCATCAATAAATAAACCAATAACAAACAAATTAAAAAAAAACTATAGGAGGAAACTAATTATGGCAAAAGTATCTGAATTGCTTTCTGACATTCAGAAAAATCACAAACAGGTATCATCATCTCAGAAAGATGAAGTTGCTGTAATGCAGGCAATGCTTAACGATACTTCCTATGAGGTTGGAGTTTATTCAACCAAAGGAAAGATCGACACTTACAATCCTGCTGAAGATTTCAAATCAATGCAGTCAAACATCATTGCAGCTACAACAAAAATCTCTAAAGATGAAGCTAAAACTCTTGTTGCAGATTATCAGGCAACAAAGAGCGATGCCACTACAATGGTAGGCATTTCGAAAGAGTTTGTTAACACTTATCTTGAAAGCGGACGCAAACTCACTCTTGGCGGAAGAGAAAAATCGAACTATGCTTTATCAGCAAAAGATGTAGATCAGGCGGAAAAAACGTATCAGAAGAGGGTTGTCGATGAGAAAGGAAATATCTCATGGGAGGCAGGAAAGAAGATCATTCCAGCACATAAAGGACTGAAAGCGAGATCTTCATGCCCACCTTGGGTTAAATAGAAAAAATAAAAATAAAATATACAATACATTCACGGTCATATTTTATCCACTACACCATAGCGGTGTAGTGGACTTTTTATTGCTGAGTATGATGTCTAAGAGAATAAATAATTATACACACATACGTTTTACATATTTTAACAAAGGAGTTGCTAATGGGTTTAGCAATATACTTTATCATACTCACTATTATTATATACAATTATTTTTCTTATTACTACCAGAAATGGTAAATCCGGAACATCTCTATAATTCTAAAGAAAGGAGAACTGTACTATGGCTAGTGCTGCTAAATATCTTTCTAATGTTGCTAAATCAGTTAAGTATGCATCCATTGATGTTTTGAAGAGTTACAACCCTGTAGTTGTAGATGCTATCGAAACTAATGAAGATGTATCTAAAGCTGTATATTCTGGCATTAAGAATTATAGACAGATTTATTCAAAAACTAAAACAGCAATTGCTAAATCAGAGATCGGTGAATTAGCTGGTGAATTAAAGCACAATCTTCTTGCTGATTTGAAGAGTGGAAAATTCTACAACAAAGAACGTGAAGAACGTGCTATGAATGATGCCGTTATGGGTGCTGATCTTGGATTTGATGATGCGGATTTTGGCTTTGGTGGAGATGATGATCTCGGATTCGGTAGTGACGATGATATGGGATTTGATGATAATGTTTCTATCTCCGATACACTTGATAGTGTAGGAGAAAGAGCATCAAATGCAATCAATAATGTATCTGTAAGATCTGCTGAATATCAGGTAGAAGCCAACAGACAATCTACAAATAAACTTATGGGTCATCTTACAGTATTAAGTAGCCAGTTGCATGGAGACTTAGCTGCTATTAACAGCAACGTTGCAAATGTAATGGATTTTAATGCTAATGCTCTGGCAACTCATATGGAAAATTCTAAAACGTTCTACGAAACGCAACAACGTCAGATGGATGAACAGACTGAAATCTTGAGAGAGATTCTTGAGAATCAGAAAAAGATATCTGGAGTTGGGAATGGTAGAGGCGGATATTCTTCTAGTGATAAAGTTACTGTTCAGGATATCTTCTCTAGCGAGGGTGCTTTAGATTTAAAAGCATATATGAAGTATGCTAAACAGAACGCTACCGATTCGGGTTCTGAGATTGGCGATATCATTGACATGATCAAAGAGCTTAATCTTGGGAAAGCATTAGTTGCAAATCCTGTTGGTATGCTTACCACTGGTGCCATTAAATCTTTCTTACCAAAAGCTTTGAAAAGTGCATTCCAAGAGATGAATGATACTATTGCGGGTTCATTCTCCACTGCATTACTTAACCTTACAAAAGCTAAAGATAGCGATAATAGTATCATGAGCTTTTTAGGTAATATATTTGGTCTTGATCTGAGTCCTAAAAAAAGTTTTAGCACCTCAGGCTACGAAAAAGGGCCAGTTCCGTGGACTGGAAAAGACCACAAGGCATTGACAGATGTTATCCCTACACTCTTAGGGAAAATCTATTCTAGCGTCTCTGGTACGCCGGATTTGATTTACGACTATGATAATGGAAAATTTACACCTCGCCATGAAGCCGCAAGACAGTATAGAAATTCTAGAGATAGATATGTTGTACAGGCAAATGATTCTATCTTAGAGAGCTTAGATAATCAAATTCAGAAAGTTGAATTTGCTAATTCTAAAGAGAAACAACAATTTCTTGATGATCTCAAAAAAGTAATGAAATACAATTTCGAGCACATGGAGAAGTTTAATCCGAACGATAAAAGTTTAAGTGCTAAAACATATGGAATTGAAGGACCTAATGCAGATAAAACTATGGAGCTTATCCGCGCCATGTATGCAAAAGTTCCTAAATCTAAACAGTTGCGAAATCAAAATGATTTGATTGATGCAGTAAATAATTTGAATTCTTGGATGAAGAGTATTGAAGAAACTGCAGACTCTCCATTCCTTAAAATGAATGACGATTTTGAACAGACTGTTGCTAACGCTGGTGGAAGAAAAGAAACTTCTTTTAATAAGATTGGCAAGAATTCGGATACTGCCACTGAATATCTTAAGAAGCAAGTTGAAATTAGCACTAGCCAAACTGCACTTCTTACTTCTATAATTGAAGAGATTCAGAACAATGGAGCTATTTCTATTGATAATACCATTAGTAATATTAATAGTATGCGCAACGTTGGATGGGTATTATCTTCTAATAAGAAAACATATGATAGATTATTAGAGATCAAAAATGGTGTAACAAGCTCTAATGCAGGTGTTACAACAACAGTATCTGATTATGGTATTGGAGATTCTAGAAAAGGTTCTTTCCTTACTAAACTTAAAGCCGATAGAGAGAGGCATAAAAAGCAAGAACAGACAAAAGCTAAAGCTAGAGATTATATTGCAGCTCGTAAACTCGTTAAAGATAAAGAGCGAAAACGTAAGGCTGAACAATATGCTCAAGACGATGGAAACACAACTTCATCTGCAGGATTAGGATATTCCGATGGAACAACAAAAACTATGAAGTTTGGTGAAGAAATCAATCTTGATAGTCCTGAAGATGAAGAAAAGAATGATTTTATTGAGAGAGCTAAGAAATCAGATAAAGCTTCTCATAAGCTGAAAACACTAATCACTGGTGGCGGTGTTGAACTTGCTAGACTGCCGTTGAATGCAGCTGCAGCTTTAATCAGAAAAGCTGATGATAGATTATATAATTTATTCTTTAAGTCAGAAAAGAACGATGACAAAAAGAGTATCTCCGAAAGACTTACAGATGGTTTTGATGATTTCTTTGATACTATTAAAGAACGTGCTATAGATAAACTTGATGATATTAAAGATAAACTTACTGGCGACGACTTTAAGGATAAAATCTTTAATACCATTGATAAAATCTTTAGTATCGATTCTAGAGATGTTTTAGGAAAGTTTAAAGAAGCTTTCTTTGGAGATAAGAACAAAGGTCTTTTTGAAGGAGTGAAAGATTTATTTGTTGATGGCGTAAAGGACATGTGGAAAGACACAAAAGAGTTCTGGAAACCTACAACAGATACAATTACTGGAGTTAAGACCGAAGCTGGAAAAGCGAAAGATAAAGCGCGAAAAGCATCTAATGCAATGAAAGACATGGTTCGCCATGGAGTTAAGAAAGATAAAGATCTTAACAAAGATGGAACTGGAGAACGTAAAGCTGCATTTGGAGCTTTTAGTGGAATTCGCGAAGAAGATAGAAAGAAAAAAGAGGAAGAAAAAAAGAAGAATAGAACAGATAAAGCCGCATCTGGTATTGACCGTGTAACTAAGACTGGTGTTGTTGCTGTTTCTAAAGGTGAGTTGATTCTTCCTCCAGATATGAATCCGTTCAATATCAAGAAACGTGAGAAGAACGAAGATAAACAGATTAAAAGATTTAAGAAAAACTATAAAGATATCGATATCGGAATCCCTAAATTTGCTGAGGGTGGAACTGTAGGAGGAAAATCTCCAAAGGGTCATAGCAGTATGATTCTTAGAAGAATTTTTGGAACAGATGATGTTACTCAAATTGATTGGGATACTGCATATGACAGGATAGCTGAAGTTGTACCTGACCCTGAAGCTAGAGAAAAAGTTTTAGGTATTGTACTCAATATAGCAAATAAAACTAGAAAAGCTAATAAAACTACTAGAGAAGACTATGTAAAAGGTAAAGAGAATATCTTTACACAGATGGGTGATGAAGCTGTTAAACTTGCCAAAGGTGTAAAAGAATCTGACTTTATCAAAGATATGACTAAAAAATATAAACTTGGCGGAAAATCTAAACAAGCTGGAGATATCATTACGGATACAGCTAATAACATTAGTGATTATATGCCAAGTATGGCTAAAGGTGGAATAGCTGGAGCATTTATGTCGTTATTCCTTCCTGTTATCGGATTGCCATTAGGAACAGCATTAGGTGCGAGTGTTGGCCTTGCAAGCAAGAGTTCAGCAATCCAAGATATGTTGTTTGGTAAGAAGATTATTGATAAAGATGGTAATGAAACTAGAGATGATAGTGGTATCTTAAATAAAGACTTATCTAAGAAGATCGAAAAATACTTCCCAAATATGTCTAAAGGTGCTATCGCTGGTGCAATTACTTCTATACTTCCATTCGTTCCAGGTGGACCTGTAACTGGTGTTATCTTAGGATCAGCTATCGGATTTGCTAGAACCAATGAAAATGCTAAGAACGCTTTATTTGGTGAAGGAAAATTCTTAAATAAAGCTGCTAATTATATTAAACCTAAGCTTGGAAAGATGGGCTTAGGAGCATTAGCTACCACTGTTATTGGTGGACCATTTGGATTTGTTGGAAATGCTATGTTAGGTGCAGGTTTAGGATTTGCATCTGATACTAACAAATTTAAAGACATACTTTTTGGACCTGCAGATGAGGCTGGAAAACGTCATGGTGGATTAGTAGGATTCTTCCAAGACGCATTAGAAGTTCCATTGAATGGTATTAAAAACGAAGTTCACAAAACGATTGAATGGTTTGATAATACGTTTGTTAAGCGTGCAGGAGAATGGTTTGATACCATCACACAGTCTATTGAAAACGTATTTATTTCCATTAAAGATACTATTACGGATCATATTAAAACTAAAATTTTAACTCCTATCCACAAATGGATGAGAGAGAAAATAATGAAACCATTCCAGAAAGGTTTAGGATTTATTGGAAAACTTGGAATGGGTATCGTTAGAAATACTATAGGTGCACCGTTTGAATTACTTGATAGAGGCATGACCAAATTGCGGGAAGGCCAATTGAGTAAAATCGGAAAAGCCGACAGAATGAGTGCAGCAGAACGTGCTGCTAAACGTGAACAGCTTATAGCTAAAAATAATAAGCGTGGTCAAGTTAGGGATGCTATTGGTGATTTCATCGGTTACGATATCTTTGGAATCAAAAAGCAACGTGCAGAATATGCAAATAAGATTCGAAATTCAGAATCAGCAAAAGCAGATACTGCATTAAATAAAATGACTACAGATGAGCTTGAAAAGATTGTTGCTAAACAGAAGAAAATCGATCCTAGAGCACTTAAGAATCAAAATATGAGTGCTGAAGATTTTCAACATGCACAGATGGCTCATTCTGGTCTCGATAAGATAATTACGAGTAATGTGAATGCTGGACGAATTCCAGTAGAATATGCATTACGATTACGTAAAGCTATTAAAGCTAATGACTATGAGGGTATAAGAAATATCCTTAATGAAGACGGAGCATATGTAGGTCAATATAAGAATGATCTTCTTAAATCCGTTGATGATGCTACAGAAAAAGCTACCACCTTTAAAGAGAGATGGGATAATAGTATTAAAAGAAATGCTGAACTTGAGAAAGAAACTGGCATAGCTGGTATCGGAAGCCGTAGAGCACAAGCATCTTTTGAGAAAGAATTATTCCGTCGTAAGGAAGCAGCGGCTAGAGGAGAACAGACTGAACCTGAAGCTGAAAATACAGCAGAAGTTATTCAGGATCTAGACTTCAATAAGAAACATGATGAAGTTATAAATCATCTTAAATCGATGGAAAATGCTTTATTGCACATTGCATTCCCAGATCAATTTGAAAATGAATCTGCGAAAGCTAGAGGTAAGAGAGCATCATCTAAATCTGGAGAAACTTTATATGTAGATCCATCAGGTGTAGCGAGAACTAAAGCTCAGGATGAAGAGTATAAAAAACTTCATGAAGAACGAGCCAAACACGCTATAACTGTCGATATGAATGGTGAGGCTCAAGTCCCACCAGAGATGGATGTTAGACCTGGAAATGTTCGTGGCGACTCTACTGTTAACGTAACTATGAGTATAGAAGATATGGTTAACAATGGATACGCCAGTGAAGCTAAGGATATGGTTAAAAATAGTGGATTCTTTGGAAAAGCTAAGAATAAGATTCTCAATACGATTTCTAAGCTTAATAAAAAATCTAAAGAACCTACAACGCAAATTACTGCGTTAGGACCAATTAAAACTAGAATAGACAATAATGGAAATGAAATTCCTGATGAGAGAGATTCAGAAACAAAGCTTACATTACGTAAACAAGCTGAGAACGACAATACTCAAAAAGGAATTCTTTCTAAGATTACAGATCTGACTTCTCACTTTAAGTTATTTACTGGAGGGGAGAAAGAGGATAAGAAGAAACCTAGTCTGCTAAGTAAGATTCTTAAAGGCGCACTTATGGTAGGAGGATTAGTTCCTAAAGTTGCTGCCGGAATTGGTGCTTTAGCAGTTGCTGGTATTCAGGTTAATACTAAAAAGAGAAACTCTAAGGGAGAGGTTTTAAGAGATGCGAACGGAAATCCTATAATGGAAAAGAAACCTCTTATCCAAGCCTTAGTAGAAGCTGGACAGCGTATATGGATGGGTGATGATCTTACTGGTAAGAAGAATGGAATATACTTCCATATCAAGAATATCGTAAGAGATAAGATATTACCTGCAGCTGGATCAGCATTAGACTATATTTTGAAAATGTTGCCAAAAGCTATTGAGAGCGGTACAGGCTTTATTACTAAATACTTACCGAGTGTTGTAGAATCCTTTACAGCAACTCTTGTTAAAAACCTTTGGCCTATTTTGAAGAGTTTCGGAAAGGGTATTATCAAAGGAATTGTTCACAGTAAAGACGACGCAATGGATTCATCTGAAATAGATAGTCAAGTTGGTAAACTGAGAGATTCTAATCTTACTCTTGGAAATAATGCTTCTTCAAATACAAGTACATCTGGAGATAAACTTACAAAAGCTATGCAAAGTTCTTTTGATAGTGGAAATACTGTAAGTGTATCTACAGGAAATGCTACAGGAAGTAGTACTACTTCTTCTAATAAGAATAATACAATAACCAGTTCAAATTCTGGATCATCAAGTACTTCAAGTAGTGGTGTATCTACAGGAAATGCAACTGGAGCTAAACCTATAAAATCTAATAATAAGGACGTTAAGAAGTCCAAAGCATATAAAAATGCATCTAAACAAACTCAGAAAGAAGCTCTTAATCAGTTATCTGGTATTTGGGATCAAAAACTCAATACTGGGCAGGCTGTAAGTGATCTTCTTAACGACGATAAAACTATAATAGCTGATATCGATACAGGTAATGGTCAAAGCTATGGTATAACTGGTGCTGATTTATTACACTACCCAGAACTTGCACAACAAGTACTTGGAATTAATATATCATCACTTACCAATAAACAGCGCAACGCCAATACCAAAGCAAGTGGAGAGGCTCCAGACAGAGGGCATGAAACTAGAAATTTTGTTCTTAGAAATGGTAAGAGAGTTGGTCTTGCTATTGCTAGTGGCGGAAAGAACCTAGTTCTTGCTCGTGGAGCTGGAAATGTTGTTGGTGGAGCAACTTATGCTGCAGGAAAAGTTATATCACATATACCTATACCTGGAGCTAAAGGCTTAGGTGGACTCACCAAAGCTCTCGGAAAAGGCATTAAAGCTACAGGATATGGTTGGTCTAAAGTTGGAGATATTACAAAAGATATAGCAAACGGAAAGGGCGTCGGACAAGCATTTGCAGATGCTGGTAAAGATGCCTGGGAATATGCTAGTGGAAAGAATAAAAAGTCTTTCGTTCAAAAAGCTAAAGATGTGGCTGGCAAAGCTAAAAATGCCGCATCTAAAGTTAAAGATAAGTTTAGTGGCGTTAAAAATGCAACTGGCACAGCAGAAGCTGCGGCAAATCAAAATAAAGTATTGGGACTTGTAGATAAAGCATCAGATAAGGCTGCCAATGTTGTTGAGCATTTTGGACCTGAATCTGTTGATATTATCGATGATCTTGGTAATGATATTTTACGAGCAGGAAAAGCTGTAGATACTGCAGAAGATGTTGCATCTGGAGCATCAACTGCATTAAGTACAGTAGGTAGCTCTAAATTCGTTCAATTAGCAGCTAAGACTGAGAGAGCCGCAGCTAAAGGTGGAAAGCTCGCAGGAAAAGCTGCTGGATTAGTAAATAAATTTAAAACATTATTATCTAAATTCTTATCTGGCAAAACATTCTTAAGCAAGTTAACTGGTGTACTTCAGAAATTTGCTGACAAGGATAAGATTGCTGGTGAAGTTGTACAAAAAGCTATAACTAAAGTTACAAAAAAGCTTACGAAAAGATTCAGTAAAGGAATTTTAGGAGTAGGCGCCAAAGCAATATCGAAAATTGCTACTAAGTATGCATCGTTCTTTGGAAGTGTTGGATTCTCAACAGCAGCTTTTGCGACTATCGATTTCATACGTGGTTTTAAAAATGCTGATGTGACTTTTAAAGTTAAGAAACCTACAGCAATAGAAAGATTCATGAGTGGGTTTATAAATGTATTAGGAAGTACATTCTGCCTAAATATATTTGTTCCTAATGATGAATTAGCAGATACTGTTATTGGCTTCTTAGAAGATTGCCATGTTGATATGAGTGATCTTAGAACTAGACAAGAAAAATTAGAAGCTGAAGTTAAGAAATACAATACAAAAAATGATGTAAATCTTAGCGAAGAAGAATACCTTAACAAAGATAAATTAAGCACAAAAATCAAAAATAAGTTTAATGAAATTTGGGATGGTATTACAGGTAAAGATAAAAAGAAAAAGAAAGATGATAAGAAATCTTCTAAGAAAGGTAAAGGCAAGAAGAAGAAAGATAAGAACAACGATCTTATCTATACTACAGCAGGAGATGCATCATCAGAACAAACTACAACAGATACAGACTATAGTTATACTGGCATGAATATGAATGTTACAGGTACTGACTATAGTGAGTATACTGAAGATACAGATTACACGGCAGAGCAGACAGATGCAGTTAACAATGCTAATGTAACTGGAACTAATAGAACTGATTATACTAATAACAATGCAGCCTATGAAGCGACAAGCGGAACTGGAAGTGTTATTAGCCAATCAAATCAACAAGCAATTCAAGATACATATGCTGAGGTTAATCAGAGTATTCCTGATATGATCACTACGTTGAAATCAAACTTAGCATCATACTTTGGATTGGAAGGATCTGATCTGTCTAGAACTTCTAAAGTTGGGCAGAATAAGTTTAAAGGAAAAGGTCCTACAGCTATATTTAATAACTTGACTAAGATGTGGAAGATGACCAACAGCTTAACCCATCCTATGATGAATTTACTTCCTAAGGCTATGTCTTCAGGAATGAAGAGTTTATCTAGATTTATGGCTATTAGCTTAGGTATGGCATCTCCAGATGATCAAAATATTGACTTCACGAAGATAATCAATGACCAAGGATACTTGAATACACGAGCTAAACGTATTTCAGAATCCTCAATTTTCTATGAGTTATTTGGTGGAGTATCTGGAAATAACAGTAATGATTCTTCTAAGCAGGAAAAATCTGCAGACAAGAAGAATTCATCATCTAAATCTACCAAAAAATCTCCTATCAAATCTGCATTCAAGAAGATTGCTAAATTCTTCACTGGATCTGGTTCAGGCATGGAAGATGATGATAGCGAAAATGTAGATGAAAGTAAATTTGATCCGTCTTCAGAATACTTTGTATCTCAGAAGTATGGACGATATGCAAACACACCGTTCAGCGTGACGGGTGATAGTACTAGAACAACAGTAGCTGATGCTGGATGTGCTCCTGCAGTTGCATCTATGGCAGTAAACTCTACTGGTCTTAGCAAACCACTCGACATGAGTGATGCTATCAAAGACGCTATAAAATATAAGAAACCTAACCAAGGAGTTAGTGCTGATTACTTCATCGATGAATTTAAGAAGCACAATATCGACTCCGCATTCATGACTTCATCTAATAATAACTACGAAAATACTGTAAAGGGAAGACTGAAAGATCAGAAACCTGTTATTCTTATGGGTGTAGATCCTACGAATACAAGTAAGAAAGATTCTCCGTTTGGACCTGAAAGTCACTATGTAGTAGCTACTAAGATGGATAATGATGGCAATATCTATATCAATGACCCTGAAGCTAGAAAACCTAATACGAAATATGACTTTAAGAAAGTTATCAAGAGTACGAAACTTGGAATTCTTCCTTCTATGAAGAGTGGAAACAGACAAGGATCAAGCTTGTTAGTTGATAAACTTAAGAAAGCCTTAGGTAAGTATAATGCTAAGGGTAAATATGGACCGGATACTGTGCAATATAAAGTATGGAATGCAGTTAGAGCTGCAGGGTATAGTGAAATTGCAACAGCCGCTCTTATGGGAAATATTCAACATGAATCTGCATTCAACTGTGGAACCAAACAGGTTGGCGGAGGTGGATATGGACTTATCCAATGGGATGGTGATAGAAAACCTGCTATGATCGCTTATTGTAAGTCTAAAGGGAAACCTTCCAACGACCCACAATGTCAGATAGAATATCTTCTTAAAGAACTCGGAGATAAGAGTATGTGGATGAAAGCAAATTCTGCATATAATATGGGTTCATTAACTAGAGATGATTGGGTAAATAGTAAGAATATCGAAACTTCAACAAAAGCATTTATGTGCTGTTTCGAAAGACCTGCGTACTCATCATCAGTAAACCATATCGATAGGCGTATCAAATCAGCTAAAGAGTACTATCAAGAATTTACCGGAACAGCTATAGATAGTGATATCTCTTCCGGTGGAGATGGTACAAAGAGCGAGGAGAAACAAACTATTATCGATCAGCTTATATCTAAATTTACAGAAGTTTCCGCTGCATACGGATTAACTACATCTGATAACTCATCTTCTAGTGATTCTGGAAGTGGCGGAGATGGTGAAACTGGAGATACTAAAGGAATTAGTGGTAATACAGTAAAAGATAAAAAACTTGCTAAAAAACAAAAGGGCTTAGTTGCTAAGATGAAATCTGTGGAAGGTAAGTTAAAGTATTGCCAAGATAATGCTAAATATCCTGGATCTAGAAACCCTGATACCGGTGGTGGCGATTGCTCGTCAACAGTTCAGTGGGCATATCAAAATGTACTTGGTGTTGATCCTGGCGTAAATACTTGTGCTCAGGAGGCTGACTCCGATACATATACTGCTGCGACATCTACATCCGATGAGAAGAAACTTCAACTTGGAGATTTACTTCTTAAGAATGGACATGTTGAAATGTATGCCGGTAACGGCAAAATGATTGGCCATGGTGGAGGGAAAGATGGAAAGACCAAAGGCCCTACAACTAAGACCTTAGGTAAAACACCACCGTTTAATATTGTACGTAGATGGGTAGGATTCAAAGGTAAAGGATCTGGATTGGATGATAACACTCAAGATGTATCTTGGGCTGGATCTGATTCTGGATACACAGAGAATACACCTGTCAAGACATATAAGACACAACCTATAGAAAATAATAATACTAGAACTGTAGTACAGACAACCAATAATCAAATCAGTGCAAGTAAGAAATCTGATGATTCTAATGCTAAACTTCTTGAGTTATTAATTAAATTATTAGCTCAGGTAGTTGACAATACTGGATCTATCAAACAGATTGCAACTTTATTGGTTCAGATTGTTGAGATGAAATCTGATAATTCAAATACTACAAATAAAGAAATAAACGAGGTTAAGAGAGATTTAGTTAAAACTAAAGCTAGTCTTACGAGTATGATGACTGACATTGCTCAGAGCCAAAGTAACCAGACCTTAGAGGACCTGATTCGTAGCGTTGAGGCAATAGCAGCACAATAGAAATTTGGTTGAAGTGGTTTTATGCCACTTCAACCATTTATTAATTTATATTTGAAAGGAGATAAGTTGGTTATGGGAAAAGCTATAGCTGTAAATGTGATGGTTAATTTTAAGAAAACTACAACTTATCGTAAAGGTCCATCAACATCATCTGCCCCTAGGGGGCAATTAGTTCCAGGTACATATTATCCTGCTACCAAAAAACAAAATGGTATGTATTATATACCGCAAGTAGATGGTTGGGTAAGTGAAAAACTTATACATAATATAAAAGATAACACCACTGGATCGACTAAACCAGTATCAAAAGAAACAGTAAAAGCTCAAGAAAAGAAAGCAAAGAAAGAAAAAAAGAAACAGGAACAAGCAGCAGCTTCTGGAGCGACATCATATACAGAGAACGCTTTCGCTCCTCCTACACAATTTGGCAGTGATCAACAGAAATCTGCATATGAGAAATATGTGGATTCTACTTTCATTAGTGGTTCTTATGGCACTGATAAATTGCTATTAAATAGCTTGAATGGGGTGTACGGTATACCATATCAATTCCCAGAAACTGTGGATAGAAAAACAGACAAATCTGCATTTGGAGCTATATATGCCGAGAGAATTATTAATAGAATGCCACTTTTAATGATGTCTCCTGGGAAAGTATCATTCATGAGATCATATTCGGATGGAGAGAGACTTGCAGTATTAGATGCGTTAAAAGGGGCTGATAGTGGAAACACTACTGCTATTGGACAATTTATATCTAAGCCTGGAAAATACTATAGTTTTGAATATGATTCTGCATCATATTGGCAGTATGTGAATAGTATGAATCATTCATGCGCTCTCTATTTAGGGATAGGCGATGTAAAGGTTAGCGTGAATGGTGCTACTACTGATGACTCTGGTAATGAACATGGTACTCCTTTGAAAAGTTTTAAATGGGAGAAAGCTGCTAATAACAAATTCGATAGTTTATTAATATCAAAACAAGACTATGTATGTTTTTATACTGATGCTGAAACTACTAAGAATGAGTCATTTTCTAACAGTACAGCTGAATCGCAGTTATACAGTGCTATTAATAGTGGATCGGATTATGCTAGAGAGTTAAGATTTATCCTTGGAACTCAATCTGGTTTGGATCTTATGGATAATAGTGCATTAAAGAACGCGATGGAAAGTTTTAATGATATTATTTCCAAACTTACAGATGGTAGCTCTCTTATCAATAGCTTGAAATCAGAATTCGTTACTATCGCTACTGGAGGAAAATTAATGTTTCCTCAGATTTGGTCAGATAGTGAATTTGATCAATCTTTTGATGTTAAACTCAAATTCAGATGTCCATGCCCAAATAAGGTGAGCTGGTTCTTTGATATTATGGTTCCTTTAAATCATATTATTGCATTAACACTTCCTAGAATACCTACCACTGAAATGGTTTATGGAAGTAATACGACTGCTCAAAGAACAGATACATTTGTCAATGGATATATGACACCATTCTTAGTGAGAGCTTTTTATAAAGGACTTTTCAATTGTGATATGGGAATTATTACAAGTTTGAATATCAGTAAAGGCAAAGAAGGCTCATGGACATTAGATGGACTTCCTACTGAAGTAGATGTAGATTTTACTATTAAAGATCTTTACTCTCAAATGGCTATGGCTACAGAATCACAGGGTAAAGATTTCCTTGCTAATACTACATACTTAAATTACATGGCAAATGCGTGCGGAATTTCTATAAATAAACCAGATATTGAAAGATCTATTGATTTATGGATGATGATAAATGGGAATACATGGAAAGATAGATTAACTGGATATACATGGAGACAGAAAACTGCTCAGAACATTAGAAATGCGGCGTTTAATTTATATGGTGGTATATTTAAAGGATAAAAGAAGTTCAACACACAAGTATAGGTAAACCCCTATACTTGTGTACTTTTGCTTAAAGGAGAATAATATGTCAAAAACTAGAAAACAAAAACACGGAGAATATCAGCAAAAGTATGGTCATATACCGATAGATTATAATGAGAGATTAGATTGGATGGTAGATTACTATAACTTGTCTCCAGCTAAGATGGATGAGATCTTATATAAGAGACAGGAAGTTTTACGAAATCTATTTTACTATGATTATAATGTAGTGGAACTATTAGAAGAACCAGAAGGGGCTTCTAGGCCGAGAGTACGAATATTGAAAAATAACTATAATAAACTAGCCGCTGTAGATAGATCGATGGTTCATGTATATGTACCAGGAGCAGGAGAAGATCGTAATTATATGAGACGCCTAGTTGATGGAGAACTAACTCAGTTAGATTCATTAATTACAACTCCTTGTGAAATAGAGTACAATGCATATTTTAAAACCCCATCATCTATGAATACAGTAGATACCTTTCTTTGCGAGATAGGATTGTTTAGACCTCCATTTACTAAACCGGATTGGGATAATATCGGAAAGAAATATTGCGATATGTTTAACAGTAATATCTGGTTAGATGATAGTATGGTCATAGATGGTACTGTAAGGAAATGGTATTCGATATTACCTAGAGTAGAGATTAAATTACGATATTTGAATTGCGTTTATACTAAGAAATTTTATGATTCCATGCTTGCTAGAAAAGGATTTGATAATCCAAATCTACAATATTTAGATCGTAAAGGAGAATTAGTATAATGAATAATGTATTTGTAGAAACACCTGTGGAGAGAGCATCATGCGGAATGCTATTTCGTACATATCTGAGAAAGAATTTATACCCATCGCATCAGGGGGATATTAGTGATATTTTATCTGCTAATATTCTAGATGCAACTGAGGTGGATTGTGGATCTGATTCTTTCGAATATAGAGTAAAATGTAAGGCTAAAAAATCATCTACAATGTTTGATTATACAACCCAAATTGAGAATTCTTTGCTTGGTATCATTCGAGCTTACAATATCCCAGCAATGGTTAATATGGATCAGTCCGTGACTGATTATGACAAAAGTAGACTTATGAAAGTATGTCAAGATCTATGTACATATTCTTTATATAGTTGCTATATGAAGATGATGTATAACTTAACTTGCTTACAATCAAACACATCATCAAGATTACTATCAGTAGTAATTTAAGAAAAGTTATCCCCTAGGACATAGAGTCCTAGGGGTTCTTTTTATTTTATACTCTGCAGTGTTTCTTTTACATAAGCCGGAGTAATCTTTTTGAGCTGAATAGTATTTACCATCTCAAGTACAGTATACATAATCTCAGCTGTTTCGATAATACCCTGCATATCTAACTTTCCGTCCTCTGCGGTGAATTGTGCTCTATTGGCATCTTCAGTAATGATTGAATTACTCAATCTAATTACCATGCTTTCCAGAACACTTTTCTGTCTCTTTTCGATCTGTTCAATCTGTTCCCTGTACATACGTTTGTAATCTTTCTTGATTACACTTTCTGTAGTAGCATCTTTTTCATGAACGTTATTAATTCTATCCTGAGTCTTCTGAGCAATATCTTCCATTGCTTCTTTATCTTTAAGATTTGCTTTGATGAATTCTTCTTCAGCAGCTGCAACTCTTTTTGTGATTTCTTTGCTGATAGAGTCAGAATCTAATTTTTCTAACCCATCATGGAAGACTTTCATGCTAGAATTAGAAATTTTGAAAGGACCGTCTTTACAATCACAGTCCTTCACTACTTTCTTATGTGTAGCCTCTACAAGACTCTTAAGAGATGAGAGATATAGAGTATTCTCACAGTGCTCTAAGAGATTTGTAGAACCTTCTTCATTTACAAATGAATCAATTACAGAGCGACCGAGGTTTGTAAGAGATTCGCTTGTCTGTTCAGGAATACATTTTTTGAAAAGATCGAACATAGCTTCAGATAACAAAAAGTTTTTAGATGCAGAGGTAAATGCTTTTAACTCACGAACTCTTTTAGCGTTCGCCTGTTGCTGCTCAATAATAGATTTTCTTTTCTCTGCCATCCTTTCTGCATTTTCCAGCACAGAAGCATTACCTCTAGACTGTAAATTGTATGCGGATGACTCTCTTACAAAACTGCTCAACATTGACGCATTTCCTCCTTTTATACTCGATTAATTTAATTTTATGTTATCCTACCCAATTAGGCCAATCGGATGTTAATATCTGGAGTCATATCATTATCTGTATGGACTGTAAGGAATTCAGGAACCATATTTACATCCTGAGTTCCAGTTGCTACATTATAATCTTGGCGATATAAATGCTGAACTCCTGGGCCATAATCATTGAATCCTAAGAATTCGATGTATTCGATAGATTCTTGATATTTATTTGTAATCTTAGTGATAAGATTAGGGATATGTAAACTTGAAATATCATTAAGATCTTCAATCTCTTCTTTGATATCATTGAGAATATAATCTTTAGTATTCTTATCTGAAGTTTGAAGTAATCTAACTTCGAAGTTGAGTGTAAGGTTAACTCTGTCGATGAGTTTCTTGTCATATCCGTATCTATCTCTAGTGTAAATTCTAGATGGACCATAAGTATTGAAGAACTTAAAGTCAATCATAAAGTTATTTTCGAGAAGATATAAAGCCTGGTCGATATAAGCTTTCTTATAGTTGATATTCTCGATGAAGTTCTGCATACAATCTTCAAGTTCTACATAGGATCTTCTGATGCATGGAACTCTCATAATTCTGAAACCATCATAAGTAGTATATTCTCCTTCTACTTTGATATCAGTTACTTGGGATGAAATTATTTCAGAATAGTTTTCATAGAATCGAAGCCCATTCTCTACAGTATACATGTTGCAAACTGTATAATCATCAAGACCTTCTGGTACGATAGCGTCAAGATCATGTCGTCCAAATACACCATATTCGTCATCTAACTGTGCACACACATAGATTTTTACACCTACATGTGGAGTTAAGATAAGATTATCTGTAGGCTTCATGCTAGATGCTCTAGTTAATCCAGTGATATATACTTTATTGTCATCATTCAAAACGTCACTAGTTTTGAATTCTACTTTGTACTTATAAGCTGAATTATCATTATTGTACGTATTTACGTAACTAGCCTCAGCATATGCATATGGGGCATTTTCTCCACCATCATTATAGAATACTACATATATTTTGAGTTTATTTTCTTTCACCTTATTATTCTCATCAAATGTAATCAGAGGATTACCGTTACTTATATTAGGAGTTAAAGCGAACTCCATAAAGTAAGTATCATTTCTTGTAATATATTGACGATACCAATGGACATTGGTACATATAAATTGTGTAGTTGCATTAGTATTTACATACGTGAAATCAAGCTGAGCTTGTGTATTTACTAATGTGAGATAATAAGAAACATACAGAGGATCTCCAGTAACAACTACCATGAATGGTGTAGTGTAGATAAAGTTAGTTTTATCATTAGCACTCCATTCATCTAGCTGATCGGAATTAGCAGCTGTACGTTTAATAATGTGCCCTCTATTATTATCGAAATCATCATATTTAATATAGCATCCTGGTTTAAGTACATATTTTCGATTATCGTGAGTATCGAAATCGTCCTCTTTAACTTCAATATCGAAAGTATTTGTTGGGATTACATTGTTATATTGATCTTTTAAAACCATATATGCAAAATATGATCTTTCGAATTGATTATCGACACGTTTCTGGATGATTAATCTATTCTCATCAGTATTAAGCATATTGAAGTAATTTTCAAGATCCTGCCAGCATGTGATACTTCCTCTAGATAATGCTTCTTTAGGAAGCATCTTTCTTAATTCATCTACAGATTTACGATCCAATCCTCCTGCTGATTTGGATGAGAATTGAAGATATGTCATAACACGTTTGTAGTTATAATTATCTGAAGTAATAACAGGGAATACTGCTTTAGTGTATTCGAAGTTACCTTCCGCTCCTCTTGTAGTTTTTACTCTTATATCAATCTTGGCGTTGATTTTAGGAACGTATGAGATAGAATCAAATCGTACACGGATAGTATTTGCATCTACATAGGAATAGTAACAGAAATCTGTCAAATTATCCTCTAATCCCATACCTTCAAATACCGGAGTAAGATATTTCTTTTCATCACCATCAGTGATTACTAAGTAAAAATCAGCTAACTGTTCTGAGAACGTAAACATGAGAGTTTTATTCTCTACTAAGTTATTTGTAATGATATTTCTTACGATAGAGGTATGAGAAACCTGCATCAACTCTACATAAAAGAATATCATTTGTTTGCCATTATATTTTTGGCGATATGGAGCTTGAAGATAAGGGTTTTTGATAGAACTTAAACTATTCTTTCTTCCCATATCATATAATGCAGTATAGCCATATTTTGCATTTGGCAGTAATTTACGTTGCACAATTACATTGTATTCCAGATGATATTCAAAGTCCTGAATACTAAACGGAATTTCTTTGTCAATGATAAATTTATCATTGACCATATATTTATCCAAATCCTCTTCAAAGATACCAAATATTCCTTTAATTGTTGCTGGCACTGCATTGATAGTTTCAATGTTTTGAATAATAGCATGATTGATTACATTACGTTCAAACTTTGCTCTTGCTGGGAATAATTCGTTTCCTAATTCTCCTGTAGTAATTGCAGAGTTTTGGAGCAATGTAGCACTAATACTTGCAAGATATCCATAAATTCCTACAGCTAAAGTTTCGCTGTCTTCTGTGTCGATATATCTATCTTCAAGATCTTTTACAGTATCTACCAGATCATATATATCACTTGTCCATAGCTTTGCCATAATCGTCATCTCCTCCTTCTACATACCACTGAAGTTTATATTGTCTTTCCATGTCTGCACTACCATTCCAATTTCCAGACGACTGCACACTTACATACGGGAAGGTAGCCCAGTTTCCGTTTACCCTATCTTTGAAATTATCACTTAAAGATTCATCATGAATATTGCCATACCCAAAATCCCCAAAAACAGGAATTCGATTATATCCGCTTATAGACCCATACGCATCATTTATCAAACCGTTAAAGTTCGCTAAGATTATAGGATCTTGTTCCAATACACAAAATGCTTTGAAGTCTGCTGAATATTTCAATCCATCTCCGTTTTTAATGTCATTGAAAGCATCTCTCGGAACATTATTAAAATATGCTCCACAGATATATGCATAGTAGATTATAGTTTCATAATCTTCACCGACAATGAAACGATAAATTCCAAACGTATCATGCAATTCTTTATTCTTGATATAAGTATTGAAATTGTGTCTGGCTTCTCCAGATTCAGGGGCTCCAGATATATTTGGCGGGTAAATCAGGCCGGCGGTTTTATACCTTTCATACCTTTCATATGCAAGTAATAAATGGTAAATTTCCAGATACCTAGAATCTTCAAATTCAAGAGAGAAATCTATATTCTCATCCCCAGTCCAAGCATCCTTTCTATATGGGATACTTGTACCCCACATATTCGTTGCATTATCCATCTCAGTTGCTGATATAGATTGAAAATCTATTGTGTTTTTTACAGCATTTGATAATAATACCATGAATGGGTTAGTTGTAATATTATTATCCTGACCTTTAAAAGTACCAGCACTATTTTGTAATTGCTGAATTACATGTGGGTATCTTTTAAGTAGATCATCAAAAAATGTATCACCACTTAACGCAGGCTGTAATTTCATCGTATTAGGTGTAACTATATGACAATCTGGTTTAGTGAAGAAAACGTACTCTTTTGCAAAAGATAAGTTATTATATGGATCGAGTGCACCGAATCTGTTAAACTTCTCATACCAACATAATTCTTTTCTATCATAGATAAGATTTGATTTTAATAAATCTCCAAATTTATCCATAGTTATTATAGAATTCTTATTTATGAGATCGATCATTTATAGCACCTCCTGTCTTCGTATTTCAACTTAATGTGATGTTTCGGGGTAATAAATAGTATGGTTATATATTATAATAATGAAAAGACTTGTGGGAATATTACAACTTCTCGATAGCGCACCTTATCGTTTTACTAAAACATATATGAAAATACTATCGAGAGGAGTTGGTAATAATGAGTTTTATCGACGTATTAAAAGTAGCAGTACCATTAGCAACAGCAGTATTAGGTGGAGATGAAGATATGGCAAATCCATTGAAACAGGAGAATCCTTACAGATCAGCACTAAAGACTGGATTGAAAGTCTTAGACGAAGTTACACGAGAGTGTGATATGGAAAGACAACAGATTCCACAGAAACCAGTAGTTCCGACTACTAGTCAGAATATAGTGTATGATCAGAGTAGAGTAGCAACTCCTGTAAGTCCTAGAGAGGATATAGTTTATCCAGTACAGAAGCAGTATATGCCACAGCAGGCAAATCCTTCTGGAATGAATAAACAGTATTCTTGGGACTTGGATGGATATCATCAGCGATTAAAATAGGACCTTTTACGCAAGTCTTTTCTTTTTTGTAAATTTAACATCGAGATAATCATATTAAGGAAAGGAAGGTACGATATCATGGGATATGAATCCATTCATGAAACCGTTGTGGCCGATATCCTGGAGACTATTAAAGATGGAGTACATCTTGTAGATGGTGTAGTAAAACCTAAATCAGCAAATGTACGAATGTCTTCTTCTCTGGCTAGAGCTACTTCTGGTTTAACACTTGTATTCCCAGTAGTTATTACGAATACTCTTCCTATAGAAACGGCATCGATGATTGCCAAAGCTATAGAAAGAAAAAATGTGTCTATGCTGCAAATGGCATTCAGTGCATATAATATCACCAATGCTCCAGATGCATTGGAACATTTAGCCAAATTCCATAAGAATCTTAAACTGGGTCATATGTCTCTGGATGATTTTATGGATACTATGGAAATGCTTGATGAGTCTACTACAATCACAATTACTGATAAGAATGCAGTAAACGAAGATTGTAAGAGAAACATTAACTTTGTTCTGAAACCGTCTATTAATGAGAAATCATTAATGAGTTTCAAAGAGTCTACTGTTTATGGTCAGACTTATGTAACGGAGACAAGAAAAGATAGTGTGGAAAGTAGGAAAGTTAATGCTGATCTCTTATCAAGACTTCAGAAAGAAAGACAGCATAAAGAAGATATAGAAGCTGCCGCAGCAAAACTTGATGTCGATAAGGAGAGAAACAGTATCAGTAGAGATAAAAACGATATTGATCGCGATAAACTCGATCTTGATTCGAGAAAAGCATTAGGCCAGGCTTCAGATCAGATGAGACAGTACTATGCAAGTCAGTTATTACCATCTGATGTAAAGAAAGCAAATGAAATGCAACCATCTATGATGCTGGTGAATTTCTATGTAAATGATGCCGATAGAGATCTTAATATTGCACAGCAGGCTGTGTGTGGTGTTAAGTCTAAACTGTACGCTGTAGATTCTTCTGATATCATTAACAAGATCATTACAAAACATATCGACAGTGATATCGTTCTTAAACTTGTTAAAGTATCAAGTAGAGAAATTTCTTTTGTTAAAGACTTTTTACTCGGTATCGATGATGCTAAGTTAGATTCTTTATCAAAATCAAGAAAGGGTTCAGGATCTAGAATCTTTAAAGCTCTTGAACGCCGAGCTCTTAAAGGTAAGATTAGAAAATCGCTTAGATTAGAAAATTCGGCAAAGGCAATTACGTCTCTTGTTATTTCTTCAGAAGAAGCAGAAGATCTCAAGAAGTACAATAATATTGATGTAATGCAGCCGAGAGTTATTGCTCCTATTATGGAGAAACTCAATCTTCTTTATTTTTTAGTCGTAGACAGTACTTCAGAAGCTGTTCATATGATTACTGATGGGGATGATGAGTTTGAGTCTTATTCTTTCACTGCTCTTGAACGTGAGAGTGGAGATTCTTCATATAAGAAAGTAATTAATCTTATGACAAAGATTGCACGATAAGGGGGTGAAAAGGATGGACAGAAAACTTTATAATGATCTTGTAAAGGAATATTTCGATGTGACTGATACGGAAACCAGAAGATGTATGGTAACTATTAACGAAGCAGATCAGGATCAGGTTCTTGGTAGCTTAGCTGCTAAGCTGTATGACAATATCGTTAATAAAGCCACGGATATTGATTTTGGTCAGATTCCGTTATCTAAAGGGGACATTACAAAGATTCCAAATTACTTTGAGTTATGTGACTGCTTAACAACAGTTCGTGACATGATGGTAGCGAAACATCAGACAACCAATTCCACTGATACTATCTTCGGTGCTATTGAGAATCTGAAAAAGACAAAAAATATTTGGCAGAAGGGATATGCTCTTGAGTGCGAGATGGCTGTAGTATTCTACAACACTATCGCATTATCGATTGTATCATCTACTTCTATCCTGTTATCCGCTTGTGTTGAATTCATTAAGAATCCAGAAAGCGGTGTAATTGATATTGAACTTGCCAAGATTGCTAAGAATAAATCAAAAGATGGAATTCTGTTTAAAAATCTCGAGAAGTTTAATAAGGCTTGTAAGAAAGGTGAGATCGAAAAGACATTTGATAATGTCTTGAAAGCTCAACGCACTGTAAGAGAAGCCGTAGAGAACAATAGTTCTCTAGAAGCAGTACATGAAGATGTATTTGCTATCTTATTTGGTGCTGGAATGGTAGTAGGATTACTGTCTTGCGTTATTCCTATTCTGCACCAGTTAACTACTATGCTGTATAATCTTCGTCAGGATGCATCTGATTACTTTGCTGCCGAGTCTGATATTATCAAACTCAATGCGGAAAAAGTAAATTATAACAGATCTAAAACACCTGAGCAGAAAAAGAAGATTATTGCTAAACAGATGAAAATTGCTGATCGTTTTAAGAAGTGGTCTAATAAGCTTATGATCAAAGCATCTAAAGCTGAGACTGACTCAGAAAGACAGATTAAGCAGGATAATGCTGATAAAAGAAAAATTAACGACGTAGTGGATACTATGCCGGACTCAGCATCTATATTTTAACATATCCATAATCACATGATTAAACAATTAAGTAATCATATCAATAAAGGAGGACAATAATATGTCAATGGTTGATGACGTTTTAGGAATGGGCCGTACTTCTTCTATTTTTGAAGGAGCTATCGAACCAGAATTAGAAGAAATTACAATGGAATCTGCAACAGACATCCCGTCTTATATGGATCCTATGGAATTTATGACACAGGTTGCTTGTGAGCAGGAGCTGAATATGCAGCGTCTGGATATGGCAATTTTGGCTGAGGAATATGTATATCTTCGCGAAAATGGAGTCGAAATGGTAGAAGAATCTGCAGTAGATACAGCACTTGGCCTTGTCAAAAAATGCCAGGAGGGTATTATGCGTGTCTGGGAAAAGATTCAGAGCTTTTTCAAAATGGTGCAAACTAAACTTCGCGAAGCCGATAAGAGAGATGAGCTTTTCGTCAAGGTATACAAAGAAAAGGCAATTGCCGGTGGAACAGTTAAAGTTAAAGTAAACAGCATTATTAGCAGCAGTGACCTCAACACAATCAATGCTAATGCTAAAAGTTTCTACCAAAAGACAATCAAAGCAGCTAATGACATCTATGTGGGTGCTAGAACTAATACTAGCGAATCAAAAGATCTGGTGGCTGAAGCATTACGTACAATTTTTGGAGATAAAGTTACGGATCAGAATAGTACAGCTAAAGCCATCTTAAAACAGATGGTTAAAGATGCAAAAGACACCAAAGGAAAGGACTCTACAGTTGACGTTGAACTGAATCCGGACACTGCGTGCAAGGAGTTTTTAACTGCTAAAGATCTTAAGATTGATCTTAAGAATTCTTATAATCACAGTAAAAAGATCATCAATACTCTTCTCAAATCTGCTAAGGGAATTGAAGGTACACTGAAGAAGAAGAAAGTGTTACCTACCGATGAATCTAAAAAAGTTCATCAGTCTGTTAAAGCTATTTCCGCAGTTCAGAAAATTCTTGTGCAGACAAATAAAACTGAAGTTAAATTGTTCAACATGAGAAAAGCAATGCTTAAGAAAATCATCTTAGCTAGTGCTGCTCAGGGAAGCAAGAAGATCGGTAAGGGTGCAGCTGTGTCTAAAGATATCAGCGACAAAACTGAGAAGTATGGCGGAGCAGCTAATATTCAGTTAAACTCTGCATCACTGATCGAATCAGTTCAGTTTGGTGAAGAATGGTAAGATAATTTCGGCTTGACCGGTTATTAGGGGATAGGTGGAGCCCACCTATCCCTTTATTTTATTACAAAGAGGAGGATATTATGAGCGATTTATTTAATTTGACTCGCATACTTTCAGAAAATAGTTATCCTCAATTAGTTCAGTCTGTAGAGAATAGAACTTATCTCTCTAACGGAATTGATCTTCTGAGAGAAACAAATGAAAATATCTTAGAAGCTACTCGGGATCTCTATATTGCTCTGGCTGAAGCTGAAACTAAATCTGCAGAGAATGTGAATTTTGCCGATTTCTTCAAAAGATACAAAGATGTCATTGACAAATACATCCTTAAAGCAAGAGAACTGCAATCTCAATTTGAGATTAATGTAGAAACTTTTGCCGATGCAAATAGTGATATTATCGATGTCAATGATGGATCAGATATTATGGCTACGCCGAAGTATGTTGGTGTAGAATATGATAATCTGTTAGATCCGGATGTACCGGACATTGAACCAAGAAAAGCATTCAAAAAAGAATTTGCTTTTATCGGGAAACTTTTACAAGACTTAGGACCAATTGCTTCAGAGGAAGCAAAGGCTCAAGTTATTGCTACAGTATGTAACAACCTTTCATCTGAAATTTCTGATGGTTGGCTTGATAAAGTTATTGAGCATATCACAGACGAGGATGATTGCGATAAAGATGGATTTGCACGAGCTATGTATAAGAAGTTCGTTAAAGACCCTCATAAAGAAATGACAGTAGATATCGGACTGGTAAAACAGTGTAAGTTATCTATCATGAACAATACAAGCTATATTGCTTCTGTAGATAAATCAGTTACATCATTCTGCGATGGGTTATTTAGAGTGGCAGATGAAATTGGATCCATGTTCTTTAGAAATAGAGATCATAAACTTCCGATTGAAACAGATGCAGAGGGAGTAGAAGACAAAACATATCGCTTGAATGATTATTCTTTCAATCAGATGAATATGTTTATCTCTACAAAGATTACTCAGATTACCGAATTATGTAATCTGTATATCATTGCTCTTACAATCAAGATGGATTGTATTATGAAATACCTTCAGCAGTGCAAAGATATCATCAGCACAGCAACAGATGGTATTGATAATACTCCAAATGATGACACAGATCCTGGTGATGCAGAGCAGGAATTAGACGATGAAGAACTCGATGATGATTCTTCTGATGATCCTGAACCGGATACGGATGATGGTGAAGAAGATCCAGAGGAAATCGATATCAAACTTCAAGCTCAATCTGAAGACGATGATGATGAGAACGATTCTGATCCAGAAGATGGATTCAATACAGATGAATCTGGGGTAGAACCACTTCATGATAATTCTGAGGATGATTTTGAAGAAGCTTGTTATCTATTCGAAGCAGATGCATTCCAGGCTGAGAGACTCATCACGGAAATGATGTTTAGAGAATCTATGATTAATTACTTATCGGAAGATGCTACTGGAACGGATAAACCAGGCATCAGACCAGGAGAAACAGCAAGTGCTATTATCCAGAAGCTGATGGCTCGGTTCCAGAATCTTGTAGTTAAATTCATCACCAAATTCTCTGGATATGATAAGCAGGCTGCTTATATTAAAAAGAACAGAGGAAAGATCACGAGAGCTAAGATTCCAGAAAACTGGACTATCCAGAAAATGAATATGACAGAACTTGAAAAGTTTGTAGTTCCAAATCTGGTAGAAGAAGATCTTGGTTTACTTGGAAACAAAGATAAGTATCTGACTGCTAAATATGGAGAAAAAAGTGGAACAGCATGTAAGATTTTGAGCGATGAATTAGAAGGATCATCTGTCAAAGATCGTATCATGAAACTTTGCTTAGATGAGACGGAAACTCCATATAACGAGCATGAACGTGATGAGAGTATGAATTTTGTTACGCAGGGGTATCAGAAATGTATCTCTAATATCAAGAACGCTCAATCCAGACTTAAATCTGCTCAGTCCAATGCAAAGACATTTGCAAAAGAATCTGCAGTGATGTATCTGGAAGCTACAATGATGGCGTATTTTGGTGAAAGTGATGAGAATCAAAATACAGACGGAGACGGAAAGACTAACGGTAATACACCAAACCCTGCGGCTCAGAATGATGGTAAAGCGCCGCAAGAGCATAAAGATAACGTTGAAGTTCCAAAAGATCAGGAGAATAATGGAAATATTAAACGTTCAAATGCAGCTCGTTTATACTTTGCAATTAATACAGGTGTAATTGTAGCTGTAATGAATACGTACAATAAAGCCATGAAGAAGCATCTTAAGTTTGTTAAGACTCTTGCTAAAATTGGCGGAGTTGTAGGTATCCCAAGTGATAATGCTACTGATGAAAATCAGGAGCAGAACACAAACAATAATCAGAAATAGGAGGTAAATTAGTATGTATGATATGTTTGATGATGAACTGTTATTTGAAGAAGCATTAGATGATGTTGAAACAACAGAACAGGTTGAACTGGAAGCAGCACTGGAACTCGTTGATATTCAGCTTGAAGCAGAAGTTGAAGAGTGCGGTGGCAGCTGTAAAGGCAAAAAGGGATGCAAAGAATCAGACGACGATCTGGATGATGACGTAGATGATGTAGAGGAAGCTCTGGATCTTCTTGAAGCCGAATTGTAAAATGTGAGGAGTAGCATAATGCTACTCCTCACTTACTTTTCGTAAACCGAACATGACACTACTAATATAATTATCATCTTGTCTTAATAAAACTTCTTTTTTAAAAGATAAAATATACTTACCGTCATATTGTCTATTTGCTTCATAGTTTCTGATCTGATATTGTTTATTTGGTGTAAGTATAGTTCCATCTATTTCTGTTTTAGATATAGTCATAGCTACAGATATGGATTCGATTTGATTCTTAGTATTTAAGATTTTATCAAAGTTATTTGTAGCTACCCTCTCTAAGATGTACTTTTTGGACGTTTCAGGAGTATCCGGAATGTTTAATTCAGCTTCTGAAACATTTCCCAATGTGTCTATACCTATAATTGAATTAAATTCGTGATTTACCAGTTTATTCACTTTTATAGAAGTATCATTAGCACTCACGTTGATAATATAAGCATGGTTCTCGCTATCCAATTCCATAGAATTTACTTTACCCATGTCATCTAATGGATCTCTGATACTAATGATTATAGAATCATATTTGTTTGTATCATCACTAACAGGATTTCCCTTTGCAGATAATAAATAAGTTCTATTAAAGTCTCTAAAAAACCTATACCCAGATTTATAAAAACAATAGTTACTATTTATATACGATAAGAGTTTAGTTATACTTGTAATAGGTGGTATAATAAACTGATCTATCTTATCATTATTATCAAAAGGTTCAATACACATTTTCATGTGGTGTGTATATCTATGCACAATAGATATCAAATCTGTATCCTTTACAATATCATTGAAAAGTTTCTTATTATCATTAATGAGATCCACACTCATTAATCCAATATTCCCTTCAAGATAATTGTCATTTAGATCTGTAGTTTGTCCAGCAGATACCAATTGTTCGTATGATTTATTATAGTTTGGATCACTAGACATATTATAGATGAATCTACCTTCTATGTAAGGCTCATTAAAACTAACTGTACTATTTTCATTGGTTTTAAAGATTCTCATGGAAAGTAATGCAGTATTGCTATTTTGTACAAGTCTGTCATACATATCTGTATCTAGTCTAACTCCGAGATATATTGTAGGCATTGTATTTTTATCATAATCATATGATGGCATGATAGTACGTATGGAATTAGATGAAATCTCATAGTTCTTATCACCGATCATAAGATTTAGTTCTATTTGATATTTATACGACGTAACAATAGAAGCCATAATATATAACCTCCTACAAAAAAAAATAAAAGTCCACTAAGGGAATCAACCCTTAGTGGAATGTTTTGGTCTTATAATATATCCAAATCCAATGGATACTTTTTAAAGTACTGATTATTGATATCTTTAATACCTGCCGGATCATAGAGATTTACTATTCCATTGTACAGTTTAGCTTCAGGTGTATTCTTATACCCTTCCAACTGAATATAGCAAGCATCACATGCTTTAAATCTGTTTATCAATTCGTATGGGTTTTTTATCCCTCCAGCTGATTGGGTGAATTGATCCAATACAAAATCTATATCATATGGATATCCTGTAGCTGACAATGCATTTAATTTCTTTAAAGCTGTAGGTATAGTATATAATGTATGGATACCCCTAGATGGTACTCTAGTCATAGCCATAAATAATGATATCATTTCAGGATTAATTATACGTGCAACTGGCTGATCACATTTTTTGCTCAGCTCAAATGCATATGATTCTATCACACTTTCTCTAGTAACCATGTAACTTGTATCCAATCCATTTGACTTTCTAGGTCTTAATACGTATGATAAGTATTGAGACCCACAGATTTGAAATGCAAATGGATCTTTTGTAATACAGATTAATGGATTCTTAATAGGTTCTTTATCATATATCTGCAGTACTTTAGTTGCAAACTCACAGTTGCACATTTCTACCTGCACATTAGGAATATTCTTACAGATTAGATCCATTAAAGATAAATTATTTGTATATAGCTGCCGTGTAGATATATCAAGTGAATCTGCTACTGGTATGAATTTGCTATAGAATAGCTTCTGTGTTTGCCCACTCATAGATGCAACTATCCATACTCTAGTATCACATTGATATCTACTTGCGAAGAACTGTCGATAGTGTCCAACCATATTGATGATGCCTGAAGCTACCACAAGTCCATCGTTTACGATGCCTTTACTTTGAGATAAGAACCCGTTTAGTTTTCTCATAATATCAGCCATATCAATAAAAAGATCTACTGTGTTTGCATTGGATCCTTTGAAGTTATTATTTATCAATAATGCTAATTGTTCATATCTCACATAATATCCTCTGATACAGCCTAAAACCCACTCGTGTGGATCTGCTGATGCATAATTGTAGCTCATTAAATCACCTCATCTAGATCAGTAAACTCAGACATACCATAATCGTCATCTACCGGATATTTTTCCAAATGAGCTTTGATATCATCATCTGACATGTCTTGAATTTCCTGAATCATGATACTTACCAGCTCAGGCCTTTGCTGGAAGATAGCGTTGGCAATATCTTTATCTTTACCATATCCTTCCCATACTAAAGCCACTGCAAGTTCCCCAGCTCCTTCGTCTGACATGGTACATCCTTTAGACATACGTTCTCCTTCTTCTGTAGCATAGTACTTTCTCACATCTGGTTTGAAAGTTCCATTATCACCCCAGCTGATTTTTCTGAAAGCAGTATAAGTGTTTCCATGTTCTTCGATAATATGATCGAAGTCTGGTGAAATTTCATAAGTAAAAGGTTTAGTCATAGCCATAATATAAATACCTCCTAAAAAATAATACCAGGATAGATGGTTACCCACCTATCCTGATTTGGTTTATACGCTAACCGGATTACACTTCCATGTTGATGTTTAATCCACCACCTACATTGAAGCCACCCAGCTCGTTACACTTATCCTGGAAATTCTTCTGATCAATTCTGTTAACCATGAACAGCCATCTCTGATCTGCTGTCTGTGGTGTTCCATAGATAGCATTCTGGTTAATAGTTGACTGGATAGGTTTGATCGGAACCGTGTTATAATATTTCTTGCTCTCATCTTTTCTGCTGTAGATAAGATCAAGAAGGCTGTTGATATCAATGCAGCGTACTACATTGTATACCGTGATCTGTGTACTTGGTGTCATGTATGGAGTTGCATTTGAATCTGTATGAGATTCTACAACGATATTGTTTGCTGTGAAAGCTGCTGGTGTCGGGTTTGGTCCCATCTTAACTGCTAATTCTTTCCAGAGCAGAGATCCAAGAATGTCAATACCTTCCTGCGTAATCTGACAGCTCTTGTTTGTCTGCAGCTGTGCATTGTATCCAAGAGTTGCCTGGACATAATTCATAACCTTTCCACCATCTGCCGGCTTCGCATACTCATCTCTGATATTCTGTGTAATTGATTTGAATGCAATGATCTTATCACTTGAATCATGTGTACCCATAGTGAAATACAGTTCAACCTGAACCGGATGAGCCTGAGATAACGGATTCATTGCTTCCGCTGGATTTGCATTGATGTCTACGTATACGCGGCAACCAATGTAATCTGCGAATACTTCTTTGAATAATCCATTGATGATCTTACAGAGATCTGAACTTGTCTTGAGTGATCCGTCGTTCGTTACCTGGAAATCAGGATGCTGATCGAGTGTAAGTGTTACTTTTTCTCTTTTCTGTTTGTTTTCATTTGCCATAATTATGGTCCTCCTTAATATAGATTGATAATATTATCCTATAATAGTACTGTTGATACAACAGTAGTAATTTATAGCACTTTTATAATATACAATTATTATTTATATTTCCCCTTCTTAAATTGGAGATGCTGATAAGCTAACTGAGTACTTTCAGATGCAAGTAGCGAGTTAAGTTTTTCAACATTCTCTTCACTTTCATCTTCAAGAGAAACATGATATTTTCCTGATGTTGTATATGCAACTACATAGATTGTATTATTACAATCGGCTACAAGAGTATAGTTGCGTTGAATTTTAGTTAGATCGATATCCCTGTCATACTTAAGTACTAAAGATTTATACATCTGAACTGCCAGAATCTTAGATAATGTATCCATAGCTTCTTGAGATAATACTCCTGACTCGAAATGCTTTGGCTCAAAGTCTGTCGGAATAATTCCAAAAGCTGTGCAGATATCATATTCAAAATTGTTCAGTGAGAGAAGAGTATCAAGAGTTTTACAATATCCGTCAACCTCTTCTCTTTGCTTGTAAGTATTAGCAATAAATTTATTGTTATTTGCCAGATACATACAGTGTGTGTTAAAGAGATCTAACAAAGTCTCATCGTATTTCTTTCTGTACTTAAGTATTGGAATGATATCTTTGATAAGATCTCCAATGTAGTATTCAATAACTTCGCTTTCAATAAGATTATCGCAAGCAAAGAAATTAGCAAAGTCAATGTCTGCAGGGCATGATGCCTCAGATACTGATAGTCCAACACAATCAGTATCAGCATTAAGTTGTTTTGCGAACAAGTCATTTGCACATTGTCTGCAAATTGCGAATGGAAGTTTTTCTCCAGCATCAATACCTCTCTGGGTTGATACTGTTACCATTACATCTTCAAGTTTACCAACTTTAACAATAGAGAATGTCAGATACCCATCCGGTGTAAGATGAGTATAATTCTCCTCTATATCTTTGATATTCTCTTTCGATTTGGTTCCAGCCTTAGGGCCTTTTACATAAACCGCACTGCAGATATCTTCATTCTGCATACGTACAATTCTCAATTCTTCAAGTTCATCGTTCTCTATGAAACGAAAATACTTACTATTCTTATACATCCATTTCACATTCCTTTCATTTGTTTAATTTTAGGTTAAACCTGTTTTAGTTTACAAGTTAGAGGTAGAGATTGCTCTCTACCTCTTCTTTATTATAATATATTATTTCGTTGTGCATTGCTTATAGAAATCTGAGAATGTCAGGCACTGAATCAGCCCGAGTCGTACATATCTATCGAGATAATTTACTACATCTTCGAATGAAGTTTTTGTAGCTGAAATCTCATCTCCATATTTAGTTACATCACTTGTATAAATACAGAGAGTTTGACCTGTTTCTATAATCTCATCAATCTTAGCTTTAATAGCTGTAGCACCATGGCCTTCAGCATTGCTAAGAAGATGCATAGGGATAACAAAATCTTTATCTGAGAAGAATGAGCAATATGCATCTGCATCTGCTTTAGCGATCTTGAATCCTAATTCTCTAAGGATAGGTTCGGAGATTGCACGAAGATTTCCAAATGGAGCTGCATAAGATATAACGTCTTCAGTGAAGTTATTATAAATCCATTGAACTGTATCTTTAACTGCAGTATATTGTTCTCTAGGATTATCATCTTCGATCATGATCTCTTTATTAGGATTACATCCATAGTTTGCCAATTCCCATCCCTTCGTATAATGAAGCATACAAACTTTGTCGATAAAATCTTTTGTTAATGTCTGCTTATCATTTACAAAGATTGTAGCCGGAATATTCTTTCCATATAAGAATGGATACTGGTAGTTAAACACATCATCGTAGAAACCATCAAATGCAAACAGCACAGTTGGTTTCATTCTTTGATCGATAATGATAGAGTTTATCCATAAGCATTTACCGTTAGTAAACTCGCTTGTATAAACTCTGAAGTTAACTTGTTTAATATCAGCCCAGTTAGGAGTTCCATGCTTATAGAAATCTTTAAGCTTAACTTTGATAGTGTTCCAGCCCTGAACAAAAGAATTCTTTCCAATATTAAAAAAGAAATAGTTTATAGCAGGATTAGCCACCGCATTATCAGATGACAGCATGATCTTCAGTCCATCATCTTCACTAAATCTTTCAGATACATCTTTATCGATATACATCTGAACGCTCAGGGTATCGCAGTCTTCTAAATTCTGCACCTCTGGCAATTGTAATGTAAATCGTGGTTGATCATCTTCATTGTATGTACCGATATTGATTTTAACACTAGGCTGTCCATTACGTGTCTTTGTACTATCAGAACCGATAGTGCAGATAGTATCAGGAGCATTATTTACCGTGTGCTTGTTGAGATAAATATAAGTACCTTTATCTTCAATAAGACCGCAGTAATCTTCCGGATTTACAGTAACAGCTTTGATAGCTTCCAGTTCTTCTTTAATTTTATTTCCATCATACGATGTATCAACCGCCGTTACAGTCAATGTGCTTGCACTACGAGATACGATACATCTATATCCTGTAAAGGTTTTATTGTATACTGTATTTGCTTTAATAGTTTCTTTCAGATAAGAATATGGATAGTATCTCTCCAGATTTCCATCTTCAGAGAACATGATATTCTTCATTGTAAGAGTCATTCCATCTACAATTGTATTGTAGTTTGGAATGATTTTAAATGCAGTAATACTCTTAGTAGCTACGATTTTTGTAACCTCAGTGTACTTGAAATCTGATGTGATGGTTGTTACACTTCCATCGCTATTAGCTACCTTTAGAGAACTTCCTTCAGAAACGAAGTTACTACTTGAATCGAAATTGCAATACAGATAGTATGTTCCAGCAGGAAGAGTCCTTCCTAAATTAATACTGAAAGTATTCTGCGCTTTGGTGAATTTGATCTTCAGCCCATTGAGATTTGGAAGTTTTTCGATAGCAGATGTTCCGGTAATTGCATCTAAAGAAAAAGCATTTGCTCCTACAACTGTAACAGTTGTATCTTTGTCATACGAACCAGCTTTGATTGTAAGGTCAGCCTTATCAAGCTCAGTGCAATCTACAATCATTCCAGTATTTTCAATAGTAGGAAAAGCTACATATTTATTTTTAAGAGACTTCATATCACCATCGAGTCTCTCTGACAATGTACTATAGCTTCCTCTAGCTGCAACTAACTCCGAATCTTTTCCAGATCCTGTAGATCCGACTATATTTGCAACTTGCTGTTTGAGACTTTCAAAATCAGATTTACTTGGCATATTATCCATATTAATTGCCATAGAATTAATCAATTGATTAACTTTGGCTGATGAATAAAATTTATAGTCACTAGGACTAATATTATCGCCATTAAGAGCACGCTTGAATTCTTTGACTGTTGTTTGTTTTGTATCTATGTCGTCTTCTACAATCATCAAATTGTCATCTTCTATTTCCGTTTTAAATAACAATTCAGCTATTTTGATTTTACTCATAATAGATCTCCTTTCCATGTTCTAGATAATTAATATGATGTTTTAGGTACCCTGAGAAGACAAAAAAATAAAGAGGTTCAATTAAGAACCTCCTTATTTTTTATTTTATTTTCCTGTAGCACCAACGCCAGACTTCTCAACCATCGTTGAAAATGGTTTGACACCTTCAGATCCTTTCATTAAATCTTCTGGTGCTGATGTTGATGATCCTTTCTTTTTACGAGAACCACCTCTATTGCTCTTAGTGGTTACAGGAGCGTTGCTCTGATCAGACTCCGGAGAGCCATCGTTGCAGTTATCCTCTCCATCTTCTTCGCACTCATCTTCCTCGTCATCACTATAATGATGCATGAAAGCTCGTAATGCAGAAGCTTCATTAAACTTTTTGAGTGCTTCGGCCTTATCAAGTTTTTTTGTGATCTCTTGATGATTTGTGTTTTCAGGAAGTTTTCCTGTTTTTTCATACTCAAGATACTCATCGCGCATTTTGATAGCTCGATCTACCATTTCTTCTGAGATACCACACACATCACCAATATCCTTATTGTTCATTCCTTTTTCTTTCAGCTTAAGGATTGTACCGATATGTTTTATAGCTACATGGGCATCCAACCCATAACCGAGGTCAAACTTACATACACGAAGTAACTCTTGATCATCATTACTCATAGACATATAGTCGTAGACCTGTGCCATGGTCTCATCATCGGCCGGAGTAGCTAATGCTAATTCAATACTTGCTCCTATTTCTCTAAATAAATCAAACAGTCCCATCTTTTTGTCTCCAATCTCCACATTATTGGCGTAGGTCACCTTATAAAAATATGTTTTGCCACTCATTTAGTTTCTTATTATTTTTTGAATCTTTTATTTATGATGATTGCTTATGTTTCCTGAATCATTGATATAAGATTAAGTTGAGTGGCAATATTGGTTAATACTTACTCTTATATCACTATTATAATATACAATTGAAATATTAGACTTTTACATTTCTAAATTAAAAACTCCTTCTAAAAGTGTTTTATCTTTATATGGTAATTTGTCTTGTAATGTCTTTGGAATATACAAAATATTGTTAGGAACTAAGTTCTCGATATCTGTACTTGATTGAAGATGAACACGACAGTCTTGCCCATCAATACTCAACTTATCTCCAATATATTCGTATAAATAAGATATAATAGTGTCCAGAGAAAACATTGCTGGTGATGTAATCCTATTTGGTACATTACAGAAAAAATCACCTTTTACTAATGGATCTAATTTGTATTGCAATCCTACCCCTAGTGCACCGACATGAAATTCATCTATTTGTATAAATTCATCTACAATACTACCTATAAATGATTTGTCAAATGTTATAGATAATTTTGTGGATTTTTCTTCACGTCTAGTGGTTAATACAAATTTATTAAGTTCATTTAAAATACTTTCATATAATCTGTCTACTACATAGTTTCGTATACGTTTATTTTCAAGAAAGTATTTTACGTGACAAGAGAGCATTGGTTTATCATAATCCGTATCTGTGCTAACTCTAACTATTATTCTAAATTCTTCCATATTATTTATCCTCCTAAACAAGTGTAAGTTTAATATCATTAATTTTAGTTGCTGTTAATTTTAGACACTTCGTACTTTTAAATTTTATTCTACTCATTTTTTTACCCTCTAGCTCTAGTAGATTTTCTGGAAAATATTAAGATATAATCATCAAATGGTGAATTGATATTTTTCACCAAATCTGAGGATATCTGTGATGTATTTAATTTATAATCTACAATTATCCTGACACCTTTATTATCATTATCGTATTTCATGCATGGATATCCTGTAATACTTATATCGTATTTACGTCTCACTGCATCCATACTTTCTTCTCCAGTTATCTTCAAAACACCACCAGCAGTTTTCTTGTTTAAGTATACGCACTTAGTATCAGCCCTATCAGCATAGGGTGATAACTCTACCTTCATCATTATTTCGTTACTCATATCATTTCCTCCTGTATCATTCTAATAGTTAAAATAGATAACCTATGGCTATCTGTATAGCAATCTTCAGGTAGATCTTCAGCTATATTAGTTTTGGGTAATTTTAACTTGCTATATGTATCGTCCGAGGAAGCAACGCACATATCACACTCCACCCCATCCAAATGCTTATTTTCGTACTCAAATTTAAACTTTTCTTTCTTTAAATAGGTGTCAACGGATACGCGTATCCACTGAGCAAGATCCAAACAACCTTTCGGCAATATATCAATGCTAGAAGTACTACCAAAAGCTTCTACACATAGTGATGTGCAATACATATCGGGTATATTGCATCTAACTGCCCATAACATTTCATCTACAAGATGAGACACATCTGGTACATCAATTTTCATTAATGAGTTTATTGTATTGGAACTGTTTCTAATACTTATAGAAACAGCCCCCTGCATTTTGCTTACTATTTGATCTTTTATAACTTTAGATACATGGTCATAAATATCTTTATAGTTTAGCAAATCTATTATCGTAAGTGATAGTAGTGGTTTTTCTGGTGCGTATTTACCGCCATGCGTAGATATAGCTACGTTTGTTTTTATAATTTTTGTGGTTGTATACTCCATTTATTTTTCCTCCTTTATCCAAAAGCATAATTGAGGATTGCGGATTAAGTCCATTTTCCTCATAATATCAGTTGATACTTTTACTGTGCTTGAATTTGTAGTTTCGATATTGATTGAATCGTATTCAATCGGACCACCAATCAGTGGGAATGCAGTTATATAATCCGGTTTAAAATCTTCATCCAATATTGTTTTAGGAACTACAATTGTATTTTCTTTTAAACTTTCATCTTCTATAGCATCGCATATTTTTTCGCATGTACGATACTCACCATCCCCTACAACTTTGCTAAGAACTATTACATCGATATCCATATCCAATTGTAATACGTTGCACATATGTGTCGATACATATACCACATTCCCTTTAACTGGGATAATTTTTAAATCATTTGCATTTCTGTATATTGATAGTAATCTGCCTATTGCATTCGGAGTAAATACTTTTAACACATTTTCTGGTATCTTTATTTCATAAGCTTTTAACTCTACGTCTACCATTGATACTAATCTAGTTCGATAACAAATTTTTTTTCATTTTATTTTTCTCCTTTCAATAATTAAACCCGTTCATATTAACACTCTTTCAATTTACTATAATCAGGCATAGTTGCCCACTCTGGTTTTGATGATGGTAATTTATACGTATTTTGCAAATAGTATAAATAATTTTCAACAGCATCATCCCACATAGATGGTGTAAATATTTCTACCAGTTGATCTACCTCAGAGTCTGTTAATTTGCACTCTATTATATCTGTATCCCCAGCATATAGATATTTAGCTTCATATAAATATACTCTACAACTTTTAGTTGCACTTGCGCAGAAATCATTATATATGATCATATACGGATTCATGTATGGAGATGGAAATACCATAATCATCATATCACATTTAGGATCTCTGTAGATTATATACTGATCCCACTGCTCCTCGCATAAAAGTTTTGACAGGTGAAAATTATAAGTTTCACTGCCTCGATATATTATACAATCTCTCGGTTTAATGATATTCAAATAGTTTGGCATTATGAGTATAGGCTTATGCTCAGCTTCATAATTCCAACCACAATAATCAATATATTTGCTTCTAATATATTTCCAGTTATTCGTTCCTGGATATTTTTCTTTAGTAAGCAAGATCATTAAGTGAATCTTTTCTCCATCAGAAAGAATCCATTCTGGTAAATCTGCATCATCTACGCATACATATTCAGATCTATAACAGTGTATTCTGCAACATTTAGTTGCGCTATCTATTGTTTGACTATTATATACTATAAAATATGGGATAGCATATTTAGATTTAGATATCCATATAGACATAAATTCTGTTTTATCTATAAGCATAGGTTGTTTTGTTTCTAATAAATTAGCAGAAAGATGATAATTCTTTTTCATAATTATTTTCCTTTCAATTGCATATAGTCCGGGATTGGTAAGTCTATTGGTAGTATATATTTACTTTTAGTCTTACCATAGTCCGTAATAATATTATTGAATAACTCAATTAAAGCTTGCCATACAGTCTTATCTGTATTTCGATATTGTGAATTTAAAAGCTCTAATAGTATCTTTTTCTCTTTTCTAGTTAAAATAACTTGAGGTCCTTTTTTATTGTGCACTACATATTCAGGAACTCTGAAAGATATTCTAGCCACATTGGAAGAAAAATCAGTTCCACGTATACATTTAAAATATGCACAATTATCTCCGTAGTCTCTGCCTTTATCCAAAGTTACCCCTACGGATAATACATTATCTTTTGAAGTAGCAACTGCAGCTTCATTTAATAATAAACCGTTCTCTTCAATAATTACATCTGATAAACTCATACTTTTATTCTCCTTTGTTCATCTTAATAAAATTTTAGTTCTAGGGTAAATTAATACCCTAGAACAATTTAGTTTCATAATTATAATATATAATTGAAATTTCTTATATTTACAATCAGAATTTAGGTTGAGTAAGTTTAGACTCATCCACTGTAAGTACTTTTGTCATACTATATAGAGATTGTATAGCTTCATTAGAAGGAGTTCTAATATTGTTTCCGGAGAAGTTAATATACTGCGATTTGCTGTTTAAGAACTTATCCAATTCTTTATTAGACTCCTGAATCCATACACCTCTAATGGATGTTGTATCGCCATCTGGTAGTATGTAATCGCCTACACACCACTACCCGACTATATCATATATACTAAAAGTATATCCTCCCACTTCGAAATACTTATTAATACTATATGCGATGCTTAATAAGTTTCTACTCTACTTGATTGAATTATCGCCTCCTTTCTTTATGATAATCCTCTTTCGATAGTCTGTGAGCTTTATCCATATCTTTCGACTTAGGATCTTAGTTGCGGATTGCTCCTCTATATGCTTTTTACCATACCTACTATAGTTACTAGTAGCCACATATATATTTCTATATATGCTTGGTACATATAGAGTTATTGAGATTTCCCCGCAGTTCAAGAGGTTTTTGTTTTAGAGTTCTTTATTGGCTACTCTTGGCAGACTACAATGGAAGTCTTCTATAGTCTGCACCCATTCCACCTATAACAAGATTACTGATATTTAATGTATCTATAAATCTATTTGATGTATTTGATCCCACATCATCTTCTCGTATCCTAGGATACCATCTATAAAAAGTTCCATTCACATAAATAGGTTCTGTTTCTTTTATAGTAGATATTCTAGGTTTAGATACAAGCTGATTGTATGCTGAGTCACGCTGTCTTCACGTAGGTCGCTAATCTACGCAGTTCTCCTATGAACTTCTTTAGCTTTCGCTAAATGTCGAGACTATATCATAATCTTTAATACTAAAGATCCCTTCCATTTTGAACTCGCTTGAGCCCTACTCCTTTCGGATAGTCGTTGAACTTTATCATCTCCTTTCTATAATGATCTTAGCTGCTGATCATCTATTATACAGCTTTTAGGTTTACTATTACCATGAGCCATCCTAAGGATTTTTTCTGTCTTTCGACAACCATCACGCTCATCTTTACAGATCACGTTGTGGTTCCTTAGGCTTTAAGATTTCCCAGCAATTAGAAAAGTTTTCTTATACAATTACTTGCATAAGCCACTGTTAGTCAATGGGATATCTGGTAATCAAGACATGTTTATCTTGAGTTGCTTCTACGGTTGCCATGAATAATACATCGCACCATGTAAGTCTTCTATTAATTAATGAAGATTCTCCTTTGGTATCTCCAGCCGCAACTTGCTGTGCTGTAAGATGCCTTCCTTTGAACCTTGCTGCTACCTGAAGAGTCTGTCCATTTTCTAGTGTAGCTGGTATCATAACAGGTTCAAATCTTCCGGAGAAACTATATACAAATTTCTTTATCTGTTGCTCTATCATCTGATCAGAGAACAACATTTCTGGTTCTTTTACTGTAGCTAATACAGGTTTACCATTCCTAATAACTTCGATTGTATTTCCTCCGCCAAATTCATTTTCAAAGAATCGTTTGACGGCAAAAACTACAAATGGTTTGAAGTTTACTACAGCTGATGCTAATGGTAATGCGCAATGCTGTGCATCAACCATCATATCTTCTAGACGTTCTACTTTAAGCTCAGGGGCACTAAGAACCAATCTAGTACCATAATCCGCAGTTTTTGCTAAAGCTGTTCCTGCGATTAATCCGAGCTTCCCAGATAGCCCAACGCCATCTTCTGGGACATCAGAAGTTCCAGTTAAACATTTATAAATGCTTAATAAAGTTTCTTGCACTCTTCCTTTAGTAGCATCTCCGAGAGAGAAACCGATATCTTGAGTTTCTTTAAGAGATTTGCATGACATTAAAAGAGAAGCATAATATTTATTCAACTGCCCTACTTCTACTCTACCTTTACCAGATAAAACGTCACGGTAATATGGTGGTTGGACAATCATCTTTTTAATAAAGATCTTATTCTTATTCTTCATGATGAACGCAATATTATTCTTACGATCATATGAATCAGTTTGTTTGATTTTGATCTTATCGATATTCTTTACCAGGAAATTGATTCCTGTTTCACCATTAGGATCTTCTTTAATATATCCATTAGAATCTAGGCTATAAGCTTTCAATCCATGGATAATATTTTTGATAGATCCATCCATCCTGCCCCACAGTTTATATACTAATGGATGCATGAAAGTACCTTGAAGATCTATATAACCATAAATGTTGGCACGTTCTTCTTTGGTAATTCCAAACAGCTCATTAGATAATAATCCATCTGGAGTTGGTATTCCATCTCTAATGAAGAATACTGGATTGGTAACTTCCGGACAGTCATTCTTTTTCACAAAATCATCGATATCTAAGATATCTACTTTGAGATGTTTATTTTCATCAAATGGTGGTTTATCAGCTTCAAGTGTAGGGAGTTTATGCGAATATCTATACTTATCCAAAATACCCACACTTTCATATATAAAGTCCATATTATTCCTCCTTTCATGATTAATAGAATGTGGCAATCATAAAAAATAGAGAGTGGACGAATCCACTCTCTTTCTATTTTAATACAATATGAACAATTGAATCGTTTTCATCTAACTCGCATGATATTCTGTAATGAATATCAAATATTTTCATACTGAGCCCATTACAGCAAAGATGGAGCTTCTTAGCATCGTCATAATCATTGAAGATTAGATCGAAAGATGCTGCAGTTTCATCTTGGCCATATGTTTTAGCAATTTGAATATTCTCATACTCACTATTAACACCATTACAAAGTTCGAATAGAGCCATAAGTCTATCGAAAGCATCTATAATGTCATCACTAGAGAGATTTTGAATGTTATGCATAAATGTCTCTACATTCATTTTGTTACCTCCAAAACTTTATAGTTCATCCTGCACAGCATCTTCCACTTCTTGATTTTGTCTTCTTTGTCTAGCTTCTTCATCTTGTCGTTGCATATAAGCTATGCGGTTTAATGTAACCACATAGCTTATGTCCATATTTAAAAGATCTTGTAGTGATACTACTTTTCCTCTAAAATATGTAGATAGATAAACGAGGTTGTTTATTAAGCCCCAAGTAGTGCGAGCCGATGACGTAAAAAAACCAGGTCATAAGCAGAGTTGATATCTGATGGAATTTCTTTTCCACAGTGTTCGCATGTTACTGCCGGGAGCTGGTAACTCATATCTTCAGCTTCATTCATTGATGTAATTGTAGCTAAGATGATATTGTGCTGATCAGATGGTAAAGATCTAATGATCTTAGCATACTGAATAATCTTAGCTTTAACCTGCTTGATCTCGTTGTCATGGAACTCTTTGATAGCGATCGGTGACAGCTGAGGCCCATTTCCGAAGTCTCTGATGATATATAAATCATCAAGATAACCCATAAGACCGATAACGTCATTGTATTTCTGTCTGAATTCTGCATCCAGATTGTTTGGCATAATTACTGCGTCGTAAATTGACGGCTCAGAGAAATCAGCTACAAGCGTATCAGAAATCTGAACACGAGCTTTTGCCTTGATATTTCCCATATCCGGTTCGATTGGCATACTCATAATCTGATTGAATTTCTCTTTGACTTTTTCAGAATCGAATTTAACCATTTTCTCTACTGGGATATTTGTACTAACCATGAGCTCGTTACAGCTACCACAGCTATATGGTACATAGTTTGTATCTTTGAAACAAGCACCATAGATAGCAAACCAGATATGGTTTACGTCATAGTAGCTTGTACATTTTGTCCAAGTTCTGAAATCCTGGCCTTTACCTGCAGCAAGGTGATCCCACATATTTTTGAATACATCAACCGGATTACCATTCCTATCTGATGATAAGTTAGAAAGTTCATTCAGTTCCGTAGCACTGTATCCTTTCATGACAATCGGACGGTTGGAATGAAGCAATGGCCACTTGAAAGTTCTTGTGATGTTTCCACCGATATTTGTAATAGCATTATTTACCGAAATCGGTTTAGCTGCAATAGTCATAGCTGACAGATCATAATGTTTCGTAACCGGTTTGATCTTCTTAGCTAATTCAGCTTTAAGTTTCTCTTCAAAATCATCTACCGGTGCTTCATAGTCATCGTCCAGAGCGGCGAGATCTTTATCCTCCTGACTTTCATCATCGGATGTGGTTTTTCTTTCTGCAATATTAATCGTTCCATCAGTTGCAAATCCGGCTACTGGACGTTTTATATCTCCAGATTCAGTTGCTTCGCCGACAAACTTCGTTGAACTTGTTCCTGTCGGTTTTTGCTGATTAAGTAAATCTCCAGGATGTGGATCTAATTGCTTTTTTGCAAAAGTCATATATCTTACTTCAGGTTCCTTAGGTTCTGGCATATCATCTAATGGTGTATGAACACGGTCTGCTGATGCCTTACCTGCTTCTTTGATTGTTTCTGCGAATGATTTTGTTTCTTTTACAGGTTCTTCCTGAACCGGTTGCTGTATATCTTCCAAATCATAATCCTCCTCTAGTTCCCTCTCCAGCTCATCAAGTTCTGAAGATGTTTTTTCTTCTACAGGTGTAGTAGCCTGATCATCTGTAACCTGTGTCTCCGGAATTTCCTGCTCAGGTTTTTCTTCGAATTTCTGACCTTTACCATCCTGTAACCATTTCGTAAGTCCTTGCTGTCCTAAATGCTCTCTTAACTCTTCCTCTGTAACAACACCGCCGTTCATTTCAAGAAGATCATTGTATGCTGCTACTTCTGCATCCATTCTGTCGAACATTGCATCGCAAGCTTCTAATGCTTTATCTTTGTCTGATTTACTAAACTCTACCTTCTCAGGTTCAAATCCATTTGCGGTTGGATCAAATTCTTTTAACCCATCACCGAAATCTCTAAGATCCTGACCATCTATATTTTTCCCTTCATTTTTATCTGGTGTCGGTGGAGTAGCTCCACTTTTCAGCTGGGAAATATCGATAGTGTTACCCATAATTTTTCCTCCTTTTACTCAGCACCACGCAATTGTTTTAGCGTTACTGTATTATTATCTTTCTGTTCAGCAGTTACATATTTATACGTATTGTCGTCAACTGTGATATCTATAGTCAGTTCATGATCATCTACGCTGAACTTAAGATTTACTGTTTGATAAGGAAAAAGAAAACGTTCTAATTGATCAGCAACATTATTTTTTAATTCATTTAATTTATCAGGAAACATGTATCTATATTTTGATACCAACCCCACTCCCATCTCTGGTCTTAAAGGATCTGTTCCTGGTTCTAATAATAACAATCTTTCAATTAGCAACCCCACTGCTTTTTTACCTACATACTCTTCAGGTTGTTTAAAATCATCTGTTCCGATTACATATTCTTTTAGAATACTACTCATATATATTCACCTCCAAAAATTATTAATATGTGAAATTTGACAAAAAAGAAAAAGGGGTTCAATTTGAACCCCTCCATATTATTCGGTACACATATACACAATAGCATCATTATATGCATACTGAATAATTTTCTTTTCATCATAAGACCTCACGCTTGGTTTTGCCTCTTTCCAGTCGTCTAAGCCTACTTGGTATTTAATTCCTCGAAGTTGCTGCTTGTGTATATTCATAGAGTATACCTCTACTGAATTGAGTACAAGTTCAGCTTCATCATCCAACTTTGGAAATATAAATACTTGTGCAGGCCATATTATTTTACCTGCTACCATACGATTTGGCTGAGATACTGCAACTATACAATTCATTCCAAAATTTTTTTGTATAGTTGCTCTCAGTAAATGAAGTTTATGATTAACATTAGCATCGGTGATACTGATATCACCAAGATCTCGAGCTTTCATTACGATCACCGCCTATCCGTTTTTGATCACGTTATTAATTCTGGAACGTAACTCCAATTTTGTAGATAACGGAAAATCTACCATTCTATACAGATATTCTAATCCATACAGAACGTCTTTTTTTCCGATTTTCGAAACAGCATACATGTCAGCTTCAAATTCGTTTTTCCTTTCAATCGACCATGGCAAAAATCTTTTAAGTGTTGCTAATACCTGGTTCTGTGACATTGTTTCAAGATGTCCATTAACCAGATGACCAATCTCGTGAAGCTCCAGGAAGCCCCTAACATTATCGGGTGCTTCATCATGAACAGCATCGCACATGATCACTGCTCTGCCAGGACCTACAAATGCTACCCCGGCACCAATTGCAAATTTTGAGTGGAGCAATCTTGGCACTGTAGCAATCCCAATAGTTACATCTGGTCTATCGATTAACGGACCTACAATATTGTATGTGAACACCTCGTTCGGATTCACATCCTTCAACTGCTCTACGATCCACTTTCTATTGTATCTGTATTCTTTTCTTTTCATGCCATTTTCCTCCTTAGGCTATTTTTTCTTTTTGTACAAGTGTACGGAAGAATGACTTCCGTACACACATTGTTTCATATATCAGCATACTATTTAAAGTATACTTTTTATCAGATAACACTTCTCTATATTTATTGAGAAGTGGATCTGTAATTGCCTTCTCATTATACTTAGACAACAAATTATCTAAGTATGTAATATCCTCTCTCATCATCGCTTTATCAATATTTTTATCGAAAAGCAGAGCTGCCAATTCTCCAAGTACGTCGTATATCAGAACACAATCCTCATATGAGATACGTGTGTCTAACAATTCAGCTTTAGTATATGATGAAAGATTAATTTTCATTTTCTTCCTCCTCCTTTTCTTCTCCATCTTCTACCTCGGCCTGCCCTATGGTGCGCCACACCAATCTCATTAATGCGACTAACCACATGACGACAATATTTTTCTCGTCAATGTCAAGCCCTTCTGCCATCATATTGTTTCTCAGGCAGGCTAACATACATCCGATTACGTTGTAGTAATATGCAAGCTCGTCGGGTGTATCATCTATGTCTTCACAGAGAGTGTCCAACAGCATCATATGTTCTGCTAGTTCATCATCTGTGAAATTTTCTGCCATCAGAACCGTAGATATATCGTTCAATACATCGTATAGTTCTAATAGCTTTTTGGAGTATTTTGTTTCTAATATATCACTCCAAAGAATCTTTTGAAATAACCCTCCCTTCAAATTCCACGGATTAAGTTGGTTTAAAGTTACAACAATTTTGTCAAGCCCCTTGCGAGACTTGACTGGCAGGTTTCTTGTGTATTCCATATGATCACCTCCTTACCAGAACATCCTGCGTATCGCTGAGCAAGTTTCGCCAAACAGTGGTGCACCATTCAGCTTCTTCCACTCGTCTTTGGCAGTTTGCTCTGCTTCCTGCTTGTCAATGAGTAGCCGAATCATTCTGGTAAACATTTCCAGTCTGGATAAAAATCCAATCTGGACATGTGTTCCCACCCACGACATAGCGTTGATTGCCTCACTGAATCCCACACATTTTGCTGCGTAGTTATCAGCAGAGCGTTCACGCTTCCACTGGGATGATCCCGGCACCATTCGTCCCAAAGCCTGCAGCATTGCTACTTTTGGATCGGGACTTATGTGACCATACTCTATATGACCTAACTCATGCATTGCGAAGAACGCTTTTGCATATTCAGGTGCGGCCTCATATATTTCGTCAGTCATGATCACTGGGCTACCATCTCTCAAAAAGGCGGCAGCTGCGACAATGGCACCATCTCCATGAAAAGCATTGCAATTTTTTGCAAGTTTCACAGATTTCCCATTCACCCACACATCAGACGCTGTGTATCCGAATGCTGTTGATGAGTTTCTTTTTCCTTCTTCTTTTAAATATTTTTTATCAAATTTATACATAACATTTTCTCCATTTCTACCCGCAACTAACACGGCGGGCCAGCGATATAATATTAAAAGTTGTACTGAAGGGACTGCAAATACATCCCCTGTTCAAACGGTGTCTCTGCATCCATGTATGCTCTGAGTCTACTAATACCCCAAAGCGTTTTGGACGGCTTTGTTTCCGTGTTGACTATTGAACGTTTTAATATCCAATAGAGCTGCTCACCCCATTCAGGATCGATACAACTGATGACATCTTCCATCTCGACACGGCAGAAGAATAAATACTCCAACAACGCATCGTGATTTTCCTCACAGAGGCGAAGGCCGTCTTCGAAGTTGTCCAACCACTTCTCGAAAATATCATCCTCGAAATGGTTTGGATCTTCCTTCCAGTTTTCAGGTGCTTTATAGCCGCCTTTAAAAATTTTTCTCAGTTCATTTTTCTTTGCTTCTATCATAATTTGTCTCCATTTCTGCCCGCATCTAACACGGCGGGCCAGCGTTAAATTTGTTATTTAGAATGATTCGTTAATGTATCTTCTATATACGCACTTTAATGTCGTTGGGGCATCAATCATTGCGCGGAGCTTCATAAATGCATGTGCAATTCGCACTTCTGATTTATCATCATGCATTAATGATCTTTCAATTATCTGGTAAAACATATCTCCATACCATTCTGGAGAATACATCATAATTGCAATGCATTCTTCTTTGCTGCTCATGATGAATTTATAAAAATCATCATTTGACTTGCAGATTTTTACTGACTCAATGTATCTTTCTGTCAGCACTTTTAAATCTTCAGATTTGAGTTCCATATCTTTATCAGGAACCTTTACACACTTTCTCATACTTTCGACTAAATCTTTAGCCTCTAAAAATTGTTCTCATAATTGTCTCCATTCTCCCACACTAGGCAGTGGGCATCCAAGCTTTTTATTAAAGTGATTATTTTATACCATTGAATCATTCCTCTTATCTGGATATTTAACGGAACGGATTCATAATACCAGGAAGATAGAAATATTCTATATGTAAAAAGATGAAAGAAGAGAAATAGAATTATTATCTATCTTCTTGGTATCACTATTATAATATATAATTGAAAAAACGGACTTTTACACATCTTAATAATTGTGATAGGAGGTATTACAAATGGCTGGAAAAAATGTAAAGAGATATAAATGTCCTTATTGTGAGAAGCGTGTAGAACGGAACCAATTACAATATCATATAGGAAAAGATCATCAAGATATGATACCACAAGGATACACGGCAGCGAGAGTGGCATTTAATTACTTAAATAAAAAGACTGAAGGACATTGTATTATCTGTGGTGGAGTTACAGCTTGGAATGAAGATAAAAAGAGATACGAAAGATTATGTGACAAACCTGCTTGCAAAAAGAAATATGTTAAGATGACAGAAGATCGTCTTAAAAAGGCTAGGGGAGTTACTAAGAAAGAGATGATGAGTGATCCTCAGCATCAAGATATGATGCTTAAGAACAGATCTATCTCTGGAATATATAAATTTGAAGATGGTGGAAAAGTTCCTTATGTAGGATCTTATGAAAAGAATTTCTTAGAGTTTATGGATCAATATCTCCATGTAAGTTCTATGGATATTCAAGCTCCTGGTCCTACTATAAAATATTACTTTGAAGGAAAGAAACACTTCTGGATTACAGACTTTTATTATACACCGTATAATCTTGTCTTTGATATTAAGGATGGCGGATCTAATCCTAATAAAAGACAGATGGATGAGTATCGAGCTAAGCAACGCAATAAAGAGGCTGCTATTATTGATCAAGGAGAGTATAACTATCTCAGACTTACAGATAATAAGTTTGATCAACTTATCGAAATCATGATTGATCTTAAAGATAGTATGACAGAATTAGACGGACCATACTATCAAAAAGTGTCAGGATATAAACCAGTTGTTAAAATTAATGAATCTGCAATAGAAGAGGGAACTTTGAATAGAACTTTTGGCTTACCGTATAAGATAAATAAACAAATGAAGAAAGATGGTATAAAGACAGGTTATGCAGAATTGATAAAGAATCATGGTAATCCTTCTGTAGATAAGGTTATCATGAAAGAAAAAGATATTTCTGATATATCTTATGTCAGAAGAGACAATAACTCTGCGATCACCCAGATTAGAACAATTGGAGATAGAATAGATAAATGCAAACAGTTGGGAGATTGTAAAGAAACCCATGGATACTATGAGAATATTAAGAAGAACTACATCGATAAAGGGCTTACTAAAAAAGATTGTGATCTTACTATAGCAAGTCTTAAGAAATCTAATGCAATGTATACTGAAAGAATTAAACAGTTACGTGTTGAGCAAAATAGATCCACCAATGAAGCGTTTTGTGTACAAGGGAAATATATATTGCTGGCGGAAGCTAAATCAACTCTTGATCGTAATTTTAAAAAGAAAGAAATCGATGCAGAGTTTAAATATATTAATATTTCCAATATGGGTAAGTATAAACCTCAGGTTGAAAAGCATTATGGAAAGTTTTTTGATTATACTGTAAAACATAGCACTGGGGAAATAGTTGTGGATGTAAAAAAAGATAAAGTTGCTGGCTATGTGTTTGTAAATAATACAGATCAAAAAGGATTTATTATGCCATTGGTAGTCGTAAAAGAGTATCGAGGTTGTGGATTAGGTTCAAAGCTATTTGAGGATGCTATAACTAAATATGGCGGGACAGATCTTTGCGTTGATAAAGATAACGAAATAGCTATAAAACTATATAAGGATCATGGTTTTGAAATTGCAGGTGATGGAGATACTAAAAATCGATATTATATGATCAAACACGGAGTTAAAATTACTAATGAAGTATTTTGTCAGAATGATCCGGAGATGGTAACTTATAAGGTCCTTACAGATCCAATTACATACAAGAATAGAGATATCACTAAACTGGCGGAATATGTACAATCATTATCTGAATCTACCAGAGAATATAACAAATCGTTCTTTGATACTGCTTTAGCACAAACTGAAGCATTTTATCATGAGTATTCTAACTTCATTAAGTCAGGAAAATGTTCTTATGATGTGCAATCTATTTGTGAATCATTTTCGCTTAAAGAAGTTACCCTTTCAGAGATCCAAGCAATCTATACTGAATTGAAAACATTGTTCAGTGAATGTACAACTCCAATAGTAGAAGAACAATTAAATAGTTTTGATTTAGATTATCTAAAAGAATATGTACTATAGGAGGAATATAATGGATAGAGAAAAATTTGTTGAAGAGTTACATAAGATGGATCCAGACTATAACCCAGGGTATGTGAAAAGACCTACAGAAATAGATGATGTAATGCAAGCTTGTATCGATCATGCTAAGAATAATTATATGAGAGATGATAACATGTACCAGTTTGCAGTAGTTATCGAGGAAATGGCAGAGCTCACCCAGGAACTTACAAAAATGCTGCGAGGACGAGATAATCGTACAGGTGTTGTAGAAGAATTGGCTGATGTTCAATTGTGTGTTTGGGTTACTATGAAAATGCTTGGAATTACCGATGAGGAGATAAATCAAGCTATTCAGGTAAAGAGTGACCGTCAGAGAAATAAAAAGTGTAAAAAGAAAAGCAATAATGTACCAAAAGAGTTAGCAGTATTATATACCGAAGAATTCAAAAATGGAGTTAAATATCTTAGTGATTTCGATAAGAAAGCTATACGTACAATACTTGATCGTGACGAGTGGTCTGTGCGTCAGCTTCCAGCTTTATCGTCAGATTCAGATTCTGATAAACTCGCATTTGCAGTTAATGTGCTTGGAGATAAAGGCAGAGGGATAAGATTCGATAGACTTAAATCTATGATTATCGAATCTAAATTCATAAACTTTAATCGATATACGTTTGAAGATAAAGACGAATGTGAACTGATTTTAACTGAATATAGAAAAATTATTGAAGATTGTATATTCGATATACCAGTATTACGCGCTGCTATAAAGCGAATGTTCTACTTATTAAATTTATAAAAAATAAAGAGGTGTGGTTAATTCCACACCTCTTTTCTATTCCAATCCTCTGTATTTCCTATTCAAAATAGGATTTATGATCTCCGGAATTACACTAGTTTCCGGCTTTTTATTGCAAATTTTCCTATTCATGAAAGGATTTTTAGGTTGTTCCGTGCCTGCATCTACACATTCAGTATCGTATAGCTCTGGCAATCTGGAAAGATATCTGCGCAATGAATAATTATAGTCGTTGAGCAGTTCATCGACAGACGAAAAGCCCATATAGTTAAGTACCTCCATGATATTTTTAACCACTTCCATATCACTGCTAAGTTCTTCTGCATTGTTTTCTTCTGTTCTCATAATTGTCTCCATTCTCCCACACTAGGCAGTGGGCAGCCAATACTTTTCATATGAATGATTTCTTCATAATCCTGAATCGTTTGCTAGTCCTGAGTACTTGTTTTACAAGACTAAACGGATCAAAGAAAATAAATGGTGATATAATAATACTTTATTACTATATCACTATTATAATATACAATTGAAAATATTGACTTTTACAAAAAAAAGAAAATAGAGTACGGAGAGGCATTAACCTCTCCGTACATATTATTTGTTTTTTAACTCTCCATCTCCAATACTGGTAGAATCTGCGGATACAGAGTCCCCTGTCATTATCACAGGTACTCCGTCTATAGTACCGGTACATAATTGCATTTCATTCTCGCTTATCGAATCCGACATTATAGGCAAACTCATAACTCTTTCGTTTTCTCTGTTACGTCTATTTTCTTCCAGGTCAATAGCTGACTCTACACCATATATACTGTTTAACATACTAATCGTAGAATGTCTATGATCTTCGAGAGATTTTCTGTAATATTTTAAAAGCATAGCTGCATATGGATACTGCTCATTGATTTTTGTATTTACAAAATCTACAGTTTCATTTGTTACTATACTTTCTTTATCGGCATTGATGAATGATTTGATATACTGAATCCCATTAAATGATTCTGATCTAAGTAAAGTTGCATATGCGTTTCCTAAATATACAAAAGTCATATCTATCCTTCCTTTCCAATTAAATCATCACTAGATTTTTCCATTGTCTTTTTCATGAATTTCTTTAAGAATTTTTGTTGTTTCTTTGTATATGGTGCTGGTTCTTCAAAATTCCTGCAACTATCTCCAAACTCTATATCGATCATATTTTCGATATCGCATAATAATGCTAATCTTGCAGATCGAAATTCATATGGATTGTCTGGGATCTCCATACAGTTATCTATATAATTTCTATAATCTGCAACTACAACACTGGCAAATATATGTCTCTCAGTATCAATTGGGTTTGGATTTTTGTACAACTCTTGTCCTTTCAAGATGCTTAGTTTATCATCATATATAACCCGTTTGAGTAGTCTTAACCCACCAAGATCTTCTGATCTGATTAATGTACTACAACTCTTCAACAGATCCTTCTTCTTTACTTTCATCGTTCTCCGACCTCCCTTCAGTATTATCTAAATTTATAGCGGGAACGAAGTCCGATGCATCGATTTTTGGAAATTCAGTTGGTCCGAGATTGATTGGATTGGTTTGCTGTTGCTGCTTGGCAGCTAATGATAATTCATTATATTTCTTTACCAGCAATTTTTCAGCGTAGTATAAAGGCGAAATTATGATAGCTAGTTTATCCATATCATATGCATCGTCGTCATACTTACAGATAGTATTATCAAAGACTTTGCACCGGTACAACTCCACATATCTCTTTACGAAGATATTATCGTCATTACAATCAGGTTCTATATTGAAATCTTGATTCAATAACCTTTTCTTATCATCCTCGATATACTGATTGATTTTTTCCAAATCTTCAATATTGCACGAAGACAGGATAAGTTTATACATTTTTTTGTGCGCTTTCTCAATATTACTCATGATAATATTTTCCTCCTTATTTCACTTCTTATTAATATAGTCTTCGATTATATACTATTTAATTGAATATAAGAATAGAGGAGGAATAAAAATGAATTATAATTATTATAAGCCAACGACAACTAGCTGTGGTACAGAAAAAATTATGCCTGGATGTATGCCAGCCTTCGAGCCTAAGTATAAGTCTAAGTATAATAAACTTTATAGTGTAGAAAAAGTTAAACCAATTAAGCAATTTACACCAACACCAGTTACAAGATCATCGTATACATTAGGCACACCTTGGCCATACCCAAATAATGATTGGGTAGATCCTCGTAATTTTTTCAAACCATTTAAAAGTAATTCATCGTTAACTACAAGTGGGAATGTAAGGCAGGAGAGAATAAAATGATAAATACTTCATCAACTCCATTAATACAAGCAGGTAATACTTATACATATACCGAAAATTTAGGAGGAGTACAGATAGTCAGATATATTCATGTAGATGGTCCGACAAGGCCAAATGCTACTACTATCAACACTTGGTCCCCGTATTTTATTGCTACCGATTACTACCCATGCACATACCAGATGACATATAAATAATCGAATAAGGAGGTAGCAAAATGAAGAGATCAGAATTACCTGACGAGGTGTTTGGTATTCCTCAGGAAAGGAAATATCCCATGCCTGATAAGAAACATACTGAATCTGCGATTAAATTATTTAATCATGTAGATTCAAAATATGAAGAACAGTTGGCAAAGAAAGTTATTGCCAATATGAAGAAATATGATATAGATCCAAAGATGGTTGGAAAGAATAATAGATTAAGAAAGTATCTTCCTAAGGATATGGTGAACGAAGCTGTATTTAAGAATGAAGATGATATTTATTACAATAAAGATAAATTCGATAGTGGAGAGATCAATCTTTGTTTTATAATAGGATTGTCTGGCTCTGGTAAGTCTACTATGGCACATGGTATGGAGAGCAGTAATGTAGAAGCATATGAAATGGATGATGTATGCCATAGTTGGAATTTTTCGGATGACAATTTTAAAGAGTATGGTTCTTTAATTCATACATTTTTCCAGGGTCCTGGGAAGAAGTATAGATTTTTAACACGGCAAGAATTTGACGATAAATATAACACAGAAGAATCTAAAACTAGTTATTTCAACCCTCTTATAAGGGATTTTATAAAATATGCTATACAATATGCAAAATCTCACAAAAATACAAAATATGTAATTGAAGGGGTTCAAATTATTCTATTGAATCCGAGTGATTTAAAAAATTATGCAGTATATATCAAAGGAACTTCGCTCATTGTAAGTCATATACGTTCTGCTAAGAGAGACTCTAAAAGATCAAATAATCCAACTAAGTCTTTTGTGTCAAGAATTACAAACATGAAAAGAATTAAATGGATGCTAATTGATAATAAAGATCTTTCCAAATGGATTAACTATTATAAACCTTTAGTTTCAGTTAATGAAACTTCTACTATATCCGAGATCAAGAATATTATCTTTGATCTTGGTTCAGTTCTTGTAAAATGTGACGCTATTGATCGTATTAAAGGCGCACCTAATATACCGGATGATTATGCTCAGGAGATTATCGATGCTTGGATTATCAATAATGATTATACTGAGCAATGTACAATGGATGAATATATTCATCTTGTAACTCAGAGATTAAGACCAGAACTTCATAGGTATATTCCTGATATGCTTAGATTTACTTTAGAAGGATCTTATCCATATGATTATACTGATAAAGTAATTGATAATCTTAAAGAGCAGGGATACGGGGTCTACTATTTATCTAACTGGAACTCTTGGACTATGGAAGAGTTTAAAACTAGAGCTAGATTCGATTTCTTAAAGAAAATGAATGGTGGATTGTTCTCTTACGAGTGTGGGCTGATGAAACCTGATAAGAAAATTTATGAGACTTTTTTACACCAGTTTGGTTTAGATCCATCCACTTGTATTTTCTTTGATGATAAGAAAGAGAATGTTGAAGCTGCTAAGCAATGTGGAATTGAAGCTGTTGTATTTACTGGGCCTGAAGTATTAGATGATTTTCTTATCAAACCTAATCCAGATAGAGAGTTATTTGAGGAGGCTTCCACAATGACACTTGAAGAATCTAATAAAGATTCTGTGAAAGAATATGGTGGGCCTTGTATGGGAACTGTTGTAGGTTCCGGTGCTACTGGCCATCCTATTCCGGAAGATTCTGATAATGTGTATATTGTAAATTATAAGACAAAAAATACATTCACTGGTGAAGAGGAAGCTAGATTAGGAATCTGCAAAACTGGTATGAGAGATCTTCATATTAAAGGCGGTAAGTATAATAGAATTCATAAAGCAGATCTTGAGAAGTTTAAAGAGAATGCTTACGACATCAAAGCATATCGTTATACTGGAAAGAAAAAGAACAGTTTCTATGACGTAATAGAAGATGCAGATACCGATATGGATTTCTATACACTTTTGACAGGTAAAGATCTTCCAGAGTTAGAGTTTGTAGGTTATGATGATGACTTTGTAGAAGAAACTGCATTTGTAGATATGATGGATGCTATCACATCTTGCACTGAAGCATCTATTAGATCTATCTCAAATGCGTGCAAAGATATCCCAGTATTGACAGAAAACTTTGTAGGAAGATCCTATAATTACTACAGAGACATGGATGGAGTATTTGCAGTAAACGAATTGACAGGGTTGAGAACCAAGTCATACGAGACTACTAAAGATATTCCTAAAGCAGAACTGGAGATTGTAAAATATGGGCTGGTTTATATGCCAGCAAGAAGGTAGTGGGGTTACACCCACTACCTTTATTTTTTCACATCCTAGTAAAATTTAGGAGGTGTGGATATGACAGATACAAGTAAAATCGTTGAATCGGTCGTTCATATAAAGGATCTTCCAATTATGAATACCATCGATCCGTCTGCTAGAATCTTAATCGAAGATAGTCAAGATACTAAGCAGATGACAATGGATAAATTTTTAAACTTAATTGAATCTACAGTAGATTCTAAAATGAGTACGAATACTATACTGATCGCTAATAAGATAGCTCAAATGGATGGGTATGTCAAAAAGATGGATGATTATATAAAAAAGATGAATGACATATTATCATCCGGTAATGATAGTGAAGCTGATCGTAATAAAACTTTCGCTCAGATGCAAAAAGAATTTAAGGAATTGCAAGCAAGTTATCAGCAGATTAGTAATACTTGGAATAATCAAATAGTTCCATTTTACAATACTGCTGTTATTAAAGAGACTGAACGGCAGTCTAATGAAACTTATAGGGTGCAAGAATTTCAGAATTGGTCTACTGCTCAAGATACTATGGAGAATCAAGAAGCGACAAGACAAGCAGCTGAGGCTCAACGAGTTATTGCTGAGAAGAAAAGAATTAATGCAGAGAGTGATAGAATTGAAGCTGAAACAGATAGGAAGGATGCTGAAAATATACGTCAAGAATACTATCAAAAACTTAGTAGTATCATGAAAGTAACTGATAACGGTATTACATTTTTCCCATAATAAAGAACTAGGGTATAGCAAAAACATTCATTAAAATCGAAAGAAAGGCAGGTAAACGAAGATGTCTACAAATAACGATTATCAACAGATTGGTATCTTCTTCGAAGATCTTCTTGAAAAGACCAGAGCTGATGATTCAGATATCTTAGTACTTGAAGATGTAGATAATACTAAGAAAATTAAATTTAGAAATTTTAGACAATCTCTCATAGATGATAATGAAGCTCCTGCGAATTATCGTTTGTATTCTTCAACAAAAATTCAATCTATGATTGATGAGATTTCCAAATCTGTTACAGATGGCATCGGTGGGGTGCAGGAAGATATTGGAAATCTTCAAAAAGATAAAGTATCTAAATCAGATCTCAAGACTGAATTAGATAAGATGGATAAAAAGAAATTTAATGTTTCAGATATTGGTCCTATTTTATCCGAGATTGAAAATTCTCGTAAGAAATCTGAACTTATCACAGGAGCAGATTTGGCTTACGGCGATGATGCGGATAAGATCCATATCAAGCATTTAGGTTCTGATATCCTTGATGCTATGACGGGAAAAACGCAAGTATCTATTCCATCAGTTCCAGTAGGTGGATGGGTTGGAGAAGATCTTGCTAATGCATCTATTGGAGCATTAAAGTTAAAGAAAGATTATTCTTATAGAGGAACCTACCCTAATGGGGATCTTGGTAGATTGGTTGAAACTGGATACTATGTGGTGGGAGCAGATTCCATAGGACTACCTCATTACGGTAATGATAACGATGAAAGTAGATTACTTGAAGTAATCAGATATGGCCAGGATTCACAGTATATCATTCAGAGAGTGTATTATAAAGAATACACCGATGAGAATAGACCATATTTTGAAAGAAAAGGTTTATTTAGTAAATTATCAGTATTGGAATTTACTACACACTGGGACGTTAATGATGCCAATAAAGTAGGATCAGCTTTATTAGGAGATCATTATAACAACCGTGGAATCGTAAGTGGAGTAAATCTTTTTAGTATCACTGTTGATGGTAATTATCTTTGCGATAAGACTGTAGAGAATTTACCTACAGGTGAAAAATATCTTGTTTCTATCTCTACTTATGACGATAGAAAAGAATATAGAGCAACTAAAGCTGATATTGATGGTTGTGTTCAGTACGTATGCTATGAGTATAATGATTCAAATCATGCACTTCATAGAACAGACTGGTTTATGACCAGCGATATCTCTAAATCAAAATTCGATGGGCAGACTATTCATATTTTTGGTGATGGAATTGCATATGGAATGGGAGCTAGTGATGTTGCTAAGAAAGCATTCCCGGCAATTCTTCATACTAAATATGGATGGAAAATCAATAATCATGCATTAACAGATGCTACTGTTGGTAACTACTCTGATGATTTATATAAACAGAGAAGTTTACTTACGCAAATTGATAATGCAGTGGGATTGACATCTGACACAAATCCATATGTATTGATCTTTATGGGTGGTGAAGACTACAGGGGAGGAATGGCTCCTATTGGTGACAACAAGTCTGATACAGATACTACATTTAAAGGAGCATTAATTCTTGCTATACATAAGATTTTAACGAAAGTTCCATCTGCTAAGATTCTTATTTGCACTCCTATTTACAGAGCGAGCTCAGAACCTGGCGATGGATATGACTGCGATACGAATCGTATCAACGATAAGTATTTGCAGGAATTTGCAGATGCAATGGTGGAAATTTCAAAGATAAATCATATCCCGTGTTTGAATCTTTTTAACGACAGTATGATCAATCGATACAATGCTAGTATATATCTCAACGAGTTGGGAGTATATCCTACAGATATAGGCCATGCAATGTTAGCAGAACAGATTCATGATGGATTTTGTAGATACTATTAAAGAAAGGAGTAAACTATGGATACTGCAAAAATTAGGGAACTCCCTCAGAAAGCCAGACCGTCAATCACTGATATGATTATTGTGGAGGATAATGACGGCACAAAAACAACAGAAATCTCTGCATTTAGATCTGTGTTACAAGAAACTTTATTTTTTAACACAGTAGAAGATATGAAGAATGCAGTTTTAAAAGAAGGAGATACAGTAACTACATTGGGATACCACTCATTGAATGATGGCGGAGGAGCACGATATCAGATTGTATATGCTCCTACGGATTTAGATGATGGAATTCTTGTACACTATCTCCATACTAGTGATACTCTCAGAGCGCATCTCATCCATAATGGAGAGCTTAATGTGCTGCAAGCTGGTGCGTTTGGGGATGGAGAAACCGATGACTACACTGTTTTTAATAAAGTAATTAATCTCGGATATCCTATGATTATCCCTACGAGAAAGTACAGGATCTCAGGATCTTTAAATATCCCGTCAGGAAGAGTTATTGATTTTAATAACTCAGAAATTATTTGTCCTACATCATCGTGTGTGTGCGTAGGATTAAATAAAACAGCTTCAAATATTGTAATTAAGAATGGTATTTTTAATGGGCAATATGGAGTTGAAACATATGCTTATGCAAGCAATGTAACTATTTCGGACAATATATTCAGATCTTCTAATAAAATACAGATGAGTAAAGGTATTATAGTATCAGGGTCTACTGGAATTACTATTTCTAATAATGTAATTGGGGATGAAGATTATAAAGTAGATTATGGTATTTTTACGACTAGCTCTAAGAAAGGAAGCACTGTTACAGCAAATTCTAATATTCTTATTCATGGAAATAGGATATGTATTGGTAAGTATGGTATTGATATGACTAGTACGGTAACAGATAAAAATATCCATATTGTTGATAATCAAATCAAAGGAATGGATAGCGTAAATATTACAGATGAACTTCCTTGTGCTATTCAAATAAGTGCCAATGCTAATGCAATTCTTGTATCAAGTTGCGGATTGGATAGGTTAGCTATAGGTGTCCAAATTGCAGGTTTAGTTGATGTAAAGGCATCTTTTACTGATATCACTGCAAATGAAGTAACTGAATTTTATTCTTTCTTATCAGATCAAGCTAGTATATCTATTTCTGGGATGCAAAAATTGAGTACATTGACGCGTGACTGTTATTTATTTGATAGAATGACAGGTACACTTACTATGAATACTGATTTTGATATCACTATCGGATCTGGGTACAAATGCTACCAAGCTAGAACATCTCTGCAAGGGACTCTTATTGATACTTCAGATCCTACTACAAAAACTAAGATTGATCTTAGTACACCATACCAACGTGTAATCATTCGTGATGAGATCCCAGGGTATAAGAATATTGCATTAAATGTAGATGTGACTGGAACAATAGAGAATATTCCTATCGCATCACTGGAAGGGCAAGTTATTGCTTTATACTCTTCTTCTGGAGCAGTATTAAAACACAATTCAAATATTCTGATTGGAAAAGATATTACATTGGATCAATATGTTCCGGTAATAGTTAAGAATATTAAAGGATTATGGACTAGAGTTAAATAACAGGAGGTGAGACCAAATGCCTACTATTGCAATAGAAAACGGTAAACGTATTGAAGAACTTATCGATATAAATAGACTCAATGACGATTCTTATTTTGTCGTAAGTGATGCTGCGTTAACTAGAAAAATTACTCTAATGAATTTGAGAAATGCATTTAACGGAGACAGTGCGACTTCTAATCTGGGCAATGTATATTATTCAGTAGAGAAAATAAATGAACTTTTAGATCATGTATATGATGAGATTACAAAGATCAATGGTAGATTGGATAATATGGAAGATCGTATTAATAAGATCTACAATGACTTTGGCGCAAACTTATCAGAGTTTAAAAAGTACGTTGAGAAAGTATTTGCTGAATTAAGATTAGCAGATCAGAATATTAATACCAAAATTGACAATACTAAATCTGAGCTAAACACAAACATAGATAATACTAAATCTGAATTAAATACAAAGATAGATAATGTAAATAAAGCATTGGATGCTAGATTAAAAGTTGTAGAGGCTAAGCTTGCTAATATTGAAGGAATTCAAATTGGCACCGAAGTTCCTACGACTCTTAAACATAACGTGATCTATCTTCAATACTTCTAGGAGGTGAAGATAGATGGCTGGTACTATAAGTGGAACATTAAACGATAATAAACACTGTGTACTATGGAATCATAATAATGGTGCTACAATGAATATTTCTCAAGTCTGGGTTGATTGTGAATACGTGATTGGTGCTGTTCCCGGAAAAACTGCATATAGTGTTAAGATGAGAGCTAGACTAGCATGTTTGTGGCGTATGAACTATACTGCTCTTACGTGTACATTAAAATTGTATTGTGATGGCAAATTGATTGGAAGTACTAATAATAGCACTACTATCAGTTTGATAACCGGCGAGAATGGTGGAGCAGGATCATGGAGTATATGGTATACTTATGAATATCCAGTTTCATCGCAACAATCTACAATTAAAATGGAATGCGTATGCGACTTATCTTCAATTATTGGTAGTAATAGTAATCGTCCAGGGGGTCCAGATTCTAATGGACATCCAGGATATCATTATCATGACGCACATTGTAGTGGATCGGTGAATGTAGCTGGAATTACAATTGGTAAGCCACCTACATTGAATTACATTATAAACAAAAAACCATATGGAGACAAACAATCTATTTCATCAGAAATGAGGCAGATCCAATTCTCATGGGATGGAACATGGGGAGATCCTGCTGCTGATAGTAAAGTTTATTACAGACTTAATGGGGGTACTACTATAAATGCTGGTCATGTAGATCCAGTTACCATAAATGATCTTAACCCAGGAACCACATATAAACTCGAGGTGTATGTGAAGAATAGTATTGGATCCACTGATTGGAAATCTATTACAATCAGGACTAGATATAAACCACCAGAAATTTCATTGCCATCTCATACGGTTGATTTGGAATGTTTCACTATCAATTGGGAGAGCACTCGTCCACTAAAATCATTATCTTATAAGATTTCTGATGTAGCAGCATCTACGGATCTTTGCGATTGGACAGCAATTGCAATTACATCTGGAGATACTTCAGGTACATTTGAAACTTGTATAGATGGTGCTTGGATGGATCCTAAGAAAGAATACACTATAACATTTAAAGGAGTATCTACGGATGATTACGATTATCTTGATTCTAATCAACCTACCTTAACAGATACTACTTTAGATAGATCACATATAGCAAGTATTGGATCATGTATATTTGGGTTATCTATAGATATTACCATTGCAGCTGAATCAGAAAAACATCATCGTTTAAAGATTTGGACTGAGGGTAATGATTTAACCCCTACATTTACATTTGATGATCTCCCAAAAGGTGTATATACATTTACTCCGACGCAAGATCAATTAGATCAAATGTATAGATCTATTCCTAATACAGGAAATATGGTTCCAATTCATTTCTTATTAACTACTCATGGAGATCATCTTGATTGGGATGATGAACAACAAAATCAAACTTTAACACTTACGGGTATAGCTAAGACAGTACATGTAGGTGATGAAAATGATAAACCAAGAAGATGTCAAGTTTGGATTGGTGATGAAAATGATAAACCACGTAGAGCAGTTACATGGGTTGGAGATGCAAATGATACAGCGAGACGTACTATATAAGAATAACGGTATAGGGAATATTCCCTATACCGTCTTATTTGGTGCAAAAATGGTAACGCAGAACTATATATTAAATCTTAAAGAAAGGTGGAAGTGTATATGGCAGATCAGATTTCAGGTACCTTTGAAACTAAACAGATACATGAACTGCAACCTTTAGTGAAATTAAATGGTAAAGAAGAAGTCATTATCGACGATGGCAATGGTACTTTAAGAGTTACTGTTGATACCTTATTAGGTTATATTAGAGATCAGATAAATGCTTCCGTTGGAGGAGAAACTGGTGGAGGAGGTACTGCTACCAGTAGCGGCGGAACTATTCATGTTATTCAAAAAGGTGAGGAAAATATCCCTGCAGAATCAAGACTAAAAGACCATTTCTACTTAAGAGTAGTAGATGCACATGATGCTCAGTTATCTACTGGATTACCGAGAATTGTGAGAGTAAGTCCTAATATGGGATTAAGAATGATTGAAGAATAGGAGGTGAAAATAAATGGCATTAGAAAAAGCTAGAGTTCAACTATTAGATCCAAATACTGGTGCTGTCTTAGCCGAAGTTGACGTATTGACTTCTGCCCCAGTAGTATCTTATGTGAACTCTAATAAAACATTAGGGGATTTTAGAGGAATCCCATCAGGAACATCTTTCGCTGAATCGGACGAAAAGTCTGTTAAAGATGTACTTGATGCTATATTATATCCATATGTGGATCCTACTATTGAGTATATTACAGATGAAAAATCTAATCAAATTACAACAGATCATACGAATATTTATGAGATGTATGAAACTATCAGACCTCATTATTTAACTGCAAAGATTAATGCCGGTTCAGCAGATACGTTAGTGATTACGTTAAAGAGATATAATCAGCAGACTGGACAAACTACTACATTAGAAAGTACTGTAAAAGTAACTCCAGGTTCTGTGTATATGTATCAAGGAGAGATAGACACAATTACAACTGATACTAAGATTCAGTTGGTAGTAGCAGGCGGAACTAAAGTTGCAAATTCTCCTATTATTTCGTATGAATTTATATATCCAGCATTTGTTGGATTCTGTGATATGAGTCAGATTGTTGCAGATGATAATGATGATCTTATTGATGAGGATAAAGCTGGAACTTATTTTTCTACGTTAATTAGAAACAATTCGCCGTTGATAGAGAAGAGATTGGTTAAACCATCAAATCTTGGCGGTATTTCAGTGCATAATGTATTATATAATAATACAAAATATCATCCTTGCATTATATACCCAACTTCTTGGAATAAGCTCGAAGCTATTGTAGATGCTAATGAAGACAATATCACAGGATCATTCGTGTACAGTACAATGATTCCTGTAAAACCAAATAGACTTACAAGTGGAAATGTGAGATATTCTGCATTTGTAAGTAGAAGAGAATACTATGTTCAGTTAGCTGCTGTTGAGAGAATTGAATATAGATTCAAAGATGGGTCTTTAGATCATATCGAGGAAGGAGTACCGTCATTGACTGGATTCGATGTATTGTGCAAACTTCCTGTTGATTTAAGAACAGTTGTAGCCACTCATGATGATCTTCTCAATATCGTTTATCCATATGATGGATTGGTTACGTTTGTTAAAGCTGAAAAGAGTTTCTTTAAATATGACGAAGATACTCAAACTTGGGAACCAACCAACCAGCAAGTATTTATTGCTACTACTGGTAGCGCTCCTAGTCTTGACGTAGGACAATGGAATGATATCACCATTGACATTAAATCTGGAATCTTCTATCAGAAATATAAGAATATTAGATGGGAAGAAAAAGGTAGATTTGTTGGCGGCGGAGTTTACGTAGAAGATTATGTTCAGGGTAAAACTTATAAAGTTGATGACGTAGTTTACTACGAAGGCAAATACTACAAAGCTAAAAAACAAACTTCAGCTATTCCTGGTACTGATGATAGTTGGGAAGAAACAACAATCGGCGGAGGTAAACCTGGACCAGTAGGACCTGCAGGAGATGCTGCTACTATTGAAATTGTAGAAGTAAGAACTGGTGCTCCTGGAACTAAAGCGTTAGTGGAAAATATTGGAGATAAACAGAATGCTAGATTAGTATTTACTCTCCCTCAAGGGCCGAAAGGCGAGAATGGAAATCCTTTAACTCTTGATAGAAAGCTTACCGATTACGGGTCAGCTGCTGATGCTGGTGCTGTAGGAGCAGCTTTAAGTAAAAAAATTGACCTTCCTAAAGACAGTAATGGTAATGTAATTGTACCTAAAGCAGGCCAGGTATTAGCAACTAATGAAGATGGAACAATATACTGGGCTAACTTTGATACGTTATTTAATGAAGCTATTAGAAAAGCTATTGAACGCGATCGTATCACACAAGAACAAGTTGATCAATTAGCTGCAAAATTAAATCGTAAAACAGTTAAATAAATTTTTATAAGGAGGAACTAAAATGATTACAATGCTAACATTAGCAGATGGTACTGAACTCGATGTTGTTAGAGAAGTAGAAGTGTCGCCTATCAGAGTTGAAGTGGTTCTTGGAACTGCTGACTATAGCTCACTGTCAGAACTTTCAGCTTCATTAACTTCAGCTAACCTTGCAAAAGTAGATTATTATAACGTATCCGATACGGATGACGATGATAAGAAATTGATCAGATCATACACTGATATGACTATTGATACTAAACCTAAATTTGAAGTTACTGAGAAAGGTAACTATCTCGAGGTTGCTGTATGTATCAGAAAATTATCAGATGATGAGAAACGGGAAAGAAAAATCATGGAACTCATCAATACTCTTTCTGATGAAGATGCATTGTTGTTTAAGACAATGTACCCATCATTCGAGGATTTGAATGGAGTTTCAGTGGAAAAAGATACAAAATTTGTATATGACGGGCTGCTGTACAAAACAACAGAAGCTCTTGTTGTAGACGCGCTTACAGGATTGCAGCTCGATGAAACAGGAAATTTGAATGGAATGTTTAAATGTATTGATGTACATCACGAAGGTACATATGAAGATCCTATTGAATATAATAAATTTGTTACACTCGAGCCAGGAAAATTCTACACAGAAATGGGTATCAAATATGTATGTCTTCAGACACCAGGCAAACCTATTACAGAGAATCTCTGCGATGTAGTAGATCTCTGGGTAAGAGAGCCGCTTGAGATGGACATTTATCCAAACTATCCATCCGAGCCGATTTATGATTATAACGCAGAAATCAACCCATGGCCTTGTGGATTATACACATTATATGAAGGAAATATATATCTTGCAAATGGAGATGGAGCTGTTACAGCACCTTCTAAAGAAGATACTGATAATTGGGAATTTGTTTCTAAAGCTAAACCTGGTCAGACAGGAGAAGTTTATGTTAAACCTGAACCAGTTCCTGAACCGGAACCGGTACAGCCATCAATTCCAGATGAGTCTGGAAGCATTGAGCAAACTCCTTCTACTGGGGAAAATACAGATACATCCAACCCTGGAAATGAAAACACAGATACTTCTGGAACAGGAACTGATAATGGTTCTACGGAAGAAACCACTCCAGATACTTCCAAAAACGATAAATCAGAAACAGTTGAAACTCCAGAAGGAACAGAAACTCCTTCTGCGAAAGAAGATACTGGAACAGAAGAACAAACTCCTTCTACTGGCGAAACCACTCCAGATACTTCCGAGCATGGAAATGAAAACACTTCTGAAACTAAAACGGAATAGAACAACTCCCATAGGCTTCTTATGTCTATGGGAGTTATTTTCCGCAACATTGAAATAATAATCATTTTACGATTATTGAAAATAAATAAAGGAGGAAACCTATTATGGCTTATAGTTACAAACCGAATAATTATACAGTATATGATAATAATCTTACGTTTGAAGAGAACTATCAAAATGGTGGAGTTATTACTAAAGAAAAACTCGATCGTCTCGAAGATGCTGTGAAAAAAGCTTCTGCTGATCTTTCTGTAGCAGAGACAGAAGTTGTTACAGATCCATCTGCAGCTGAGGTAAAAATCAGCTTCAATGAGCTTGTCGGAAGAAAAGACTTACATTTCAAAATTCCACAGGGACCTAAAGGCGATCCTGGTGAAAAAGGTGAAACTGGTGCTCAGGGACCTCAGGGTGAACAGGGAGTTCAGGGACCTAAAGGTGCTCAAGGTGAGCAGGGTATCCAGGGACCTCAGGGTGAAGTAGGACCTAAAGGCGATCCTGGTGAAAAAGGTGAAACTGGTGCTGCTGGTGAAGTAGGACCTCAGGGACCTCAGGGTGCTCAAGGTGAACAAGGTATCCAGGGACCTGCTGGTAAAGATGGAGCAAATGGTAAATCTGCATATGAGATTTGGATTGCTGCCGGAAATACTGGATCTGAATCCGACTTCTTAGCATCTCTTAAGGGAGATAAAGGAGATAAAGGTGAACCAGGACTCAAAGGTGAGACTGGTGCTGCTGGTGAAACTGGTGCTCAGGGACCTCAGGGTGAACAGGGTATCCAAGGTATCCAGGGACCTGCTGGTAACGACGGTGCTACAGGACCTAAAGGCGAAGCTGGTAAAGATGGTGTAGGTCTCACTGGCGTAGCTACAGTATTAGCTAAACTTGCTGATCCGAACACTGCTACACTTGCTGACGTTGCACAGAAAGTCAATGATATTATTGATATTCTCAACGCAAGAGGAGTTTCTAAAGCAGAATAAAAAAGATGATGAGTGCAGGATTTTCCTGCACTCATCTTACTTTTGGAGGTAGTGATATGTTTACTTATGAGATAGATAATATACTTAGATCATATAACTACAATATTCCGTCTTCTGTATATATTAATATCTGTAGAACCTCACCTCAAATATGGGTAATTAAACGAGAATGGGATGGAAGATACTATATTCAAACCAAAGATGGAAATGAATATCGTGATTGGACTATTTCTGTTTATAAGGAGTAGCTGAAACATTCCATTAAAACAATAAGGAGGTCCGTATAATGGGTAAGTTTACTAATACCACGTATAATAATACTGTCAATTCATTGACAGATGCTATGAAAAGTACGTTAAAAAATAACTTCTATAAGTATACAGACAAACCTCCAACACCGGTAACATATTTCCATATCAATAAAGATGCTACTTCGTTAGATGAAGGGGCTCAAATTGCATTTAATAATGTAGGGGAAGATTCACCAATAAGATTCAATATGATTAAAGATATGATGCTTTATGGTATAGACTCTCCCATTGGAACTACATATTCGCAAGAAGAATTTGGTGTAGAATCTCAACCGGTAGAAGGAGAGGCTGTCTTATTACCAAATACGATAGCACCATATCCAGATGATCAATTCATGATCAAATACATGGATCAAGATCTAATTTTTAAAGTAACACACGTAGATAGTGATACTCTTGAAAATGGATCTAATATGTATAAAGTAAACTTTTCATCTTCTTCAGTATCTAAAGATGATCTGCTTAAACAAGTAATTGAAGAGTATACATTTTTGGTGGATAACGTTGGTACGGAATTAAATCCATTATTAAAATCTAATGTAGTTGATTATCTCAATGAATTAGATGATACACTAGTTTCATTGAAGTTATATTTCAAGAGATTATTCTATAATCAGAAAGTCCAAACTTTTACGTTTAGATATCTCGAGAAAAACTTCTATGATCCATATATGGTTGAGTTTATTAAACGTAATCATATACTGGATGATGATGGAGAATTTATATATATTCAGCATCAGACAACGTTAGATACGTTATTCCCTATAACATATAGGACGACTATGTTCAGTTGCTTAGAGAAAAAAGATGCCACCCACATTGACGGTTATGCGCAGTATGGAGCGGCTAAATTAATTGAAGACCCATATACTATCTTTGAAAATTGTATGGATCAATATTGGGAAATGTGGTATGATTATCCAGAAGGATATGAAGGATTATCTAAAATACCATGTTTTAAAGATCAATTTATTGATCATGCTGCGATGAAAGAATTGTTAGAATCTAAACAATTATCATTCTATAATATCATCATTAAATATCTTTGGGATGATGAGATTGATTGGGACGATATCAAAACATTAGATTCTATTCATTATGATCAATCACCAACATTATTCTATGCTATACCGTGTATTATTTTCTGCTTAACTCAGACAGTAAATAAGATTCAGACTGTTGAAAAGAACACGGTGCAACATTAGGATAATGCATAAAGGAGGGTATTTCCTATGATGACAGCAATTGAAAAAGCAGCCGCAACTGATATGTTATATGAAGCTGATATGGCTGTACTTGAAGAAGATTTCGAAGACTTAGTCTTAGATGTATTTGAAGCAAAACATGATGAAAGCGAGGGACAAATGAATGAGTAATAATTTCTCAAACGATTTTGTTTATGATGATTTTGATGACGCTGTAGATATTGTCTTATCTTGTGATAAAGATGTAGATATGGCAATTGAAAAAGCAGCTGAACGTGCAGATGAAACAGGCGATGAAGATATCGTAACAGCAATGAAAGAGAACGGTGATGTTCCGTTCGATGATGATATCGAGTCTATGATGTACAATGAAGATGAGGACGATGCAATCGATATTGCAGATGTCGATGCGCAGGATTACAGAGAAAGCTATGATCTCGATGAAGCTCTTGAAGAGGATGAAGATTCTGTAATCGATACGGTTATCGATGCAGATCCAGATGCTGAAATCCCATATGAGGATGATGAATTGGATCACGTATAGAAAAAAAAATAAATTAGAGGTACAGGATCAATCCTGTACCTCTTTCTTAAGTGATGTGAGAAGAGTTTCATATTATTCCCATACTAAATTAGTATCTTCCATAATATTGAAACCCTCCTTTCTTTAGTACACTATTATAATATACAATTGAAAATTTTAATTTTTACAATCCAAATAGCCCACCAAGAGCATTTGCGATCTTCTGATCTTCAGGTGAATTCCTTGCTTTATATTTTTGAACGACAAGCATCTGTTGCATTACTGCTGTTGATTTTGCCATAGGTTCATCTGTTTCTTGAGATTTTTCATATTTTGTTTGTATATCAGCAATTTCTTTTATTGCTCCGCTCATACAATCGTATTCATCTTTGTACTTTTCGGTTAATAACTTGAAGAATTCTACAAAAAATAATTCTCTAGGCATTATACCAGTTTCATCCAAAACAGTCAGTAATGTATCTATCATTACAGTAGCAGTAAATGTTGGATTAAAATTGTATGTACAGTCCATTACTGTTCGCAGCTGAGAAACTATTTTATCTAAATTCTTTTTTATCTCATGCGCATCTTCAGTAGAATTCTTAGATTCGTGTATGTAATCAATTGCTTCCTGTATAGATATATCTTCGATATTCATAGTGATTATCTCCTTAATTATTATTTGCCATTGTGAGCTGAATCGATCTTATCAAGATAAGCTTCAAGATCAATATCTTCGATTGCTGCCCTTACTTCCAGAATGTCTCTATATTCTCTCATAGCTTTTAATTGAAAATTATATGTAGCTCTAGGACACGTCGGCGTAAAATTCAGATCACCATTGTCCCATTTGCTAATCATATTCTGTAATCCTGAGAGACGATTCTGAATCTGTGCATATTCAGCACAGAATCTTTCTTTGTAATCAGGACTTGTCATATCTTCAACAGTATCTTTTAATGTAAACATATTATTTTCCTCCTTTTAGTTTCATGTCCATCATATGTTTTAACAATGCTTGTGGATTTTCTTTATATAACAAAACCTCTGCAATATTTTGTTCAATGTTTGTAATTGCATTCTTATACTTAGGTTGGCTACGCACAGTTTCTCTTTTAGAAGCAACTTCTTCTCTAGTGACAATTTCTTTTTCTACAAGCAATTGCAGGATAACTTGGACGTCAATAGCAGTATTTAGAATCAGTTGCTTGTTGTGTAAATCAGCCGCAGTTGAATCTAAATCTGATAACTGGTTCATTGATAACATAATACTCCACTCCTTTCTATATAATTAATAAAAAGTTGGAGGTAGGGTTTTACCCTACCTCCTAAATTTATTTATTCTAAGCAGTTGCACTAACTGAGCTTACTACTGTAAGTAAGATAGAATTAACTGGAGCTGCTGTTGGTGCTGCTTCAGATTTTGTAATTCTCTTAATGTCAGCTTTTGCGTTCCAAGTAGCTCTTTCAGTATCAGTGATAAATCTGTGCGTAGTATCTTCAGTGATCATTGTAGCTGGATGAGTTGCTGGATGAGTATAGTTAGTAGCACCTTCAGCGATGCCATTTAACTTTTTAACCATAGCAGCAGTCATAAGACCATTTGCGTCTTCAGAAGCAGCGGTCTTTTCAGCTTTATTGCTCCATGCAGTTCTCTCTGCATCTGTGATGAAACGGTGAAGTTCATCTTCAGTGATCATTGTAGCCGGATGAGTTGTTGGATGAGTATACTTATTAGCGCCCTCATCGATACCATTCAGCTTTGTAACCATTGCTGCTGTAATTAAACCTGCAGTTGATGTTGTAGCTGATGGGATAATAACATCTGCGATTGTTTTTGGAGTTTCAGCCCCATCAGTAAGAGATACAGTAGCTGTAGAAGTACCAGCTTTGATACCAAGTGCAAAAGTTTGCCATGTAGCTGCTGCAGTAAGAACGTATTTATATGCATTTTCACTTGTAATTGCATCTCCGATTTTTGGGGAGAGACCATCTGTTGTTGCAGTGAATACATCATAAGTTGTATCTGTAAACTTAGCGTTTTCAGGTACATCTGATTTTACTGTATGATTGTTTACAGTATCAGCATTACCGCCATTAGCAGTCATCGTGGTCGGTTTATTTTTAATGTATGCATCTGATGAAGCATCTTCTTCAGCCCAATCAGATTGAATGTTCTTCTCGGCATCTGCCGGAGCATGTGGAACTTGGCTATGATCATAAGCAATCTTACCGCGATCTCCACGATATGCTGTAGAAGCAGTTTCACCCAGAGCCAGAGTTTCAGAAATAACTACGAATGTAGATCCTGACCATCTGTATGTTTTCTCAGTTGTGAGATCTACATAGATCTTTCCAGTTTCTCCAGTAATTGGTGTTGTATGAGCTTCTTCTTTATACAGTTTTCCGCTGCTCATATAACCTTCAACAACATCATCTACATATGATGGGAGTTGGGCGGCCGGTACTGTGCCATTAGCATCAAGTTCAGCTACTCCGTTAGCTTTACCTTTCATAGATGCCGGGATAGCTTTTACATCATCACATGTGAGGGTGATATCACTGCTCAAAGCATGTCCATTAACTGTAGTAGTCTTATCTACCTTGGCGGCCAATGCATCTTTAAGTCCATCTAACTGAGCAGCATACTCTTTAGACATAAGACCATTGTTTGCTGCTGTTGCGAGTGTTGTTTCAGCCTTAGCATTCCATGCTTTCTTTTCATCATCTGTAACAAAACGATGCGTAGCATCCTCTGTGATCATTGTTGCAGGATGAGTACTTGGATGAATATAAGCTGAGCCAGATGTCTGCTCTTGCCAAGTTGTTCCTGTATACATGTATAATGTAGTGTTCTCTTTAACAAAAACTTGTAAACCTGCAGTTGCTGCGTGGAGAGTAACTAACTCGTCTCTTTCAGCAATTGTGTCAACACAGCCTCTAACGTCAAGCAGTGATTCAGCACTAAGCTTAAAACCTGACGCAACTGTAATACCTTTTTTATCTGCGAAAGCCATAAGTTTTTACCTCCTTCTTTTAATAATTGAATTTCATCGTAAAATTACTTACTGATGAAGCATCATTTACGTATACATAATATGGTACACTCTTCTTATCAGCACATGTGATATTAAGAGATACACAAGTAAATGTTCCAGTAACATCGAAATTGTTCAGATCGAAAATCTTACCGATTTTACCGTATGCCTGTGGGTATGCAAAGCACATTCTCTGATTAGTACATGTGTAAGGCCATGCTTTATTGCTCTTAGCTTCAACTTTCTTTGTCATTGCTTTTACTAAAGCTTCTGTTGGAGCTGTTCCAGCAGCAAGAGTTCCCTGATAAAATGGATATACGAAAGTAAATGTTCCAGTATTTGCTGATGTGACCTTACCAGAATCATCTGTTACATTAACTTTGTAATTCTTATTTGTAGTTACAGTGAGATCTACTGCGAAATTTAAAGTACCACCATTTGCTACTGCGCTGCCCTGCTGAACACCTAATGATGTTGAGCCGTCAAAGAATTCTACTTTGCTAATAGCATTAGATTTCTTTGTAATAGCAGCTGTGAGCTTAGTTACCTTTACTGAAGTACCAATTTCTTTCACACCACCATTTGACGGAGCTGAAATTGTAGCTGAGACAGCAGGAGCAATCCAAGGGTAGAGAATATCATTAAGTACTTTATTTACAGGGACATTGTCAAATGTAGTTCCTGCTGCAATACCTCCATGAGCTTGAACTGTAGGAGTTGTATTTGTAAATGTTGCAGCTTTGTATGCTGTGTCTACATGCGCTTTTTCAGTATTATCGTAGTCATTCGTAGAAAGTCCTTTACCAGAAACTTTATCCTGCTTATTGTTTACAGCAGCCTGTAAAGCTTCGAATACGTTCTGATGTTTCTCGATATAATCTCCAATCTCTTTGATGGTATCGAATTTTTCTGGAGCAATACCGCCCATAAGGTCGGTGAATTTCTTATCGATATACTGGACGATAGTAGTCTCGTCATCTGCACCCATTTTAACTGCTTCAGCTAATGTTTCGCTGAACCATACTTGCCACACTGGTGCAGATTCTGTACCAACATTGTATTTTTGTCTAACAATATCGTATGGATAACTTGCCATAATTCTATACTTCCTTTCCTAAGATTAAAAATAAAATCCTCGCCCTTGCAGGGAGGATTGAATATTATTTTACTATTATGTTTGACCAAAAGGCCCTATGGAGATAACTCTCCATAGGGCCTTTTGCTATTGAATTACGTTACGTTTATACATATTAAACTGCATTGCAGTAACAGTCACCATTGTTTCATTCTCAATCCTAAGATTTGCATTGTTGCCCCATGTAGCAGTGATTTTGATTCTATCTGTTGGTTGAAGATGAGCTATATATGCATTTGTCGAGAATGTGTTCTTAATAGCTTTACTTGGGGTTGTAAGTCCTTCTTGGTTGGAAGTGAGATATGTGGAGAAGCTCATTTCTCTGACTTCGTCATTATTCACATACACTTTCACATCGAGTCTAGTTTCTCCTTGAATTAGATAGAAGCCATTCTTAATCTGAAGCTGATAAATACCTTCTGCTGGTACTGAGAAAGTTTTATTTATACTATCAAGAGATAAGAATTTGTATTCATTATTTACTCTAATTCCAAAAGGAGCTACTGTCTCTTCTGTTCCTGCTGCAGAAGGGGTGTATGTTGGATTATAGGTAACAGTATTTGATGCATATCTGTGAGGTTGCCCATCGATAATTTTAATAATATCGCTAATCGCATTATCGTAATCGATCGTGCTTGCTATTCCGGTACATAATGTTTTGGAATTAATTGTATTCAAATTATTACAGATATTTTTCTCAGAAACAGCATTATCGTTTGAGAGATATTCTGCTGAATATGATGATGGATAATGCTCTACATCAAGCGGACATGAATTTGTAGATAATGAATTGAAAGTCTTACTCATTACATACATATAGTCGGTAATATCAACCCATATACCCAATCCTGTATATTTCTTCTTATCACTACTTGTCCAGCTTTCTCTAGTTCCGTATACATTTCTAGCTCTATGATATGTATCAGATGTAACTATAATATCAGCAGTAGTTACATTTCCACTTTCTCCTACTGCTGTGATATTTAACGTAAAACATATGATTTTAGGACTATCAGTATTTCCTTTCATATTAGTTGTAGCCAGACATACTGAAATTTTCTCATTGAGATATTGCAGATACTCTACGTCTCCAGTATCCACAAATTTATATAATGCAACCATTGCATATGTATGCTTATCTTTATTTTTAAATATATATTGCGGATGCGTTAATCCCAATACAGACTTTTCTCCTACAAATGGAAAAAACGTCCCACAATTGTCATCTTCAAGAAAAGCATTATATACTTTCACTGAATCTGCCATTTTTCATTGCCCTCCTATCTATAAATTCTAGCTCTATCTAATCCAGCTTTTCCAACAGCATTAGTTTGACTAGTGGTAACTCCATGTAATCCTTTAACTAAAGGATCGTCCATTCCAAACTCCATCTTACTGGTATTATCGTTACGATAGTTTTTAAAATCTAAATATACATCCGAGCCATCTGGGAGAATTTCATATACTTCTCCATAATTCATAGCTCTAAAAATTTCTTTGTAATTCAACTCATATATATCAGGATATACAATACGTTTGCATTTGATAATATCCGGGAGATCAAAATGAGGAATCACTTTGCATCTTTTGGTCGGTGCTTTACCTCCATACATATATATCTTCCTCCTTAAAATGTATTAATATGATGTAAAATTACAAAAAAGAAACGGGATGGTCGACTGACCATCCCGTATTTTTATAATAATATATCTTTAGCTTTATCTGAAAACGATTCCGATTGCACATACATATCAGACTCTTTTTCAAATATACCGAAATCACATGCGTGGATTACATCTTCATCTTTTTCAGGATCATAGTAAACTAGAGCAACTTTCGGAAAAGCTATTTCAGATCCATCTTCTGTCTCCGATGTTCTTTTGATAAGATATATAGCTTTTACACTATCCAATCCAACACCGGTTTTCCCCATTTCTCCGTCTTTACCTGGTTCTCCTGGATCTCCTTTATCTCCCTGTGGTCCAGGCAAACCTTGAGGCCCACGATTTCCAATAAACTCTGCTCGTCTATCTCCTAATCCATGATCAACAATAGCTTCACAAAGTCTCTCGATAATACCCATTATAACACATCCTTTCTAAGGATACCACATACTATGGTATCCTTATTTAGATATTGTTTCTTATATAAGTCCCAATCTTTTGCTATAGCAACGGTAAAATTAGGGTTTGATGCAGATGTCCAGCCTTGGGCGTCTTTTAACGATTCGTAAAATACATATCTATATGCTCTCTGCGCGTTCTTATCTACACCGACATTAGTAAGATAGATACTCTTACTATCATTAGGAAACCATAGTTTCAATATTGCAAATCTATTTATTTCCAATATTTTGAAAATCTTATTTTCAAGTTCTTCATATGTACCTACAAGGGGTTCATCTAATTCATAAACCCCTTTATAATCTTCATTCTCAAAATTAATTCTATTCAATTTTGAGATTGTACATTTCTTTTTAATCATTCGTTTCGTCTCCTTACTGAGTCTGGTTTTATGAAGATCATCTCCGGATCATCAAACTTGCTCATTGGTATAAATACAGGCTCATCTTTTAATCTAGATCCACAGGTTGGACAGAAATTATAATCCTTATACACCCTTTCATTTTTATATATCTCGCACTCTCTACACACAACTGCACTTCCTTTTCTTTGGTGATAGAATCAGATCCCTTTCCAGATATATTTTCTGTTTATCGGTAGTGCTTAGTTTTATTCGATAATTAGTATATGGTTTGATATACGCATTATCTTTCAACCATGGTTGGAGTAATTCCATTAACTCGGGGCACTCTAATATAGACGCTCCTAAGTACGAATACTCTGTCCATGCAGAATCTACCTGCTCAATGTTTATATCAAACTCGTTTATTAGCTTCGCCATATCATATAGATCATTACCTTTCTCGTAATAGAAATGAAAAGAATTTAATCCTTCACATTTTGTGATATGAAGTAGTACAAATCCAGTGTTTGATATAATAGTATTCAGTATATTGAACCTACACTTGATGAACTCAACCACTGTTGATGTAGAGATCTTATGAGACTTCATATATTTCAAAAATTCTTGTATAGCTGGATCCTCATCATTATAGTATGAAAATTCTTTATCGTTAACTATAATCTCAAACTTTTTATGTTTCCAATCATACTCGATATAGAATGGTATTTTTTCCGTGTCAACATAGCCATCAGAATCACGAAACGTTTGAACATATTTTTTGTTATCTGACAACCAATCTCGGATAGTGTGGTCACTATACTTCATGATTTTACATTCAAAAAGATCCTGGCTCGTAAGCCAGGATTCATTTATATTATTCTTCAATACTATCGTCTCCTTCTTCGATATTCGCTTTATGCGCAATGATGCTAAGAATAGTATCCTGTAATTCGGATGGATTTACTTTTGCATTTGGATCTAATCCAATGCTATCAATCTGTTCCTGATTAAGATTGAATCCTTTGCACATTGCTACAGCTGCATGATAATCGATATTGTTCAATTCAATCATCTTATCAAATCTTCCTTTTCTCAGCAGAGCATCATCAAGTCTATCTCTATAGTTTGTTGTAGCTACGAAGATTACATTTGTCGGTGAATGCTGAGAATCCATAAACTGTAATAACTTACTGATTACAGTTCTCTGTTTATCAGTTGCATCATCATCCTCTCTTGATGAGAAGATTGTATCAATCTCATCCATAAGGATTACATATCTATCTTCATCGGCATTGATAGATTCTGTTACTTCTGCAATATTCAGATCAGCAAAAGTAGACATATCAATCGTGATCAGTGCACAATTCATATAGTTTGCAATAGCTGATGCCAGTGATGATTTTCCTGTACCTGGTGTACCATATAAGAGGATACCTGTCTTGAAAATTAATCCTCTTTCTTTGTAGATCTTCTCATTCGCTTCCCACTTATCCAGATGAGAAATGATATCTTCTTTCACTCCTTTAGAGAAGTAAAGAGTATCCATCGGACGAGGTGTAAGCTGAGAACCTGTACATGTCCAATATGATGATCCTCTATCAGCATTATTAACAGCTGCGATACTGTACATTATAGAGTTAGCAATTACCTGATCTTTCAAATATTTACTAATCTTTGCCAGCCATTTTCTGTATTTCTTTCCGAATAAATACATGTAAAGGGTCGCAACTTCCCCCCTGTCATTTCCTCCTCTCATAACTTCACCAGAAATGAACGCATATGTTGCTTTATCCAGTCTAAGAACGAACGCTTTATCGATTCGAGGTTTACTCTGTTTGAAGGTATTTGTTGGGTTTGCGATATGATATTTAAACTTAGGATCATATTTTGAAATCCATGATGTGATATCATCCACCTGTGCCATCTCGGTGAATCTAATTTCAATTCCAAAATGGTTCTTCACTCTATTGGTATAATACTCTACACCTTTAACCATCAACTGATTTTTGAGTCCCTTTAATCCAAAGTTTCCAAGCATCATTCTTTCAAATTCGTTGTTCATGTTCATCATAATAATTTTTCTCCTTTTTCTCTGTGTATATTTTGTTGTTTTATTTGCAATAGAATCTAAACACACATCTACGCTGAATTGCGGTATAGATAACGGGGAGTCATCTATACTACACATGAATGGTATTTCATCCATTACTCTCGTTTTGTTGAATAGGCTTCTTCCCCACAATTTTATATGTGGTAGTGATTTACGTATAATATTTTCTGAATCTGTAATTGGTATAGTTTCTGATATATTATAATAATCACGCATAAGGGTCTGCTCCCATCATTCTTTCTTCTTCTAAAGTCCAAGCTTTTTCGCATCTCCTAATCTCAGGTGTTCTGTTATAAAAAGCCGCATCTTCTAAGGTATTGACATAAATATCGACTGCAGAATAATCTCCACATACTGAGACTGTTTCACCGACATCTAAGAATTCGAATATGGGATTTGTTCGACTTTCAAGCGTTCGATTAGCTCTAAATTCTGATTTCCCTTGCAATGTTCTAGGAAGTCCAGTATTAGCTTTTGTGTTTAATGCTATCGCTCTCATCAGATAAAATCAACCCTCCTCATCTGTGCTTTACAATCTATAGATTGTTGAGTATATATACGGCTTTTCCTATAAATTGTTGACTGACCATGGGGTCTTGCTTGCTTAGTTATAGATTCAAGTTTTTCTTCATCGCTGCGTTGGCCTAGTGATGTCTGAACTATTCTTCCATATGATATTACGCAATGTGATTGGCTATTCATTTGATTACACAATTGGTTGCATACTGCCAGCATATCTACGTAAAATTTGCCAGAATCAGAACCTAATTCCTTACTCCGTCGATTTGGTTTCATTCTACATATCCTCCTAAATCTCTTTCTAACCTGGATTTGTTTGGAATAGTTCTACCAACACGTTTAAATTCATAATCACCATTCTGTACCATGAGTCTATAATATTCATCACAATACCATATCTTAGGAGGCGATGTTTGAAGTTCAGCGTTTGATATAGCTTTTGGAAATATAACACCACGATTATACGGTGTAATATCATCATCTGAATGCATTACATACCCTTTGTGTAATTTACATCTAAACAATATGTCAATATAAGTTTTATCCAGAGCAGTATCTTCGGCGAGTCGTTTTATTCTTAATACAAATCCGCGAATTTTAATAGAGTGCATATTTATCTCGCCCCCCTTCTGGTATAGTAGTTATTATTTTATAAAATATCTCTTTATCTCTTAATACTATACTATCGGATGGACCAATATTATTCAATGGTAAATGGGCAGATTCTGGTCTGATATACTCAATAAGATCTAACGTATCCGGCCATCCATATCTATCTTTAATTGGTACATGCGCTTTTGCTGATAAGATTGGTAATGCAGGTTTAGACCGTTGCATGATCGGATTTTTTAATTTGCAACGGTCTATTAGTCGGTTGCTTGAATACATCGTATATCCCTCCGTTCAACTGGACTAGTTACGGGTAATGCGCTTGTAGGTTTAACACATTTAATTGGATCTGCGCAATTGGTAAATATACTGCGCATACCTGTTATATATTTATACGGATAGAAGTTTCCTCTATCGGATAAATATTTATAATGCGCAATGTGATCGGAATCATTATCGCATCTGCTCAATGTTACATGAGGCAGACGTTTAGATATCGGTCTGGAGCTACGTCTATTAAGTGCCATTATATCTATTGGAATTGCTATATTCATTCTACTTAAATCAAACATGAAATCACCTCCTATAACATAGCGGTTGATATCTATTCACAGAATCATACTGGACTCTTTCTTTGATGCTGATCATATCTCTTACAGCTTTATGTCTGTCTGACGCTATTCCTAGCAATAATGTGCGTAGCCCATATCCAGTCTGTCGTTTTCCTGATCTTAGTTTAGTATATCTTTTGCCATAGAAGCCAAGTTTAATTTTACCAAACCGTATCCCGGCATGTATACTCATATCGTTTCGCTGAGCGTTATCTAGTAAAGTAAACGTGTATTCTTTTGCAGTATAATATAGACATTCTGGCTGATGGGCAGTTAAACTTGTTCCGCGCGTTGCCTTTTCTGGTATACTTTTCATGTCACTCACCCATCTTCCGTATACTTTTTTTACGTACAATAAATCTTAAATGCAATGGTAGTGAATTTGAACAGTCCGCGCAGTATGGGATTGGACGGATATCATCCATCTCAAATGGCATTGTTTGATCAATGTATATTATATGCTTGCCAATAGATTTGTCTAAAGTCCATTTCAGTTTTGCTTTTTTACGTAATAGATAAGAATATCCTCGTAAGGAAACTTTATTAAAAAGATTTAGCTGTGTGTCCATCTTACTTTCATCTGTAATTGTCATACCATCGCCTCCTATCAACATTAGCTCTTTGAGATATTGATTCGATCTTTTTTGACAACTTGCCTATGCCGTATATAATATTTGTTTTAAATGATTTACCTTTGCTTGAATGCACAGGTGCGCGAGATTTATGATAGATATATTTACCGGCAGTTTTTGATAGAAATTTTTTATGTCGTTGTCTTTCCCAGGCCCGTCCTATTATATCATCACATAAATCAACTTTCCATGGTATTTCCAACGGCTTATCGAATCTTGCTTTACTACGCAATGCAGGTATTTTCAAAATAATCACCTCCCAGTTCTTATAGATTTTTGTCTGATTGACACAGCTACACGTCCAAAGTGATACTTCAAATCATGCCTATCGTACACAGGCGATTTGCGCCTCCCGGGTCCATTCGTAAATTTTACTACTCCAGGGACCGTATACGCATAATCTCCTTTATCTATCCTACAGAAAGAAATACTACTGCAATCGCCGTATATAAAGCTTAACCTCGGTATGCTTCGATAAGTGATGCCTCGTTGTATATTCAATGGGTAGGTTTTACGTACAGTTAATCTGGATGAACATTAAGTTTTTCTCCTTATGCTTAGTTTCGTAATAATCACCTCCAACCTAAATTGCATGTTTCTGTATCGACATAGTTCTGATCATCATCCCATCCATATTGCCAGCTGGATCGCATTTGATATTAAGTGGTTCACCTTCAAGTAAATACATAGGTGAATGAGATTCGTAGTAAACGCATTTACCTTTATCCGGTAAACATCTTAGTCTTCTATTTCTATCTCGAGCTTCTAAACACATATTTAGTTCATTAGTGAATGCTTTTCGTAGTAATCTCATCGGATTATCATCTTTCGCTTTCTCATGTAATGTAAGTTTACATTTTCTCAAAGTATCACCTCCAATCTAACGCGCGTCTTTTGATTGTCAAATTGCGGGTTTTTAATTGAGTTGCATATGCTCGTAATCGCATCGATAAACTCTTTCGCGATGAATCAGATATAGGATAAATGCTACTATAGTTACAGTATAAAGAAGTCCCATTCTCCAACTCGTTATTGTATGAGTTTATTGAAGTGAACGATAAATATTTTTTCCACTCCCTGTTATCTATAGCGTTAACTTGTTTACACTTCATTGGTACAGGTAATTGTTTTGCATATTGTGGACGCCAATCACGCACACATTTATCCCTAAGAGTCATACACGTTCCACCACCTCTTTTATCCTATTCACTGGCACACCAAAATCTTTCTCACCAGCAAACATGTTCCTATGAATATAGCAAGGATAGTTAAATATCCTAAAGTATTCACAAGTATCTAACAACGTATATCTTGATACATCGTTGTCTGGATACAGGTGAATTTCTAAATTTGGAGTAGCTAATCTACTCACAAAATATTTGATTAGTCCTTTATATCCGCTACCACCAACTGCACTATAGATATCACGTTCAGATGTCTTTCTCAAGTTTAAATATATACTTAAGATATCAAACGATCCTTCTGCGACATGCAGTTTGATAGGCGTCGGATCAGACAAATCTACTGTTGATGGGATACTATAGAATCTACACGTATTGTCATATTTTCCGAATATATTATAATTCACATACCTTTTATTGATAGACTCGTGCAGATTTTTAGACACTTCCAAATTCCGTAGATTGACGAATGCATTATCATGACTGATAAATCCTACGAAATTTGCATCCAATGCTTCAATGATTCTCTGATCTCGTGTCGGTTTCACGTAGGGATTCTGTCTAAACAAATCTCCTATATTTAACAAGATCTTCAAATCTAAACAATCTTGATAAGTTAACTCAGAACCTAATCTTTTATTGATATAGGACAATTTGTATTGGGTCAACTCATCATCTGAAATAGAATTATTCTTTAAGTCATATATGATTGTATTGTTATATTTCAGATTGGCTGGATTTTTCATAACAGCAACATTATGCTTAGTTAATGCTACTGCTACGTCAGTATCATAAGCACCCCAATCCATTAACTTTTGAGAAGTCACTATACCTTTAGATTTGCACTTTTGGCAATAATATAGCGATGGTTCATCGTCAGATTGAGGGATACTTATATAAAAGTGTCCATGGCTCGAATTCTTCGAGTCTGAGCAATAAAAGCATCTGCAATTTACTACTCTTCCTCCAGATGCTCTATGTGCCCAAGGTTTTATTGACCGTTCAAGGAACTCTAGATAATCTATCGAGTTCATTATTATTCTCCTCTCTTGAACAATTGTCTATTGGCTCCTACATACTTTTGTGTATATCTAGAACCATTATGTTTGATATCAATTTTTACCTTAATATCATCTGGTGATATTTTGCCAGATGCAAGTTCATCCATGAATGGTTCTAAGATATCAAAGATACGCATATCCATATCTTTTTCCTTGTCATCTTTAAAAATATCTGCTAATTCAAAGATGTCCTCATCATCCACTTTTTCCTCTGGTGTATTATCTTTGTTAACGTTTACCAGTGATCTTAAAATTTCGTCTGTCATACTCATTTCTTTCTCCTTTCTGACAAAAAAGTGGTGTGGATTAAATCCACACCTATTTAAACAATGTTTTTCCAACTTTGATTTTTCCTCTGGTTTTTTGTTTCTTACCATCTATGTCTGTATGGAATTTATACTTTACAAGTACTCCACTCGGTTCTTTATCATTGGATAATAAATCCCCGATCATTTCGTCAAGCCTTTGTAAAGATGTCCAATTCACTTTCTTAACATCTTCCCCTCTCAAGTCTATATGTTTCAACTGTTTTGCCTGTTGATTGGTTTTACTAACAAATGCAGGAACTGCAATTCCATCATCTCCTTGCATTGGTATTCTATTTATATTTTGTCTTGCGTTTGCCATTTATACTCTCCTCCAAACACTATAATATATTCATAATTAACATTAGCACTACGCAGAGGTATGATATAATAACGATTACCCATTCCGCTGGTGCTACTTTTTTTCTTACTCGTTTTATCTTCAACGTTGTTTCTGTATTACATAATGCAACACATATCATAATACAGAGACATATTATCTTAAGAGTCTTCATTCTGGCCTCCTTGTATTGATCCGAATAGATTATTTAGCATTCTGCCTTGTCGAATTAGTTCATCAAATTCGTCTTCCAACATTATGCAAGTATCATTAGTATCCGTATCTAATACGAATACATATTTATCCCGCAAGGCTAGAAATAGCCTCCTACCAAAATGCGCAATAGCTCTCAATATTTCGGACGCGATGAATACCATAATACAAATTAATATGGTTCCTTCAAATAGCTTAAGCGCAATACCCATAGTAACATGCTCCATTAAAAGCATTACATACGTAGTACCAACTCCAAACGTGAGTTTAATACAAAATGTAAGTATTGAAAATCCCAAAATCAATCGGAATATTGATGACATTACAATTGTCATTTTTTCGATGCTCTTCAAGCTGCGCATCTTGTAGTTGTTGATATGTTCTTCCATTCTTTGTTCCTCCTTGGATATATTACTTCACTGATTCTGAACTCTTTCTTTTTAAAGAATCCTGATGTTACGATGTATGTGCGGCGGATGCTTCCTGTACTCATTCTAACATCCTCTACGTTCAAAACGATACGTTTCCTAATCTCTAACCCGTACCGTCTAAAGATCCATTCATAGATTCTATTTGCATATAGCCAACTAGTAACCATAGCTATGACAATAGGATCATTAGTATAGTCATATAGTTCCTCCAATGCTCTGGTAACACTATGTATCATAGATCATCCCTCCATTTTGCTAAACTGCTCTATTGCAATATTTACAGCGCGAATATTTTCACGCTCATCAGCATCTTGTAAAGATACTGGAACCTTCATTTTATACGTACACATAAGTGCAGCAAGCACTTGTGCATTCTTGCTGGTGGCCAGCGTTCTTTTAATACGCTCTGCAGTTTCATATTTTTCACAATATGTCCCTGTATAGTGCGCTTCTGTTTTTCCACCAAATTTCTGAAGCTCTAGCTTCAGTACATACACATTTTTCATTCTTCTTCTCCTTTGTCTCTTTCTAGATTACATATGGTATAATCAATGCTTTACTAGTTTGTGATTTGGGTTGTAATTTTTGAGGAACTTTGAAGTTGTACTTATTACATAAATCAAAGAAATCTCCATAAGTTTTACAACCACCAATCTCATAAGTTACGCAGTTAGCTTGAGTGATTGTTTCGCAAGTCCCGATAATTTCAGTCATGCTCTTTCTTCCATCTACCCAAGATACTGCGATCATTGGTTGATAAGTCATATTTATTCACTTCCTTTCTATTAGTAAATTTCCTTTCACTATTATAATATACAATTGAAAATTTTGATTATTACAAAAAAGAAAGAGGTATAGTATTATACTATACCTCTAACTTACTAGTAATGAGAGTCTAAGCAGTTGCTGATGCTTGTCGCCTCATTATTTCATTTATGGCGTTACTCTTAATTTCAGAGCCAGCCATAAACTTTTGGGTATTTGACATTTTATCAAGGTCAAAACGACCTCGATAAGTGCCATCCCCATTTTCCTGTTCTATGGTGACAGGATATCCAGAACTAAATAGTCCTGGATCTGTAAAGGTATAAGTACCTTCTAGCATTGGAATCTCTCCTTTCGTTAGATGGTATAGGGGTAGAGAGCAGTCACTCTCTACCCCTATTCACTATTATAATATACAATTGAAAATTTTGATTATTACAAAAAAAAGAAAAGGAGTAGAGCATTGAGCTCTACTCCTTCTTCAGTTTCTCTTATTTCAATACTATTTCAGGGCTACCCATATAAATATATCTTTTAGCCTCTTTGCTATGATAATTATACAATACAATTTCATCTTTGAGTGAACCACATAAATCTTCGATACCTTCTACCAAACTCAACCCATAATCTGCAAAGTTCTTTTTAACAATACTCAAACTTTTGCCTTTATTATTCTCAAATAAATCAGTAAGCTGTTTAGTAGTTTCTTCTATTGAATCTGATATTAAATAAGAAGAATATACATGGTAATTACCACATTTGAATTCTAATTTCCACACATGCATAAATATTACTCCTCCTTATATACATTTCTAAAATCTATTCGGTATAATCATAATCACTAGTATATACCGGATATAAATCCCTACACTCGAATCGTAACAATGTAGCATCTAATACATCTTCTTCATCAAAGACGTCTATATGAGGTGAACAATATTTCATACGGTTTGATCTTTTCAATGAATTTCTGAATGCAGCTCCATCTCCTGCGAAATTGTTAATAATAGTATCAAAATCTTCTTTTATATTATTACTCTCTTCAATATCAATAGAAGAATATAAATACTTATTAAAAGTTACATCCTCTTCGCAATCTAAAGAAAAAGTCAATATCCATAATCTCTTAAGTTCCATCATCTTTATTTTTCTTGTAAAGTCATCTTTATTTTCTGAAAATACTGGAGCTTGAGTTTTATCTGCAAGATTACGTGTCAGCTGACGATACTTAACCAGCTTATCATACAACGGATCATTGTGCTTCTTTAGCCAGAAGCAGAGCTCCTATCTCTATTTTTCTTGTAAAGTCATCTTTATTTTCTGAAAATACTGGAGCTTGAGTTTTTTCTGAACGCACGTCATAAATATATGCCGATTTAACACCCTTACCACTAAAAGTAGCATATAAATAAAAATCATTCCCTAACATTTTAGTTATAGTTTCACTGACATCATCATAGCTGAAACCTCTAAGATCATCAAAAAACTCATACAAGGCTGTAAATGTATACATGTCCTCACAAGGTATTCTCATTGGAATTAAAATCTGGGCTTCTGATTTACGTTTAAGTATTGGAGATTTTGTTTCAACAGTTACCCTCCATACTACTTCTAAACCTAAATTATCTTTCTCTTTAATTTTAATCATCGCTATTCTCCTTTCCTATGTGCAAAAACCACTAGGGTTGACCCCTTACTCACTTTTTATATTTTTCACCAAATCATGATCAGAATACTTAAATATTGGTTTAATTTTAATTTTTTCCAGTCTAATATCACCATGCTTCCTACTTTGTGGGGCCATTAAATATGATGGTATCCCATTATCATCAAGCTTCTTCATTACTTCTTTGATAGGAAGTGTTGATAATTCGCGAAGTGTACTGTCAATTTTGGAAAGATCATTACTTTCGATATAGAAACTTTTCTTTACTATATCATATTGCAAACTATCCTTTTTTGTAAAACAATGGTACACAAGCGTAACTTTTCTTAATGATGAATCATAATCTAACATAAATATTCTCCTTTCTTATGTATAAAATAAACCACTAGGGAAAAGATCCCTAGTGGTAGTTCTCTAAATTAATGTCACATACATAGCAATCTCATCATACAATACATCTGTATTGAACTCTTCTATTCTGCCATCCAGTTCTCGATCTTCATAGTCGATGATTTGGAATTTAGATGCTACAATAGTAGCCATGAGTTCCAGTATGTATTGCTCAATTTTCTCAGACTTATACTTATCTCTAATCTGTTGGAAATAAGTAGCATTCTCTAATCTGAGTTGTTCTTTCTTATTTATAGATTTCTTATGCTGTAACTTAATAATCTTACTGGATATAATATACGGCATAATGATAAGATTATTAGCTTTCAATAATCTACTAGCCGCAATCAACAATTTGACATATCCAATCTTGTTGATGTTGTTTACTGAAACACTATCTCCAAAATACTTATAGAACAAATTGAATACTAAAGTCTTCTGGAAATCGTTTATAACATTACCTTGCTCATTTTCTAATCGTTTGATATAGAAATTGATCTCATCATCACTAAAAGGTCCGAACATCAACTCTATCTTTTTAAGTGTATCTTCTGCAGCACACTTATTCAATAGAAACAGACCTTCATTTGTTTTTGTAGTATAACTTTCATACTTATCCATTACGCTATTATTATCACTATCTCTGATAGATGATGATAAACTAACGTAATCGTATTCATCGCATCTTCACGTAGGTCGCTAATCTACGCAGTTCTCTTATGAACTTCTCTAGGTGTTACCTAGACGCCGAGACTATATCATCACCCTAACAAATATTTTCGCTAGGGTGCTTTCCACTTCGTTTAAAGGACTTATTGGGACTCGCCTACCCGCTTGGGCCTACCTAGTAGTCGTTGAACCTTTTTATCTCAAATCCAAACGTTTCATATACATTAATAATGCTTTATCTGAAACATCTGGATCAGGATAACCCACATGGTTAAGAGCTGCAATATACATCTCTCGTTTTGAGTTGAAATTATTTCTATTCTTATTCATATATTCTTTCGCCTCCTTTTGTTGATCTTTCGTAAGTCTAGTAGTATTTCTATGCTTACGGATTTTATATAATTCATATTCGTTATACTTATCTTTATATGTAGTGCCATTTAATATATGGCTAACTACTTGAGCAGTACAACCAATATGATCTGCAATATCATTGCAACTTTTTCCTTCTAATAATGATTTACATATATAATCTAATTCTTCCTCAGTTAATACTGATTTGTAATGTGTCAATCCTTTAGGTTGATCATCTCGTAATCCATTTATATATGCAAATTTTATATGTTCAGATCTAGTTGCCCACGATAAATTTAATATATGATTATTATCTTTATCTCCATCATTGTGATTCGCATCCAATGAAGCTGCATCTTCTCTAGGAGCAAAAGCTAACAAAATACTTCTGCTCAATAGCATAGATGAATATTTAACTTCACCCGATGGATATATGAATTTTACTGGTATAGTACAATACCCATCTTTATTATGGGTACGATACTCTACCACCTTTCTCATATTTTCGTTGTATATTCTCCCCCATGTACTGACCCAACATGGACCGTTCGCATAAGGGTATATACTATTATCAACTCGTTTCCATTCTTCCTTACTAACATCTCTTCCGTAGTATGGAGATCTGATAGTATAATAAAATGCTCTTTCCATATAAATTCTCCTTTCAAGATAAACTTGGCTGCTGATTAAACATTGTCAACGGTACTTAGCACTTACTACTTTTAGTAAGCTTTTATTTCAGCGTATACCATCTCTGAACTTGTTTCTGTCTTTCGACTCTTAAGCATGTACAAACTTAAGCATCAGAGCTTTAGCTTTTTCCAGCAATTCAAAAAGTTTGCTACACACTATTACTAGTGTGTTAGGAACATAATCATATTCAATCCCAGTAACTTGGTAGTATATGTTTTTGTTTATACTTGTATAATTAAACGAAATAATGTTACTAGAGTAACTGTATTTCGGCATGATGTTCAAGATAATGTTTTGGACACTTTCTAATGAATGGGTTGTTGCATCTTTTCCTCTAATATCCTGTCTATTCCACAGACGTTCATGTTTCTTTTCAGAACGCTTTACATTAGAAGAAGAAGTCTCATATAACTTATTATAGATATCTACATCCGTCAATGAAATGATAGAATCAAATACCCATAATAAGAATTCATTAGTATTGGATATCCGTTTCACATAAATGAAATGTGTTGCTAATGGTATTACCATATTGATAAGCAAGGACATCCATAACATAATTTTTGCATGACGATCAGAATATATAAGAGAAGGATTCTTCTCGTTCTTATATTGCTTCTCGTCTAATGATAATTCATAATTATCGTCATTCATAAGGACAGCTTTCATGCAGATAGAATCGCACAGAATCAAACGTTCAATATCATATCTAAGCTGTGTTTCAGAATATGATGGTATCAAATCGATATTGGTTTTTATCTTAGAAATGATACCAAGAAGCTCGTGCTCTGGATCATAGAACTTTTCGAAATAATTCAAATATCTAGTAATATGATCACGCATGATTTCCCCGTTATAACAACGTTTGGTAGAGAGAACGAAGAAATTCAAATTCTCTTTACTCGGATCATCAATTCCAAAGAAGTTGGTTACAGGTAACCACAATCCTCCTTTGCAGGGTTTGAAAATCTGATCCGCTGGATCAATGGGATTCCATTGATCTACTGGTACAAACCAGCTCATGTCTCTTACTGGTTCTCCGTGAATTGTAAAAGGTTTAATGTTACTCAAAGTATGTGTCCTCCTTACTTCTTAAACTTTGTGCATATATATAATATACAACTTTAAGAAGTATTACACTTATGGGCTCTAAAGTATGTATTGTTGATCACAAACCTCACCTCCTCTCATAAGCCGAGTCACGTTACTCGGATGTGTTGGGGTATATAAAAAGATATACAGGTACGGATATTACTCCGTACCTGTATTTTATTTTCGTTTTATAGATTTAGTTATGGAAGTTCGTCCTATTCTATTACCTTTTCCAACTACACCTACAGTGCCTATTTTTGTTTTTCTTGGCTGTACTGGTATCTCATGAGATATATTATCTCCAGGTGCAGTAATTTTCTTTATTGTTTCTCGTTCTTTTCTATTAGTTTTAGTTTTTTCTTTCCCAGCTTCTTGACGAGCTTCAATCTTTTCATCTGCGTTCATAACTTGTTTCTTAACAGCTTTTTCGCTATAGATGTCTGTATATCTAAGCTTTGAAAATAATCCACGTTTCTCCATGAAGAGATATGCAAAATATAAACTCTTTACATATCCTACAAGGTTCTGCGGATTCTTTTCTTTTGCTGGAGTCTTAACGGCTTTTTGCGACATTTTATCTGCAAAGTCTGAAAAGAATATTTTGTTCTTTATGAACGAATAAGCAAAGGTGTATACGAAAGAAGGATCGTTAGAGTAGAATCTTACAGTATAATCTTTAAGACTGGATCCAGTAATCTTTCCTTTTGGTGGGGTGAACTCTATTAATACGTCATAGTAGAATTCTTTAATAGCCTCGCTAGGTATTTTAAGATAACAGATGTATCTTTTTCCTACGTTATAAGCTTTATATTCTATCTTACCTCCTTCTCTGAGTAAGATATTACTAAATTTACTAGTGTATAGATTCCTATACATTACTCTATTAGATATAACGGCATTTTCTTTGCCCATAGGATTTTGAATATATTCATCAAAAGTCATTTTCATTATTATCACCTCATTATTCAAATGTGTGGATTTTAAAACAGGAGAGAGGTAGAGGGAACCCAACCCTCTACCTCTCTATAGCCCTGTTTGAAGTGTGTTTGATTCTGCTATTATTTCAATAAACCCTTTTGAGATTAAGAGAAAGCCACGGATTCTTTCTCTTAATGCAATGTTATGGGTGTGTAAATATTTAATTTTTCAATTGTATATAATAATAGTGAATGGGTATAGAGAGTGACCGCTCTCTATACCCATACCCCACACTTAAGGAGGTGATCACTATGTTAAATAGAACTTATACGTTTAAGGACCACGATTCGTCTAATCCTTACGTACATGGTTTTCCAGTTATCGTGAAGCACGATAACGGAGATGGTACCTATACAGGTACATTGGATACAAATAATATGTCTGTAAAAGATAAATTATTTGCTATCACTGCAGCTCCAGTAATACCACGCTTCACCGCAACTGGAGCACAATATTAATAGTCATAGACTATTAATATGAAGTTAGGGGTGTAGTATTATACTACACCCCTTTCTTTTTTGTCAAAGTTTAATTTTTCAATTGTATATAATAATAGTGAATGGGTATAGAGAGCGGTAACTCTCTATACCCATATCTCCCCGAAAGGAGGTGATACATATGTATCGTCTTAACGATCTTCGTTATGCACCTAGCAATAAAGGTGCCTATCTGTTTTATACAGATAGAGAAAATGATGATGGTTCTTGTCAAGGGCGTTTAGCCACAGACAAGATGACAGCTAAGCAAAATATCTCAGCATTAGAGAAAATTAAATCTGCTAATGTGAATGAGTTATTGCATCCAACTGCGTTTGGTATTGCTTAGCTATCATCATTATTAATAAGTTAGAGGTGTAGTATTATACTACACCTCTTTCTTTTTTTATTTTTTCTCTTCTCCTGCTGTTTCTTTCGTATCAGCATCCTGTGTCTCTTTTGCGCTGTCTTTTCCTTCTGATGTATCTTTGGATTCTTTTTCATCTCTTGGGTAGAGAAGCTTTGTATCCGGAACATCATCAGCTGCTTCAGCTTCAGAGTTGTCTGCCATCCAGTTCTGAGCGTTGAGGTATACACATTTGTCTGTACCTTTTCCTTCAGGCATTTCATATACATCAGCAAAACTCAAACATCTTCTGATCTCTGTGAGAGTCAGCGGAAGTTCTGCAGGAAATTCAATTCTTTTTCTTTTATCAAGAATACCAGGAATGTACTGTTTTCCATTACGAGGGTATACTTTACATCTTTTCATGATTGCTTCAGCCATCTTAATAGCTCCTTTCTATTTTTTATATATAAATTACTTAAATGTTTAAAATCAGCAACGGAGAGGGTTATAGGCAGGGGCCTATAACCTCAATCCATGTATAATAACACCGATGCGAGAGGTATTCGCGAATCCTACTACGCCTTACCGGACCATCCCAAGTCATGAACAACAAAATGGCAAAATTTTGATAGAAGTGAGATGCGGCCGTAATATATTCCGTAACGCATTCGCACCGGCATTAATCATATGTTATGCATGTATATTATTCGTCATCTTCAATGTATCCATTCTGCATAGGATCTACAAGAAATGCCTGATTTGTAGTATACATGATTGTGATAATCTTAGAGATTCCTTCCAAGATGGCGATATCAGTTTCGATAGATCCAAGAACCTGATTACCGTCGAATGTTTTCTCTCTAAGGTTATAAGCCTGCTGTCTAGCAACTGACTCATCTAAGATAGCCTGAGCTTCGGATTCTGTCATTCCTGATTTGTACAGATTGAAAATCATTTGACCATATGCATCTCTGATAATAGCTTCAATGTCACTCACCAAAGTATCATCTTTATCGTGCATTGTATCCAATACCGCGCAAAATCCTGCAATACCAGCGCCCTGACCAACTCCATTTTCAGCTGCAGATCTACAGTTGAGAACAGCATCTTCTACAAGGTCTCTTACATTATCTCTATCAGCTGCAGATACACCACCCACATTATACTCAACAAAGTTTGCTGTAAGTGAATGTAATCTCTTCTTGAGCTGCGTAAGAGCTTCAATATTGTTTTTATCCTGAGATTCAATCTTGATCTGAGATTCAAGGAAATTGATAAGAGATCTGTAAACTCCTGAGAATTCACGAGATCCATCCTCTTTAGTCTCAGCATTTTCATCAAACATTTTTGCCGGATTAGTAATCTTACACTTGTCGATATCAATCACAACCTGCTCAGCAGAACCGTAAAAATCGCATACAGTATTCATATCCGGTGCAATACCTTTTTCGATGTCTGCTTTTCTTTGATCAGGATTGATATACTTTCTAATCTGCGGGCAACCGCATAATGTGATAATATCTCCGATGTTATCTACACGATCATTAATTCCCGTAATAATACAGAACGGAGGTTTGCTTGATGCTGCTCCAGCTTTCTCATATGAGAAGAAGATCTGTTCAATATCCTGTAATTCTTTAGTCAGATCCTGAGATACAGACGGAGCGATAATAACTGTAGGTTTATAATTCTCCGGCATATGTTTAAAATAAGGATCATAAATATTATTTGTGAAGATGGTCACGAATAACTGCATCATCTCCGGAGTATCAACAGGATCCGGGAAATAATAAATGCACGGGTCACGAATAGTACATGTATTTTCCTCCGGATTATTGATAAATGATGGAGATGAGTATCCTTTATTCAGAAGAATACCATCGTATGTTTTAAGGATGGAACTTTCTGTATTAGAAGTTCCGATCTTGATATAAACATCTTTTCCGAACTGCTTATAGATATTTGAAATATCTTCAGCAACCATTTCATTTCCATTTGTGGAAATGAGACAGATCTGTTTAACGTCATCGAGAGTTAACTCCCGGCTGTAATCACTCTTAATATGATCTGAGAGATCCTTTACAATCTTCTGGAATGTAGATACAATCTCATACGGCGGAATTCCTGCTTTCTCCCACTCCTCTGATTTTTCACATAACTCTTTATATACAAGATAAGAAAGCTGTACTGCTGTTGTAGTACCATCTCCTACTTTCTTAATTACGTGCTCTGTAATTCCAAGAAGTTCATCATGAACTGCCTGCTCGAGCGGTTTGTAAAACCGGAAGTTGCTCAGGACTTTATGTCCATCTTTCGAATATTCTGTAAGAGCATTCTGATGCATAATCATAGAATATGATCCGAATGGTCCTGCAGTGTTAGAAATCACAGATGCGATCTTTTCAAGAACTTCAAGCTGTACTCTTCTTACTGCTTTCTTTTCAACTAAGTTTGATAATGTTCCATGTTTAGCCATAATTATTGTTCCTCCTTATTGTGCATTTATTATATTGTAGCTTCTATATATTTTTAGCCTAACGGTATTTCTTCAGGAGCAAATACGTACATAGAAGCAATGTTAAATCCATTTGTAGATATATAATCAAATATATACTCTGGGTTTATTAGAAGTTCTTCATTATTTGGATCTCTTAAAATATTAAATTCATAATCAGCTACATATATCTCTTTACCCTCTACGTCTTTGTACTTTGCAAGGTCTTTGGTATCTTTAACAAACAAGACGTTATATTGAGATACGGATATAGTTTCTGGGGTACCTTTTACAATATCATCATAAGGTATAAGACGATTTATTAGCAATTCTATTTCATCATCCGTTTCACATAATATATTTATCTTAACTACTTTATCTATAGAAGTTCTAAGTATAGATCCGACATCACGCAATGCAGTTGGTGGAGACAGTTGCAGGATGTTACTATATTCTTTCTCCATAAATTGCTTATATAGATCATCTGCGCAATCCATCTTCTCATCTTTAACAGCTACACATAATGGATTTCTTTCATTTCTGGTTAGCAATACATACTTCTTAAAAGTATCGTCTCCGTTAATTATACCTGGATAAAAATATTCAGTATTATTATAATCGAATTGGATTAATTTGAGTAATCCCATTTCAGTATCAATAATCATATTGAATGGGATGAGTACGTTTAATTGATACATATAATACACCTCTTCATAAAAAATAAAGGGTAGATGAAATGAATCATCTTACCCTTAAGATTACTCTTCTCCGAGCTGATCGAGTGTAGCACTTCTCATGCTATTTTCACTCTTATTCTGATTAGAGTTGAAGAACGACTGGTTATTACGTCCGCCTCCTCTATTTCCGTATTCGGCACTCTGTTCAATTCCGAGCTTATCCATGATAAGTCCGATCTTTGTATTCATTCTGTTTGCGTCGAATCTCTGAGCATACATATTTGCATATGCACCTGCTCCTCCGATTGATGTATAGTATTCTTTAAGCAGACTCTTCAATGTATCGATCTCAAGATACTGATACGTATGTGAATCATACTGTGTTGGATTCTGTGGATCGAAGTTTCTCACTGCCCAGTAATGATCAGTCTTGAATTCGTATACATACGTAGCTGTAACACTACCATCATTCTGGTCTACTTTTCTAATGATCAAGCAAGGATGAGAAGCTCCAACTTCTTTACCATTACTGAAGCTGATCAATCCTTCGTTACCTGTTGTAACACCTGCATTGTCAGTTGCATCCGGATCGCTCATAACCTGTTCAATTTCATTGTATAACATTCTTGCTTTGACATGTGTAAGCCAAACTGATACCGCATTGTCATGATCCCACAGCTGCTTATCTCCCTGTTTAGCTCCCGGCTTCATTGGTGAAATTGTAATTTTAAGCATTCCGTTGAAAAATGAATAAGAAAGTGCTGATGGATCTACTCCATCAGTATTGGAAGTTCCGTACGGGCTGTACAGAGTCGGTTCGTAGTATTTCTTTTTGTTGTTGTCATTATTGTTGTAATCTCCTAATGGCATCTTCTTTTCCTCCTACATACTAATGAATTTTTATTAATTTATTTATTATAATGTATATGGGGCTATTATTAAATAATTCTGGTCACCTCCCAATAATAGCCTATAATCATTACATTTTAATAATATACAATTATAAGAAAGGATGGAACTTTAATTATGAGAAGATCAGAATTAATTCATATAGTAAAAGATGGAGTAGATAAGACAATTACTAAAATTGAAACTTCTGCAGCGCTTACATTCTACTCAACTACAATTGCATATGCTATCTTTTGTTATGATAATGACAAGAGTACAGATGCAAGTATCAAAAATAATAATAACATTTTTGGATATAAAGCGGGTAAAGGATTTATGGAGTATAATTCCATCGAGGAATGTATTCTTGATTATTATTCTAGAACAAGAACAGACGATATCGACTTTACTAGAGCAAAATACGAGCAAATTGCAAAGGCAAATAATCTGTACAGATTCGACAAAGCATATATAGAGTCTAAGCCAGGTCATATTATCGATATTGATGATGAGAAGAAGAAACCGGACTTCGACGTGTACACAGTTAGAGATACCGATGAAACTCCTATTACAAAAACTGGTGATCTGGAAGAGGCCAGAACAGTAGCTTCTGAGAACAAAGGAGCAGTTATTACGAACTCTCGCGGTGTAACCGTAGATGCAGTAGTTAAGCCTACTGAATCAGATAGTATCATCTCTCTTATTCTTAAACCAGGCGCTCCGGTTATCTGTAATGGAATTAACTTATACTATCATCTTAAAGATAATAAGCCTGGTCGTGTTATTGATGGTACTTACTATCTGTATGATGGTAAAGATCTCGGTGATAGATATGCCATCTGCACTAAATCAGAATTCGCACTTGGAGATCCAAGTATGATTATGGGGTATATTAAATTATCAGATATACAAAAATAAAAGACATAGGGCTACCCGAAAGGGTAGTCCATTCTTTATTATTCTTTAATTCCATATAATTTTTTAAGGATATTCACGACCCACTTTTTTTGTCGTTCTCCAAGCTTAATATCTTTTTGGCTAAGATACCAATGATATGCATCTCCGCCAAATTTCATAGACATAGCAGCCCAATCACAACACATTTCGATTACGAAATTTAATCCCATTGCATCTTTGTTACCAGACTTAGCCCACCAGTTCCAATGGTGCATATTATGGTTATAGTGATGCTCCCATGCTTTTTGGAAATCTGCAGTGTTATCTTCTTTTTCCTGCTCATCTACTGGATTGAAGTTTTTACGATAAGGTTCCCACTCATCGATCCCATACTTACTAGAATCGTGGGATCTAATCTGATCATCCACTTCAGAGATAAGGAAAGACAGACCACTATAGATACTATCAAGATAATCCATTACCTCTTTATTCTCTTTCATTTTCTCCCATACAATTTTTACATTTTGCACATGTTCATCTACATAATCTTTATAAGCTTTCTCTTGTTTTCGCTGAGCCATAGGCATATGCGGATCTGCCATAATAGCTAAATATACTAAATCACTCATAATTATGAAATTCCTCCTTACTTTACGGCTAAAAGTCCCAACCTAGCCTTATTACTAGGTTGGGAAGATTTAGTTAGATTTGTGATCAAACTTGAGGAATACATACTTTTACCCTATTGTTATAATACCTTATAAAAAGATATTATGCTAATAGAGTGTCATTGTCTCCACATTCAAAATTATTCAGTATCTGATTCCTCACTGTTTGATTGATCTGAATCTCCTGGACCATTTACCTTACGTCCTTCGATTACGTCTTTTACTTTATCATAAACGATTGACGCAGCAAATGCCGATGCGATTCCTCTGACAATGATATTGATCGGGGTATCTACCGTTTTGAATGGGAACTCAAGCAGAATAGATAAAACAATACCAGCAATTATAAGGTATATCGGAATATCACTATTCTTTACCTTTGGCATCTTATTTTTAAGCATATACCCAATAGCAATCAGAATGATCACAAGAGCAATGTTTACACTGTTAGCAGTAACTTCTGTTACCTGCTCAATAATATTTACACTATTCACAAAGATTTCCTCCTTTCAAGATAATTTATTTATTTGTTCTCAGCATACTCCTGCACCAGAACATGTAAGTAAAAGAATATTTTTCTGTCCACATACTAAAATATTCTTTTTATAGAAGAAGGGAAAGGAGAAGAAAAGATGGCGAGAGTACAAAAATTAAAAAAGTATATATTTGTCATCTTGATTATGATTGCTGCTTCTATACTAATCTTATTTACATTTGATGAAGTAATAGAATCCATAAAAACTTCTAGATATCAGGCTATAGAACAATCTAAAGAGAGGGACTTTGAGAGTGTATGGGCATATATTCAAGTATTACGTTCAAATAGTCTTATCCAAACATCTAATCTTGCTATGCAAATAGAAGATCAGATGGATGATAAATTTGACATGACGCAACTTGAACAAGCTTTGGACTCTGGGGATAAAGAAACTCAAGAAGAATTATACCAAATATTTAGAGATAACATTGAAGGAGTATACCTTGATGATGCTGTAAAAAACAATAGAAATTCTCTTATAGTATTAGAGGGGTATGATACCATTATTGAGGATAAATTGGTAGAACCAATCGCACGAGAACACAACGATGAGTTTTCTAGTGAGACTCATCATTTTAACGATTACTACCAAAAATGTTTCAATAAACCTTTATTTAAAAGTGCCGTTAATAAATTACGATCGCACACTACGGATCAATTAATTGCACTTGAACCTTTTAATTACCTATCATATAAACAGACTAAAGGTCATAAAATGATAACTGAAATGACTTATGAAAATTTGAAATCTGTATATGTAAAAGAAGGTATTACCGGACTAAGAAACTATCAGTTCTTAGTCCCAATTTATATTACCGATACTGGTGATATATTCGGAAATGATGATATTGTTGGAGGGATTCCTCAAGATACACATAAGTTTATTTTGATACAAACTTTTAATGTATATGATCAATTATTGGCAATCAAACCTGATTATGGTGATAGACAATATATAAATAATATTAATAAACGATATGATGCTATATTGAATATGCTATACTTATGCGGGATTATTATCTGCATCGTTATAGTTATTATGATACTGTATTTATTTTCTATTTATAATGCTGTATATAGCGTGAATCAGGATTTAATTGGCGTATTAGCCGGACAAGATTGTAAGAGATCCAGAGATACCTAGAATTATACGAATGTATAAGGAGGCAAAAGCAAATGGGTACTATATCTTTTACTCTGCTTCTCGACTACTTATACAATAAATTTGCAGTCACATTTATTTTGAGTATTATTGGAATTTCCATTAGAGAGATAGTAGGTAATGTTAACGCAAGACAACGTATTGATATTTCAAAAGTATTAGCGTCGACTGTTTTTACTACTATTGTGATGTGTGCCCTCAGAGAATATATAAATCTATCATTTAGCGTGTATGTACTATTGTGTGTCGTTACGAGTATGTGGAGCCCATGGATTGTTTCACTAGTGCTAAATAGCAAATTTATGGGTGCAGTGTTGACAAGATTTATAAAAAAAACTTTGCCAGAACCGATATCAGATACAATTGAAGAGTTGATAAATGAAGAAGAAACTGAAGACGCATCAACGGAGAAAGCAGAATCTAAGACCAAAGATGAGAATAAAGGTGTAGGGGGATAACCCCTACACCTTTTTCCCTATTTAATTCTAATAGTTCTACCAGCTAAGATATTGTTAGGGTTTTTGATACCGTTCAGTGAGCAAATTCTAGATACAGTTGTTCCGTATCTTGATGCGATCCTGCCTAATGTATCTCCTCTCTTGATTGTGTAATATACCTTACCTGTAGATGCAGGTTTCGATTTAGAATTGATGATGGCCTGAATAGCATCGTAGTTGTACCCAGCTGCAGTAAGCCGTTTCTTACGATCTACACCATTTCCCCACTTTCCTTCCAAAACTTCCTGAGCGATCTGCGCATTGGATTTCTTTGAGCCAGCATTGATCTTCTTCTGAACTTCATTATATCGAGATCCGAGAACTACTTTACGAACTTCTCCAGTTCCATATTTATCTGCTTTTACTTCAGCAACCAGTGTATCAACACTTGCGCTGTAGATATGATCGATGAAATTCTGTACTTCCTGGTATCTTGTTCCAAGAGCAGCTTTACGTGCATCTCCGGCACCATACTTATTTGTCATTACACCATATGCAAGGTCAAGAGTTGTTCCTTCCGGAGCTTTATGGGCTGGCGTTGGTGTCGGAGTAGGTGCAGGTGTTGGATCTTTCTTAGTATCTTCGGTAACACTACCAGTTGCATATGCTTTCCAAGCATCTCTATCTCCATAGAACTTATCAAGGTCAAGATTGCCATTCCATCCGCTTAATCTTCCAGCTGAAGAATACTGACGAATAGCACATGCATATTTTCCTTCATTCCACGGAGTTGCCTGGTAACCTGTAGTCTTGTTAGATGCATACTGAGCAATCCAAAGACCATAATCACCAATTCCCTGAGCTTTGCTCATAGCAGACTGCTGAATATAAACCATCGGTTTTACACCTGTCTTCTCATGCACATAATCACACCATGTTTTGATCCATTCCTTGTCATTCTTTCCCCAACTAGCATTACTTCCTGCTTCCCAGTCAAGTGCAAGAATAGCTTCTCCAACATAATTTGCTACATTTTTCAAGAAGAAATCTGCTTCTACTTTAGGATCTTTTCCACTAGCATAGTGGTAAACACCTAAGCATTTTCCTGCATTTTTTGCTGTCTGATAAAATCCGTCACAATATTTATCAACGAAAGTTGTTCCCTGTGTGGCTTTAAGGATTACGAAATCACATGGAACTTTGTTAAGATCTAATCCATGCTGATGATTACTGATATCAATTCCGTTAAGTGCCATAATATTTCCTCCTTTAAGAAATTAATATTAATAGCCTCTGTAGCTATTAATATTATGTGAAGACACATCCAAATAAATTTGATAAGTGAGGTGCAATTATGAAATATGAGAATAATATGTTTATCAGCGAAGAAGCATTTTATGATAAGCAATTCAAAAATCCGGTATATATTGTATTAATGCACAGTGGAACTCCTTTAGCTAATGTAATTAAAAAGGCTACTGGAGATGAATTTTCACATGCATGTATTGCATTTAATTCTAAATTAGATCCTCTATATTCTTTTGGGTCTAAAGGAAATGGAGAGCATGGAACTGGTTTTGCTGTAAACAGTCCTAAAGATAAATTCTTTGATAAATACTCAGCAAAATACAGTGTCTATGTAATGTATGTATCTAATAAAGCATACCGATCTATGAAAGAAAGATTACAGTACTTTATCGATAATAAAGATAAACTTAAATATGACATTAAGGGTCTGATTGACATCTGGTTCAATAATGATAGTGAGGATCATGAAAAATGGTTCTGTTCTAGATTTGTTATGGAGATTGTTTCTAAGGCCCAGGAATTATCTAAAGTTCCTTCACTGTGGAAACCTCAAGATATTACAAATCTTGACAATATCTCTCTTGTAAATAGAGGATTCAACTTCTATAATTATGACTATAAAATTACAGAACGCCATTGTAAGGATATTAAACACCATCAGTATGATCCATCAGATGTATTGTATGAAGGTATTTCAGACTCAACAGCAAAAGATATGGGAAGTAAGAAAACTGTTTCATTATCCTCATATTCTAAGATGGGTATATCTGATTCATTCATTCAAGTATATAAAAAAGAATTCCCTAGATTATCTCATGTTAAAGTAAATAATCACACTAAGGGATACGTATGGCTCGATGGTAATGAATTGGTAGCTATGGTTAATGTGGAAGAGAAAAATGATGATTCTAAATGGATTCAAGGTTTAGAAGTATTTGGATCTTATAAAGGACAAGGATTAGCAAAACAAGTTCTCGATGTGGCTGTAAAGAATTTAGGTGCTACTAGATTAGCAGTTCAGAAGAATAATGAGATTGCTATCCATACATATAAATCTTATGGATTCAAGATAGATAAAACTACCGATAGTGGATATTATATGGTACTTAAATCTGCAATGGATGAGAGTACTACTGCAGGGGAATTAAATCCTACGTTATCAGAAGATTGTAAGATATCTGCTGATATGGCTAGGGAGAAATTAAAACTTCTCAAAAAAGAAAATCAGATGAAATTCTGTAAAAGTAGAGCAGTGGAACCAACTAATGAGGGTTGGGTTTTTGGAGAGTATACTGTTGATTCGGAATCATCTGCTAAAGAATTACAGAGATTTATCAGGTTTATCAATGAGATTGTTAAAACAAGTAACTATAGGGGATGCATGGAAATGCCTGATCTTTCTGTAGGAAATATTGGAAAGTTGTACATCAAAGAAGGATCAGTATATGATACATTATCAGAATCATTGATCGGATACGGCGGTACAATATACAATGCTATTAATGAAGCTGGAGATAACGTAAAGTATTTTAAAAATCCAGCACGGCAATTAAAAGTAAAAAAATCTAAAAAACAAAATGTGCAGTCAGATCTAGGAGATTATACTGACGTCGGATCTTATGATGCTAGTTCATTTTCAGCAAGCATATCTACTGGACAAAAAAGTAATAATGAAGCTGATGACGTAGATAGCATAGATTCTAAAGATTTAGAACAAGCTGCGGATAAAGCACGTAAAGCTATCACAAAAGAAATAGTAGAGTGCAGAGATTATTGTAGCGCTTTCGAAACAGTAATGAAACCATATCTCGGATCTAATTCATTTGCAGTAATTAGATGGAACATTACGAAAGTAGATAATGCAGATTATTTTGCTTCTTGCAGAGAAACTATCTATAAATATGCAAAGAAATCGTTTGAGGAGACTAATCCTGGTTATTATATGAAGATGGATGATAGCTGTTTCTTCATAACTAAATAACAATAAAGTAATAGATTAGCGGTAGATTGCAGGATCGGGCGGAAATTTCTGCCGCTTTTCTATTAGACAACTTTGTACATCCTTGAATAAATGATTTTTCTCACGTTTTACTCCGAACAAAAAAAAACAGCTACTTTTACAGAGAACTAGGGTACGGATTTTATCCGTACCCTGCCTTCTTTTTATTCTTTACGTTTACGTCTAAGACTAGCGTTCAGCTGTTTATACTTAGCGTAAATATATTGACTGACGTCGATAGGAATACGCCTATCGTCTTCGTCAATCCAAACCTCATTCCAGGTAGTACCATCACCAATAAAGAATAGAACCTTTCCTTTACTTCGGTGTCCCGCTGTTACTACTGGTACATTACCCCATCCAGTTCCGTACCAATTTCCTTTTTTAACTGTAAACCCATTAAATCTAAATGGGTTTTCATCATTGTGCTGGATCATGTTAAATTCCATCATGTTCATACTCCTTTTTCTCTTATAGTAATATGTGTATCATAGTTATAATATACAATTATAATTTTATACTTTTACAATAGAATTATTATTCCCACAATATAGTAAACAGGTTAAATTAGAGGGGGCGAAAAAATTGTCAGAAGCTGAGAAGAGAACTCCTAAGGACAAGTCGATAACGACGCAACAAATCATTGAGAGTGGCGGTTTTTATGATATTGATAATAATTGGAATAGTATAATTACTTTTGATGATCATCCTGGAATGTTATTCAGAGCTAGAGTTGAAGTGTTTATTTTTGACAAATTCGATGATGTCTTTATTACACCAATACATAATGGGTATAGAATACCGGGAGGATCTATCGAAAAAGATAGATCATACAAATATCAAGTAGAAACAGAAGCAAGAGAAGAAGCTAGAATTAATCTCGGAACTATAACATACACCGGATATTCATATTTCAAATACTTTAAGAATAAATATACGAATTGTTCGATACATTGGGACGGCGCATATAATATGGTTTATACTGCAGATTTTAAATCATGGTATCATGGGCCTATAGAAAAATCAGTGAGAGATTATCATATGTGTAATTGTGGAAGATTTTTACCATTTGCACATGTAGTAAAAATGTTAAACTATCATCATTTGAGGGCTCTAAATTTAATATGAAAAAAGGTATAGGGATTTCTCCCTATACCCAAAAAAATTTTTTAATAATAAGTATTCATCAATTGTCCAGATTGGGACATATTCTGTAAAGCATTATAATCTACAAAGAGACCATACATCTTTTTATTATATACGGTCTTTTTTGATAATGCTTCTCGCAATTCAAGATACTTCTTGTAACAGTCTTCCCAGCGTTCACGATCTTTCTCACCCATATCTTCTTCTCTAAGATAATCTTCAAGAATACTCATTCTCGAATTAATCTGTCTCATAAGAAGAATAGCATCATCCTGGGTTTCTACGTTGCGTAATCTCATATTGTATTCAAATAAATCTTCTTCAATGGATTTCATTCCATTTCTCTTCATCTGATATAATAATCCTTTACGTTTACCGGCTTCATTTACAGATACTGAATAATAATTATAATCTCCAGCAGACACCCTTGTGATTTGTTTCAGTGCATTGAAACACATATTCCGTACTAACGAAGAAGCTTCAATACTCATAGAATCTCTGAGCATAAACTCAACGTATCTATTGTTATCGAACGCCATATAGTTATTGAAATACCAGTTCATCATAACTCCGCTAGTATCGACTTCATCTGGTTTCATACCAGCAGTGGTTAATGCTTCTAACGCACTTGCATATACAGATTCTAATCCAGCATCTCTGATAGCCTGAGGAATCTCATCCATAGTAAGTACATCATATCTTGCAAATAACGATGTAATATTATGGATAGTGATTCTGCACATCATATCAAATAAGAGGGGATATGATAATACTGTGTCTGGGCAGATACGAGTTCTAGTGAGAGCAATATAAGAGTCAATCATATTTCTTAATTTCTCTGTAGCCTTCTTATCACAAGCAGTAGCGATCTCTGCATAAATAACAGACCACAGCTGCTCTGTAGATAAGAATGAAAATTCTCTTAAAAGCTTTCCGTCTAATTCAAGAGAATATTGATTGAACGAAAATGGAGCGAATTCCCCGTCAAGATCACAATACCCTTTAAGCAGTTTCTTAGATAATTCATCTGCCGGAATTCCACTCGGGGTAACGTATACTCCGAAAAACTGTTTATCAAAATTCGGTGTATATTTAACTTCAAAGCAATGAAGATTTTGTAAAGATTTGTTTAATGCATTTTTCAATCCTGCACAACTACGTTCTACAGTATTCAATGGGTTCTGATCATTTGCTGCGGATCTAATATCGGCAATCCATTTATAAATATCAGTAAAATTCTTTGTCTGATTAAGCATTATACTAGTTCTCCTTTCTAAATTTCCATTACTCTGATGTTTCAGATTGACGTTTATGATAATCACGTAAATGAAGCGTAGGAGGATTATCTATGGTATAGGTTCCATTATCGTTTCTGGTGAACTTAAGAATCTTATAGTCATGAGGGGTTGATTCTGTATCCATTATAATAGCAACTTCATCTTCTTTAGAAAAATCTGCATGAATAAATTTGAATAGATCCCATTCATATCCATCCAGCTCATATAAAAACACATAATCAGTTGCCATATTAGTATACGGCATCCCTGTTTTAGCATCTATCATAACTGGTTCTGGTACACCGATCACAAAATCAGCATCTTTACGAATACCAACTAATTCATGAAATTCTTCCTCAGAGCACTCATATATATCATCCTCGCGTATCTTGAGATAAATCTTTCTCTCATTTGGATCATATCGTACAAACCGCACGGTAGTCTGATCTAGGAATGGATTACGAAGCGGTATTAATATCGATTGGCCCTTCTTATATTCATTATACTGTGGGCGTTTATTGTCACCGTTGCCAGTCTCTATCATATACATACCAGCCTGATACTTGACAGCAATATCTCCAAATTTTACACTATTATACATGGCAATTACTCCTTTATATGTTTTATTTGCATGTCTAGGGTAAAGTAAATAACAAAGAGAGTCTGGGAATTACCCCAGACTCTCAACCCGCAAGAAAGGTCACAATGAAAAAAAATAAGGACACTGTCCCAACAATGTAAGGCTAACAAAAGATGCATTGTGACAATAGAACCCTACCAGGATCCTATTATAAATATGTTGCACAAATAAAATCCCCCTCCCATAATCGGGAAGGGGAATCCTGCATTTATTTTTATAACTGTTTAACCTGAATGAAGTCGTAATGATCTGTAAGTCCTGTCGGATGTAAGATATTGATACGACCCTGAACTGGCTGATACTCTACGAATTTCCAGCGCTCGAAAGCGTGTACGTTCGGCAGAGCCGGGTTATCTGCATTTCTAATTTCGTTACTGATGTACATCTGATAATCATAGATTCTGTAGATGATACGATCTGTTCCCTTTGGACACAGAATTACGATGAACTCTGTAGATCCACGAAGTTTATCAGAACCAATGAAGTTGTATACTCTTGAGTCAGATGTAACAACTGTCTTTGTGAAGTCAAGCTGCACCGGTCCGATGTTTGAAGGTGTCTGGTATGAATACTCTACTGGAGTAATACGACGGATAAGGTCCGGATCACCGAATACAGAAACTGTCATGTTTGGATCGTTAAGTACCTGATACAGATGTGTCATCTGCTGATCGAAGTAATCGAAGAAAGTATTTCTTCTCCACTCAACGTGATCTCCATGATATCCCTCACGAGGTGCATAATCGAACTGAGAGTAACTCTTAGAACGAGCATCCATTGTCTTGTAAGAGTAATCAAGTTCTCTTTTGATCTTGTCATCTTTGTAGTTGGCAAGAACAGTCTTAACCATGCTCATCAGTTTTGTAACCTGATTTACATTGTACAGAGCTGCGATATCCTTTGTTTCTTCCGGACTGATTGTGAAGTCGATCGGAATAGCATTTGGAATTTCAACAATATCTGTTTTCTCACGCCATCTTACAGAGCATGTTGTAAGACGAGCATTTGATGTATCAAGACGTGATGTTACACGAAGTCCTTTTACATTTCCTTTGAGAAGCTGGATGTTTAATCTGTCATCCTGCATTGTTCCTGATACATAGTCAGAAACTGTCTTCATAACGACCTGACCTTTTTCCTGAGCCTTGTACTCATATTTGATCTGAGCCATTAATGATCTTTCAATATCACCATATGCTGGTGCGAATGGGAATCTGCAACGTACCCATACCGGATGTACTCCTGGTGCATCTGCAATTTTTCCGTCCGGTTCAATATATCCTGTTGTTTCATCAGGAAGGACATCACCTTTTTCAAAATACTGATCTTCAATCTTGAAAGCTGATACTCTTGTCTCTACAGACAGGTGATCTGCTCCACCAAGTCCACCCAGGTATGTATGAACGATCTCATTGTCATCTGTGAATGGAAGCGCCGGAAGTTCGAATTCTGTTTCTCTTGCTGTTGCCTCGATAGCATCTGTCATCAGGTTCTGATCACGGAACATATCGATTTCGTTTCCTTCTGTATCTACCAGGATACGATATTCCATTGAGATTGTGAATTTCGGCTTTGTTGCAACAAATTTCGGGATTGATCCTTTATCGAATACCATGTTCATAAGGATGAACTTGTGCATCGGGATTGAAATACCGATCATTGGATTCATATAAGCTCCGGCAACGTGCTCCAGAAGTCCCTGGCGGTCGTTGTCATACTGCTGCTCCATTGTCAGTACGTGATCTTCAATTTCATCTGGAGTCATTCCCTCCGGATCATAAGAATTTTCTACGAAGAATCTCTTCAGAGCTTCGTTAGATGCTCCCAGCATCAGTGCTCTACCAGATTCACCATAAATATCTACTCCTGCTTCTGTCATCAGTCCCTGTGTCAGGTCAACATATGACTCAGCAAAGTTATGCATTTCATTGTGTTTATAGCTATCAGACATATTACGTCTTGGTGCGTCGCCAATAATCATAGCTTTGTTTCTCCTTTCTATCTCCAATTATTTAATTTTTGAATTAAATTACTATATTGTTATAAATCGCCAGTTTACCGGACTTATTTATCGTCATCTTTGATACTATTTTTGATTTCTTTAAATACGTTAGAAACCGTATCAAGAATGGCTAAATATTTTTGTAGTTCGGTCATATTTTCAATATAGGTTTTGCTGTCAAATATTGATGATAAATAATCTCGGATGTATTTCTGGAGATCTACTAGACTGTTAACGACATAATCGTATACTTTGGCATGTTGCGGGTCTTTTTCGGAACTAGCTACCATATTGATAACAGTTTGGCATCTGTCATATACATCATCATATAAATTCTTCAGTTCTTTAATCTTAGATTTCTGCTGTTCTGGACTAAGCTGATTAAAGATAGAATCTTCTAATGATTTCAATTTTGACGATGGGTCATTGTCATCTGCATCTGATCCGGAATCGGTTCCGTCGCTTGTACTATCATCGTCCCCGCCTTGGTCAGCATCTCCATCGTCACCATCCATCGAAAACTCGTCTCCACCATCGTCGGTGTCATTATTCTCGTCGGAAGAATCGCTACTACCAGAGTCAGTAGCATCCCCACCATCATCGTTCCCTGAATCACTCCCTGGGTCAGAGGATCCTTCATTATCGTCTCCACCATCCATCGAAAACTCATCTTCATCATCAGAACCTCCATTATCATCTCCACCCTGATCGGTAGCATCTCCTCCGTCATCAGATTGTGCAGTTGCATCGGCATCAGGATCATCGGTATTTGATTCGGAATCATCTCCATCGCCATCCATAGAAAATTCATCTGCATCATCATCGTCTCCGGCATCTTGAGTGGCTTCATTACCATCTCCACCCTGATCTTGAGTATCGTCATCTGTATTAGTATCCTGATCCTGGTTATTCTGATCTTCATCAGGACCATTATCTTCAAGAATAAACTGCTGTAAGTAAGCATCAAATAAACTCATTAGTCACGTCCTCCTTGTCCTGGAATAGTTGCACTAGGAATATCTCTACCTGATACTTTAAGACCATATCTAATTCTCTGATATTCTCTAGTAAGTTTTTTCTGATAATTTAATAAGAATCTATATTGATTCATATCTCCATCATTCTGGGCAATTTCTATTTGCTTCTCTACTACGTTTAATTCAGTATCAATTTCGTCCATAAGCAATTTCTTCTCTCTGGCATTTAGAGCACCAGAAACTCCAAGAGCACCCAAAGCTGCAACAGCTGCAGTAGCAGGCCCAAAAACAATTCCAATTCCAGATAATGCAATTGCTGATTTACATAACTTAGAGAATGATGGAATGATATTTCCTTTAATGATAGCTTCTCTTCTATCAGAAGTCATAGCTTTTTCAATACCTTTCATCATTCCACTAGCTTGTGCATCAGCAGCTTGCCACATAGATTTCTCTTTCATACTAAGGTCTTTAAGTTTGGCTTTTCCATTCTGTAAAGCCAATTTCAAAGTATTAAGATTAACCTTTTCATTCACGATCTCAGCTGCTTCGATGAGAGTATCATTAGCAATTTCCATAGCTACTACATCCTTAGGAGATGATATTTTTACCTTGGACGTACTAAGATTCTCTCTTGCCTCTAAGAGTGGTCTAATTACATCAATCTGTGATGATTCTGATATAGTTTTATTGATAGCTTTCTTGCATGTATCTTGACAAACAGATGCAGCATTACAAATATCACTAAGATCGAAAACAACACCTGTAGCATTAGCAGCTTCAAACATAAGTTGCATATTAAATTTAATCTTGCTCTGATCGGCAACTCTTTCGCAAATACTTAAGAAATTTGCCACGTCAACAATTCCCTGTGCTGATTCGAACTCGAAATCGTCATCACCAAAATCGAAATCATCATCGTCAGAAGAATCATCTTTCTCTTCATTGTCATTTGCAAGTGTTTCAAGATAATCCTGAACTTTCTTTTCACAAGCCTCAAGATCATCATAATACTTTTTCAGTTCATCTTTACTCTTACCAGAAGCTTTATCCATCTTCTTTTGAACTTTCTCTTTTTCATTAGCAATACAGGTCTTTAACCTCTTAGCATCTTTCTCATTGATATCTTTAGAGATAAGCCAACTTACTAATCCTAAGATAGCAGCAATAATAGGTCCAATAGGTGTAGCACCTGCAACGCAAATAAGAATACATCCTCTAGTTAATCCCATAATATTTGGCATTCCATCAATAATACTTTCTGGTGATTTCGTATGAAGCTTACGGATAAATGATGCCACCTTATTAGGGGACTTATCCTGTTCAGCTTTAAACTTCTCAATCACTTTAGGAATATTATCTGTAGATGCATATTTGAAATCATCACTCTCCGAGAACAAATTCTCATAAAATGAGGTGTAGTTAAACGGATCTGGTTTCTCATTGATAGGTTTGGAACTAGAAATAATACTTTCCGGGGAATCAATACCGTCAAAGATATCATCACCCAAAGTCTGTTTAGCTTTAATATTAACAAAATCTCTACTGGTTCCGGCTTTACAGTTTGGAAGGTTTTTAAGAGTAAAGATCATAATACCTTTATCTTTAGTAGTAATATCTTCATCTGCTTCAAAATAAGCATCCATTTCATCAATATAATCAGCAGCATCTGCTTCTACTTTGATCGAATTGAATGCTTTCTCGAATGATTCTTTGATGAACTGATCATCCATACATTCGAACAAAGAATTTGCCTGATCTGTATAATGTGTACCAGAAGCCTCTAAGAAACTCTCCACTAAATCAGTAGGGTCTGATAAAGTAAGTACAGAATTTTCTCTTAAGACATCTTGATATGATTGATACACACTATCACTAATTTCTTCATCTCTGAAAAGAAAATACTCAGTAATAGCATTTGCAAGGTAATCATCGCTTGGAACTTCTACGTGATTTTTGCTTAAGATATATACTATATTCTCTAAAGCGACATTATACTTATAATGAGCAGGTACATTATAAGTATCGATCAATTCGCATAATTCAGATATAACTTTATCTGTATTATACTTATTCTCCCTCACAATTTCATCGGTATTGAATCTTTTGTTCAGCATATTTTGATTATTGATTATACGCTGACAAACAGCAGCTTCCGATACTGCTTCTTCAACAATAGCTCTACTCTCTTCCGGGATATCATATTTTTCCAAAGAAATATTCACATTAGGATCTAATCCTAATGCAATTTCATGGGCAATGAATTTTGCAACTTTCCGTGAGGTAGACTTATTGGTTACACTTTCTAATACATGTAATGCAAAATCGAAACTATTAGAATCAATCTTACCATCAGTCAATGGTAATAATAATGTGATAGCTGATTCGTCAGTAACCTTTGTACGAGAATTATATTTGGGTACTTCCATAGATAATCGCCGAACTCTATTTTGTACATTTCTAGCAATCATGGATCCGTGACTTCTCATATTATAACACCCTCCTTTAATCTAAATTTATTATAGTGTTGAGGGTATCAATCAGACCTCTCATGTATATATGGGTAGCCACAACATTCGTATAATAGTGTAAATATAATAAAGGAGGAAATATATAGATGAGCGAATTGTCGAATGATCTTGGCTATGTAGTAATCGAAACAGCTACTACAGAAAATCAGATGCCAGCAAAAATTATAGAGAAACGCGGAGATGGAAGAGTATTAGCTGAGGGTGTATTGCAAGAAGCTAATATGAAAAACCGTAATGGCCGTTTTTATGATTCCAGAGATTTATTTCCAGAATTAGTAGCCCCAAGACAGATTGAGTTGATTCAGACTGGAAACATGAGAGGTGAGAATGGCCACCCAATGTCTAAAGATCTTACAAGACAGCAGACTATCGATCCAAATAATTGTGTATGTATCTATACCAAATTCTGGACCGATGGGGATCTTGTAATGGGTAACTTTTTCGGTACTTTTAATGATAAAGGAGAAGAATTCAACGCCGAGCTTGAAGCTGGAATGAGTCCGTCCTTCTCATTAAGAGCATTAGGATCTATCAGAAATACTGGTAGAGGAGCAGAAGTAAAGGGTATCAAACTTATCACATATGATAGAGTTATTTACCCATCTCACAATAAAGCATATACTAAAGGTATCGTTTCAGAATCATGTATCCCTGAAGGAAACTCTATGATGCTGAAAGAAAACGATAAAGGTATGCTGATCCCTATTAACAATGAATCAGTAATTAACTACATTAAAGAAGAGTCTTTGAATCTTAAACAAATCAGAGAATCATTTGATCTTCTTTATGATGATATTAGTCTCGTAAATGGAAAATCTCAGGTTAGATTGACAGATAGAGCAGGATCTTCTTTCGTAATCAATCTGGAGAGTTATATCCATAATGAGATTATTAGTGCTTGCTTAGAATCACAACAATAGGAGATGATAATATGGCATTCGCAAATAATATGACTCGGCTTTTAAATAAGTTAGAGAATAGACTTGGTACAGATATGCTTAATCTCCCTGATAACTTAAAAAAAGAAATGTGGCCAGAAAAAGTAATCATCCCAGATACTCTTAGAACTTGGTCAAGATACTTCCCTAGAGAAATTAGATATAAGATTACCATTAATACACCAAAAAAGGACGGATGGTATCTCTTAGATCCAGAAGTCTTTGGGGATTGTAATATCTTGGGAGTTAAGAATATCGATTGGGGCTCATGGAATAATGATATCTTCGGAGGGCCATATGGAATGTATGACTTCATGTCAGCTGGTTATGATATTGGAGATATGTTTTCATGTGTAAACCAAGCTAATATTAACTCGTTATTTAACAACGGGATTTATCCTCAGTTTGAACCACCGAATAAATTCAGACTTGAAACTACATATGGAGCTAAAGTTGCAATGAACCAATTCGATATATTTATTTTGATAGAGCATAGTCCTAACTTAACTACTATCAGCCCTACACAGATGGATACGTTTGAATCTTTAGCACAAGCTGATGTAGCTGGCTTCTTATATAATAAATTAAAAATGTTCCAGGATCTTCAAACAGTATTTGCTACTGTAAATATCCACTTAGATGATATTCAAGCAGAGTATCAAAAGAGAGATGAAATTATGAATTATATTAAAGAAAGTTATGTATCAGCAGCTAATAAGAATCAGCCACTCATGTTCTGTATATAAAAAAAGAAAGCAGTGTAGTATTATACTACACTGCTAACTTCCAATTAGTCAAAAGATTCTACAGATATGTAGATAATATCTTCTGACCAATTGTCATGTTGTCCTTATCAAGGTGGCCTTGGTAAGTGCCGTCGCCGTTATCTTTATCGATAACAAAAGGCAGATTAAAGGCCATCTCGAAAGGCTCAACTTTGCGAAGAGTAAATTCTTCGTTTAATTGATTAAACATAGTGATCACCTCCTTAAGTGTGGGGTATGTGTATAGAGAGCGGCTACTCTCTATACACATTCACTGTTATAATATACAATTGAAATTATTGATTATTACAAAAAAGAAAGCAGTGTAGTATTACACTACACTGCTAACTTTCCATTAATAGATCTTGAGCTATACAGCTACTGGATTTATTAATGTATTGATGTCATTAGCTCTAATATCAGATAATGCCATCATTTTCTGAATAGGACTCATCTCGCTAAGTCGTAACCTACCTTGATGAGTTCCATCAGCGTTATCCTTAATTTTATTATAAGGATAACTTTTTCCGAATATACTTACACTTGAAGGATCAAATGTAAGTTCGCTATTCAGGTGATTCATAGTGTTCATCTCCTTTCATTAGGGGATATGGGTATAGAGAGTGGCTGCTCTCTATACCCATTCACTATTATAATATGCAATTGAAAATATTGATTTTAACAAAAAAAGAAAGCAGTGTGGTAAAATACCACACTGCTAACTTCTTAGTAAGAGTATCTATGCTAATAAAGAGTAGCAAGGATTCTCTTAGCGGTACTCATATTATCAAGGTCAAAGTGCCCTTGATATGTACCATCTTCATTCACGCTGTCGATAACGACAGGGAACTTAGTGGCCATTGATAATGGGTCCGCTTTTTGGAATGTATGTTCAGCATACACGTCCCGTTTGTGGAACATAGGATTATCTCCTTTCATTAGGGGATATGAGGATAGAGAGGTGCTACTCTCTATCCTCATTCACTATTATAATATACAATTGAAAAATTAAACTTTGACAAAAAAGAAAGAGGTGTAGGGAGCAATCCCTACACCTAGTTTTTATAATATTTTCACATCAGAAACAGATACTTCTCCCTCAGGATCTACTTCTCTGATATCATCAATATTAAATACCATATCAAATGCCGCGAATACGCAGAAATTAACTTCACTACTCATAAAGATGTGACAATCTGTATGATCAATAGTGTCCAATATATTCATAAACCCAGGCTCCCCATTACCATCAAGCATCCACTGTGGATCGAATATTACGTATACACGATCATATAATTGCTTATCAATGAATCCATAAAAATTCTGAGGGTATGTAGAGTCTTCTACTTTAGAATCATCTCCATTTAAGGATTTAATATACCTGAAATCTTCAAGATCAACTAGCAATCTTCCACTACTAGTAATTTCTGATTTCATCTGTTTTGTAACTATATTCTTATCCAAAAATACAGTTGATATAGTTTTTATCTTTCTTTTCTTTGTCTTTTTTCTCTTTAAATTATTAAGTATTCCCATCGTTGTTATCATCTCCATATTCAGTTGTATCATATAATAAAATCATCCTCACTTTTGCAATTCGGATCTTTGCAATATACAAGCCTTGGTTGAATTACACCTCTATCTGCAATCCATACCATAGTTATTTTTATATGATCATCTATATGTTTAGCCATCTCATCAGACATAGTCACATAAATACCGTTATAAGTATATCCTGTATAAATTCCTATGACAGAATTACCTCCAGAAACAAACTCTGCTGGAGAGTATTTGATGAATTGTTTATCTTTTTCAGAAAGTAGAATTTCAAGATTTTTCTCCTGGATAAGTATTTCTTCCTTTCCTTTCACCAGCCTAGAATAATATCTATTCATAAAACTTTCTGTTACAAGATAATGATATTCATACTTAAATCTGCCTAATCGTAAGGTTTCTCCAAGTTTAGTATAATATGGTATTAATATTTCCATAACCATCCTCCTATTATGCTGCATCAAATCGCAACTTAGCAATTTTACTTAAATCTAACAGTATACTTTCATAAACACCAATGACTTGCTTAGAATATTCTCTTTCAAAATGTCTACTAAGCATACATAGTATTGATATTTTGTCTAATATAATTATCCCACTTCTGGCTTTATTATTGTCAAAGTTATCGAACTCATTCAAGATATCTATTATGCAATTTTCAATAGACTTGCTATTCTGTTTATCTTTTATTTTCATTATTATTGGAATAATAGTATCTCGCAAATTGGCTTCGTGTTCTGTGAATACTTTGCTGATATCAGCTACAACTTTATCCACCCCATCGACTGAGATCATCTCACTAATCCTATTGAAAGCTGTTGCTAATTCTAATAAACTCAAACTTGGAAAGTGATATTTGTAATAATTATACGTAAGATCCATAATCGTTTTATAACAGGTTACTTTATTCATCTCTCTGGCTAAAGCATAGTATTCTGCTATATTCATATTATATTTCCTCCCTTACAAGATGAACGTTTTATTTTTATCTGCATCGTGCCAATACAAAGAAAGTTCAGCTTTAGTAATTTTATTAGGGTCAATTGAATTATAGTGATTCACAATTGCAGTGCATATTCCGTCTTTCTTGATAGCTTCTGCAATTTTTTCGCTCGTTTCAATAGTCATTCCAAGCTTTCCTACAAAACTAATAGTTCCAATACTTTGACGGTCTATACTCATCATGCCATTTTCATATTTACAATTAGGATCCATATAGTTCATCAACTGTAAGTTACGTGCACTAACCTTAATTTCTTTACCTACATTTTTAGACAAATATTTATTGATGAATTTCTCATCAAAACATGTAGTTGATATGTCATCGTTTATGGAATTTCTAAAATAACTTCCAAATTTTATCTTATATGGTATAAATACTTCCATGATATTAATCCTCCTATAATATAATCATTTCTCCAGATTTTATATACACAAAATTCAATTCGCCTATTGCATGGAGTGTGGTAGTTTTTACATTATCTTCAACCACCCCTTTAGTCATCCACCTGAACGTTATTTTGATATTCTTTTCTTTTATCACTGACACCATCGGATCTGGTAATTGTAGCCACAGTCCACTGTCTGTGCACGATAACACTCTACCAATCCGTTGTGTGTGGTAACGACTACAATACGAGGAAGGCTCAAAGCACCCATCTTTAATCCCAAGTAATATTTCCAAATTACGCTCATCGAAACAAACTGGTTGATTCATACAATCTCTTTTAATTAATCTCCGCACATCTTTTTCTGTTATCGGAGTTCTAAGTGGTGGTGTGGTATACCCTCCTATAACTACATCTTTATCAATTTTAAATATATATGGTATAAATACTTCCATTGTCTTAATCCTCCAAATTATCTAATTTATCAAAGAATGATTTGTTTTGCTTCGGAATAGTTCTATTCTCTTTAGCACCTTCCATCATACTTACTTTATTATTTGCACTACCAGGAGTCATCATATCCATCTCAACCAAATTGAACCCATACGATGGACGTCCTAGATAGTTTACTAATACACTTGCTGCTTGATACATATTAAACGAATCTATAGTATATACAAATCCGTACATTCTGTCTATAGTTACATCTACATATGCACTTTCATCTCCCAATGTCATTCTAACCCCAGGAGTTTCATCGTTATCATTTTCCCATTTAATTACTATAGGATCAAATTTTATATATCGTTGCATTGCTAACCCCTCCAGAACTATTGAAGGAGTAGCTTTAGTAATTATATGCTTTTTCTTAACGGCAAATACACCATCAGGCCCAAACCATTTTAATACTTCTTTCAATTTTTGCCTGAGAAGAATCATATCCTGTGCTCTTATCATAACAGACCATTTCGTATCAGTCTTATCTATAGTAAGAAAATATTGGAATGTCCTTCTCATAGTTACTAACTTTCCAGTTTCACTGAATTTGCTATAATAACTATATTCTTTATGATAGTGGTATCTTCGGTCAGGATCTATTTTATCGGATAAAGATACATTTATCCTTAACATAGCTCTCGACCCTAAATAGAAGACATCATCACTTAATTTATCGTAGTCTACATATTGAATAGGTCGTTTCATCTGACCCTCCTTTAGATAATAGTGTTACTGTGAAGTTCAGGTAGAGTTTAAACTCTACCTGTCACCATGTTGATAAATCCATTATCTAAAGCAATTATCACATTCACTCGCTGGTTTGCAATCAGTACAGGCTCAGATGCCATAATACGAATATTGGCTGGATTTTCATAGCCAGTTATACTGAAACTATTAACTCCATATAACTCATTAGCTAAGGCCCCAGCTTTATCCAGTACACTAATAGCCTGCCAGAGGCCTGGATTGTCTTTTATTGCTGGATAGAGATCATTTCTACATAAAATCTCTACACTACCATTCGGATTTATATTTGTCCAGATATGATCTGGGACTATTGTATTTTTCTCGGTAAATACATAACTTGGTTCTGTACTTATTCTTGTAAATGCGTTCATAGTTTAGTCCTCCTCTGATTTTACTAAAACAATTTCAGGTTGTTCAAGTACTTTAATCAATACACTGCGATCTTTACAATCGAATTCGATAGATTCTACGTGTAAAGTATCCGGATTTTTCAAATCCTCTTCTGTAATCTTATCTGAAGTATATAAATAAACACGTTTCAATTTCATTTTATATAATTCAGAAACTTCATCTTCAACATATTCGCCGTTGAAAAGGATGTCTGTCATTTCACCTTTCATTATACCAGCTACGACAGGTGAAGTACACATATCAAAGTCTACGTGTATCTGTTTTTCTCCGGCCTCAAAATCCATATAATCGAAAAAGGCCTCATTAAGTGTTGTTTTTGCAATTGCTCGAATAATCATAATTATTCTCCTCCTTAAATATGTTTTATTTTTCATTATAATAATATATAACCATAAAAAAGTTTCCTAGGGAGTTAACTCCCTAGGAAAATCAAGTTAAAGAAGATGTGTCGCTAGGATTTATGTCCTATCGTAAAAGGTCTGATTAACACAGTATCCTTTGTGATGAAAGGTCTCACCTTTGGATTTTTTATGCTTTCAGAAACTTTTACTACTCTGTTATACGTGTTAAATAATTCTTGATCATTTAATTCAACTACAGCGCAATCTAATGCATATTTCTTAAAGATAAATCTCTTCTCTAAAAAGTATTTATTGCAATGTCTAAATCCTTTATCAACCAATTCTATATAGTAGGTATTATTTGCTCTTGTTCTTCCTAGAGTTTGTCTAGCCAATACTTCCGATTTAAAAGGTTCTGCTAGTACTAAAGTACATTTAAGTCCCTTTATATCCATAGCAGCTCCAGCTGACTTAGTTGTAGATAAAATAATTCTTCTAGTAAGAGCAAACTGTTTATCTTCGGATGATACCATAGATGTAAATATACCGATGTCGTTCTTAAACATTGGGAAATATTCTATGATCCATTGGTAAAAGTTCGATATGGCTTCGTTTGTTCCTATATAGATAAGAAGTTTATCGTCATATGATTTACATATCTTAGAGAATATGAAATCTAATACAGTTGCTGCAGCCATCTGAAAGTTATGATTAGATATAATATAATTGGTATACTTATTTCTATCTAATCCATATTTATTCTTACAGAAAGCTATAGTCTTCGGTGATGGTCTGCTATTATATCTCATAGCTACATAATGTGTATGTGGATCAGAATCTTCATGGAATAAATCTATTGCCAATACATTTTTAAATGCAGTTTGATAAATTCGATTCTCTTCATCATTTGATCTCGCTGGTGTAGCTGTAAGATAAAATGTTTTATAAACAGAGCTATGATAATCAATCATACACATATTATCGAAGTTAGTATGAGCTTCATCGTAGAACTTTAATCCTACTCGCATAAACTCAAATAACTCATCTACTTTATCCCAACCATGTGTATCTCCATAACTTTTTAAAGTTCCATGAGTTACAAGAAATACTTTAATTGCTTTTCTATCTTCTTCACTCTTTTGAAGATATCTGTATATAGATCCTGACCCGTCTAGATCAAAGATCTCTTTAGCTTCTATATTAGTATATTCTAATATACATTTTTTCCATTGCTGTAATACAGATTTGGAATAAGTTATTATAACTGATTTTATTCCATATACTGACATAGTACCTATAGATACATATGTCTTTCCTTTACCAGTATTAAGATTTATTGATAATTGAGACTTTCCTTGTGTATCTTTATATTCTCCCCTACCAGTAGCAAATCTCAATGCTTTTACCTGATCATCATCTCTCGGGAGATATTTAATCTTGATATCATTGTAAGTATCATACTTATTAAATTTATTTACTTCAATCTCTGCTGATAATCCTGTAAGTTGTTCTACATACCATATATCTAATCCTCTTGGAATATATAAGGTATTTGTTTCAGAATCATGTTTTAAACCTACGTATCTATATGAATGAGTAATAGGTTCATATATTGCGAAAAATTTTTCCAACTTCGGACAATCGCCGAAGTTGTATCCAGTAATTTCTATTGATGAATTTCTTACTATTAATTTATCCATTATATTACCTCACACTTCTTTCATTATTGGTTTGTTTGGGCTAATTTGAGAATTTACAAGTATGAAAATATCTTAATAAAGTAAAGGGGTAATGTACTATATCCCCCAGAATGGAGTGTGTTAAATGATTAAAGACAAACAAAATTTATTACTAGTAAAAGATTATGATTCCTATAATAATATAATAAATACCTATAATAAAATTATAGATGAAATAGAATTATGTCTAAAAACAGGCGATGACTGTAGTAACAATTTTAAATTGTTTCTTACAGTTAAAATGCTTAAAAATGTAGATAATATTGTAAAACAAGAATTACCATCCGAACTAAAAGAAAAATTTACAGATAATATTGTATCTAATATTATTGAACAAAATATGGGATTTAAAAAAATTAGAGAACTTACAAAATATATTATAGATCAAATAAAAGTTCACGAATCTAAAGTAAAAAAATGGTCAGAAGAATCTAAAGGTTATTATTATTATAATAACGGCTATGCATTGCCTCTTTTGAATACAATAGTATTCCATGCTGGTTTTTGTTTACTTGAAGTTAAGAATATTGATATTCTTACGTATTTTTCACGTACAATTGAAAAAATATCAGATCTTAAAACTTTAAGTTCTTATCCAGATACATATGACTTTATTGTAAAATATCAAGAATGGATAGTGAATTTAATCATTACACCATTTATCGGATCTTTATATAATTTAACTCTTGGTCAAAGAGAAATAATTAAAGTAGAAAAGGAGAAAAATGAAGATGAACGAGAAGAACAATAAACCTATGAAATTGAGAGATTACTACTACCAATTAGGATACAAAATGTTGGAATTCAATACATATACACACATAGCAAATGCAGTTTCGATGTATTATGTGGAGAAAGAAAAACAAAATTTGTCAGACTATCGAATGTATACGAATCCTAGCAATGTACAGTTAAAAATGCAATTACAACTTGAATGCATATCCAAAGCCATTAATATTATCTATGAGAGGATTGATAAACTTCCCAAGACGACGATAGCTCAATTCGAAAAACAGCTTCTTAAATCAAATCAAATAGAACTTAAGTTTGAAGAGATTTACAAGATAGCGGAAGATTATTACAAATCATTAGATAAGATTTGTGATGAATTGAAATCTGTAGGAAAAGCGATAGATATTCGGGAAAAATTATGTCCAGAATTAATTACTTTAAAATCTCGTCTAGATATAGCATCATTTACAAATAGTAGTCATTACTTTATCTGGAAATTGTGGTTTTTGACTGGAATACTTTCAGCGAATTGCTTGAACACTACTCAAACAAGATATATAGAAATTATTGAAATTATGGTTCCATGCTATGAATTAATATTCAATAAGATAAGATCTCTCTGCACAGATAGAGCTGAGAATATTACTATATCACCGGAAGATGATTTCATGTATTTCGATGAAATTCCAAATGTAGATTTCAATATCACAATAGCTAAATAAGGAGTAATAAAATGAAATTAGATGTAAATAATATTGATAGAATCAGAGGAATTATCCAAGCATACGATGCATATGATACTATTGCACAAACTTTAGGTGAATATTTAATTGAAAAAAGGAAATACAAATCATCAGATGAATATTACCAATTAGCATACAAAACTTTAAAAAATATTATTGAATCTCTTCATACTGTTCCTGATAAGTTGGTATCTGAATTTGATAAAAAATTAGCAGAAAATCCTCGAAGCTTAGAAATCGAAACTGCCATTAGAAAGGAAATTGACGAATGTGCTGAAACATATGCAGCTCTGGTTAAAAAAGTAGAACCATATTCTGACGATGCAGCTTCAGTGATAGGTGGTATTAAGCATCAGCTCTCTGCAAAAAATATTTCTGATTCAAAATCATCTATCGAGCAATTATACTTGAGGTTAGAGACAACATATCTCCACGAACCGTGGTATGATTATGGGAAAGGAAATGAAATTAGAAATCTTTGTGATAATATTGTATCATATCTTAGCGAATATTTTAATATAGTTTGTGCTATAGCTTTAGAGTGCAGTAATTCATTAGAAGTATAGAATAAAAATGAGGTAGAGCGTAACTGCTCTACCTCACATTGTTTTGTCAAAGTTCAATTTTTCAATTGTATATTATAATAGTGAATGGGGATAGCGATACGACACATCGCTATCCCCATATCCCCTAATGAAAGGAGATGATAAAATGATATTAAACAAAACATATACGTTTACGGATAACGATTCGTCTAATCCTTACGTACATAGTTTTCCAATTATCACAAAGTGTGATAATGGTGATGGTACCTATGTAGGTACGTTGGATACAAATAAGATGTCTTCAAAAGATAAATTATTTGCTATCTCTCAAGCTCCAATATTACCACGCTTTTCGGTTATTGGAGTTTAGTAATGGTCTTCACATAAACCATTACTAAGAAGTTAGAGGTGTAGTATAATACTACACCTCTTTCTTTTTTAATCTGTAAATGTAGGATTTACTTCATACTCCTCAAGGATCTCTTTAATGCGCTCAGCTTCGTTAGGATAAGCTACTAAAACGGCATCCAGATCTAATTGTCCGTTTCTAATTTGATTTGCTAAGTATTTAGCAAAATTATCATTAGTTGCCATAATTATTCCTCCTTAAAATCTTTCATAAGAAGTTCATTAACAGCGCTTTCAAGGAGAGTAATTCTTTCTTTATCAGAAAGCTCTACATTCTCATACTGATAAGTAACTTCTTTACGTTCATGGTCATAATAAGCAACAGCTTTCTTTCCGACTATCGGTGTAGGATTCGGAAAGTCATTTACAAAAAATCCAGTCTTAGATAATTCATCTCTTGTTTTGCCAAGACCAGATACTGGATCAAAAGGCCTTCTATGTACAAATGTAACTACTCCAGAAGATTTATCGCATCTGATATATACCTCTGCCATTTTTTATGTCCTCCTTTACATACGCTAGAATATTATAGTAATGTTTTTCATAATGATATATTATTACTATGAGAATAAAAATTAAAAGGAGGTCTTTTAAAATGGGAGAACAAAAGAAAATATTAGTACCAGACAGAGAAAGAGAGTGTTACATGAAGTTTATTCATAGTGTGAATAAGAATATAATACTCAATGGGTTTAATGGGGAGTTTTCCTTTCAACAACTTCAGGAGATTACGAAATCTTATTCATATGATACGTTATTACTCAACGCCCCATATTATATCTTAGGAGATTTAACGGTATCGTTTGAAGTTTTAAGAGCTGAGTTAAGATCTGTGTTCATCAATATAAGTGATGATTTTGCACAAATGACCCACAAAGTAAGTGTTAATGGCAAAGGGATATCTACAAGCCATGTATTGCCATGGTTAGTGACAGATATTATATCTTCAATGAATAGTGACAGATACACTGCATCAACAGCAATTCCGCAGATATTTAATGTTCTGAAACCATATAACAGTGAATACTGGGAACACCAGAAGAAAATATGTGTACGAATTTTTAATAAATTCGTTATGCGTACTTATAATACACTTAAAGTAGTAGAGGGGGTAGAATAATGAACCTAGAAAACCACAAAGACCAAATAAAAGATAAGTTGAAACAGTACGAAAAAGCAGAACACTGTGTTGATATATTGCGCGGTATTAAAGATGATATTGAGTATTATCTTTCAGGTAATAACTCTACAGTTTATACGATTCAGGCAATAAATGAGTTGTTCAACAAGCATTCGGAATGTACCAGATTTATGGAAAAATCACAATTCATTTACGATTCGGCAGAAGTATTTAAAATACCTAAACTATTAGAAAATATTATGGATCCAGCTAAACTTATATCTGAATACGTAAATGATGTAATGTCCAAGGTTACCCAATCCATATTCACGCCATCCACAACATTAGCTAGTTCCTTTTTCGATATGGGTGCATTAATTGAATATATAATGAAAAATTACACTAACCCGCATTCATTTTCATGCATCCACAAGATAGGGCAATTATACTTAATGGTAGATAAAAATACATTTGAAATAAATTGGGTAGAGTTCTTCAACACTTGGAAAGATATATGTGATATCGAAATAACTATACTGACTGATTATATGTCTAGTATAACTATAGACGATATCTATGATAGTAATAAAACGATATATTGGAGAACTTATACCGACACTGAACTTTGGCCATATGCAAGTGTATTTTGCCAAAGCTATGAAACTGAAGATATCTTTTATACTGGAGATATATTCATGATTGATGGCAATCCGTATATATTTACTGGTGTGATGAGAAGTACACTATATAGTGATGGTGAAAAAGAATATATCTATAGAGCAATACTTAGATGCGATAAAATAGATGATGAAAAGGTAGTACTTATAGAAACAAGTAACACCGATTGTCCTTTTAACATCGGCGAAGGTACTACAATAACAGTGAATAAAATGAATTTAGAATCAATGGAGGTAGTAAGATGAGTATTACTGTAAAAGATCATATAAATCAAATAAAAGAAAAGATAGCACTGTATGAAGAAGCTAAAGAAACTATACAAAAATTAGAGGATATTGTTAAAAGAATAGACAGATCTTCTAAATCTAATCAAACGATAGTAATTATTGCTGTAGTAAAATCTATCTCGAAATGGCATTCCGACTGCGCTGCGTTTATAGAAAAGCATATCAAGAAATCTTCATATTCAGAAAGTATCACACCCGAATTGGAGAACGTTATGGATATTGCTAATACCGTAGTTGAATTTATAAATACTATGTCAAACGTGATGGAAAGTTCGATATTTGATCCATCTTCGTTAGCAAGCGATAAGTTTCTGGAAATCAAAACAACAACACAGCATATATTAGATAACTATAACAAATTCCCATGCTCATGCCAATGCATAGATGAACTTGTTAAATTAACCATGATGATAGATTGGGACAAATATGAAATTGATTGGGGGAACTTCTTCTCTACATGGAAATCTATTTGCAAGGTTGAAATCAATATCATTAATGAATATATTGATTCTATTGTGATAGATAATGTACCTGATCAGGCTATACCAACTGTTGAATATTTAGAATCGATGGAGGATTAAAAAGATGATTGAAATTTATACAGATGCACCTGTGTTACATGTAAATCTCGAGTACTTCCCACCAAAATTAAATGCGGAGATACGTGAATTATCTTTCGAATATGGTGATCTTGTTTTTATGCCATGGGTTACGAAAACAGATAAAGGAGTAACAGAAGGAGACCGTAAAACTAGAATAATAAAGATCCAAGATGATTATATGCTCTTAGATGCATCAGAACAATTTGAAAGTAGAATAATAAAAGAATCTTTCGTACATTTTAAAGATGTAATATGTGGTAAGCTTCTAAAACATCGTCAATACGATGATCTGGATATTATGAATACTAATATCACTGTAACGAAAGAGAAAAGATTATATTATACTGGTAGAGATAATTCTCTTGAACGTTTTTCTATTGGCGATATAATAAGAGTTAAAAATAATCCAGCGTCATCAACTGGGTATATTGGCAAGCTTGTAGATATAACTGCTACACCTACTGCAAAACTAGATTGCTCTACGCCAATGTATAGCTGTACAAAAACTATAACGCCACATAGTCGTGTAGCATTAGAGCATTATAACTTGGAAGGAGATGATTAATAATGGTATTATCGTTTGGAGATAAATATGTATTGAAAGTATATGGTGAAGACCATGAATTGATTGATGTGATTGCGCAAGGCAGAATGATCAAGTTCACGAAACCTGATGGGGAAACACAAAATGCAAGGGTGCTATCTGTATCGGTCGATACTTTGGAACTCGATACTTCGCAAAAATATCATAATAATAAAACTAAGATCGCAACAGACGTGTATGTGAATACAATGCATGGAGCGGCAACTTATAATGTAAGTAAAGAACCCTTCATATCCGACAAAGATGGAGTGATATTTAAAAATCAGGTTGTGAAAATTAGAGAATCAGATTCACTATTATCTTTGATGAGCGGTAGAATCATGGATATATCTTTCGGCGGTATTAATGCGCAGAATGGATTGACCGAATGCAGATTATTATTAGATGTATCTGTAGAAGGAGAAAAGCGATTTATCGATAAAAATTGCACAGAGGTTGCTAATGATTATATAGCTACATTAGTAGAAGAATAAAAGAAAGGGAGTATGCTTTCGCATACTCCCGTATTATTTTTTTTGAGTGGAGAGCGGATACTCGTGTCCGCTCCCCTGAGGTCTTTTGAAAATCACTATACCAACAAATAGTACATGAGGTCCACTTCGTCCACAATAAAAACCGAAGGCAATAAGAGTTAGAGTTCCGCCCAATCATCTAACTCTTACTACATTGTTATCAAGTTTTAAATTTTCATCAGAGTTGAATAACTTATAGATGCTTCTGCACCCATTCTTGGAATTCCTACTGATTCAAATGGGAAGTTAGAAATATTATCATTTATGATTGTCTTATAATCAATAAACTTAGCTACCCACTCTGGAGGTTTTACATCTCCCGGAACTGCTATTGCATCTATTACTAACTTTCTCATCTTCTGAGATTCTGTATCAGATGATTTAATATTAAAGATTCTTCCCTCACTGAAGATATCAAGGAATCCTTCAAACACATTCGGGTACTCATCCTTAATTGATTCAATATTTGCTGGTGTGATAATTACCTTTACTATATCGATAGTATTACGTGTGTTTAGATCAATGCCTTCCAAACCATCCTTTACTTTATTCCAAACCATTGATGCTTTAATACCTTGAATTCTTAATGGTTCATCATAATTATCAATAGCTTTAATTACTGCCGGTTTATAATATTTCTTTTCTCCTTTTCTTAAAGAAGCCTCTATATTCTTCTCAAGAATTGCAATCTTCTCAATGATTCTAACCTGATCAATATGATCTGCTACTAAGATATCTTCATATAATATCTTCTGCAATTCGTCTTTGATACTAGGGTTCAATGTAGATTTGTTTATTGCCATTCCTTTTACATCCAAAGCTCTTTCTCTTGTCTGTTCAAGAATAACTCCCTCTTTAAGTTCCTGATTAGTTGCATAGTTCTTTTTATTCATTGTAAGCAATGCTCTACTGAACAAGAACTCATTCTTAAGATATAACAGACATTTCTTATTCTCTCCCCAAGAGTGATTTGTTTTTGTATAAGTTACAATATACTCATTACATAAATTACCCGCAATATATGCAATGATATTAATGATACTGAATCGCAAGTTATTCTGAGGAATCATTACAAACGGTCTGGTCATTGATTCTTTCTCAATAACTTCATCTGTAAAGAAATCATATCTAACCTCTTTTACTGGAACTAATCTTAAAGCTTCTTTATTTCCTTCAAGATATTCTCCAATATCATCAATCTCCATTCCTGCAATAGGAATCTTTTCTCCTTCGATCTTATCTAATACATAGTGATAGAATGCATCGAATGTGACAATTGTACTATCGGTATCTGAGATAACACATACATCTTTAATCATATTATTACATCTATCGATCCTATCCATATACATATGATCATAGAATACATACTCTCTAAACAGATCCTGCAAAGCATCTAATTCTACTTTAATCTCTTCCGGAACATTATTTGGTGATAAGTATGGTTCTTTTAAAGTTTTCAAGATATACTTAATTCCATTAATGATTGTCACATTATCCAAGAATGCATATAAGTTATTCTTATAGAACAATCTATTCAAATTTTCCTGATCAAGATTTCTTAATACTGTATATATGATTCTTGCATCGTTATAATCCGGAACCCATTTAAGCTTTCCTTTTCTCCAATCTCCGCAAGTTTTCATAATCTTGATAAATACTTCTTCTAATGAAATATTTCTGTTTAAGATCTGATTATCATTGAATCTACGATTAGGTCTTTCAAGACAAACACAATCGATGAAATGTAATACTTCTTCTAACGAAGCAAATTTTACATTGTTTGCCATAAAGCTTTCAAAAAACATTGTTGCTGTAGAAATTGTAGACCTACCTTGCATTGTGATTGATGCTGCTACATAAAGATTATACAATAAACTAGATGCATTTCCCAAACACCCGTATATACTATTACAATCTCTTTTGTCACGTTTTCTTCACACCAGTTCGCTATTCTGATGCAGTTCTCTTATGAACTTCTCTAGTATTTCTCTAGAAGCCGAGACTATATCTTCATCTCAATATGAGATGTTCCGCACTTCGATTTAAGGGAATCTCACCCGCCGCTTGGCCCTACTCCTGTTGGTCTCCTAAACCCATTGGGATAGTCGTTGAACTTTATCATCTCCTTTCTATAATGATCTTAGCTGCTGATTAGTGATTGTATATTGGTACTTAGCACTCTCTCGAGCTTTTATCTCAGCATATACCATCCAGATCACTTGTTTCTGTCTTTCGACAACCATTATATTTTCACATAATGGTGGATCTGGCTTTACACTTTCCCAGCAATTCACGGAATGCTTTTTGCTATTCGTCACCGAATAACCTGCCTAACAATTAAGCAATTGGAAAAGGTTATATTTCGCTGCATTCTCATAATCATGTTTAGCTAAAGCTTCAAACATTTTAGCTTTATCTATATCTCTACCCTCCATGAATGATTTGATCATTTCACATAAAGGATTCATTTTTTTACTATGTTTTTTAAACAAAACTCCATAGGCTGTACATATGGGTTGCCTTTCATTTATCCAATTTGCCATATCCAGCAATGTACCATTTAACATTTCTTTGGTGTAGTTATTGTGAATCTTACATGGTACTTCTTTATATCTCTTATTCATAGAATACTGTATAGCATCTCTAATATCAGATCTCAACATTTGAGGCTGATAAGTTGAAATTAATCTACACATTTCTTCTACATAATCATTGTATTGAACTGCCATTTTATCCTCCTATCTTGACCAGAACTGGTCAAATTACGTTCATTATTATTAAGTTCATGGTAGTATAAAACATAATTCAATAGATTTCTATACATATAAACATGTAATTAATATCTAGGCCTAAATAAGGATATTTAGATTAAATATTGTTAAAGGAGGAAATAACATGTTATTTGAAGATATTATTGGATCATCAAAGAATGACCTTATCCATGAAGAATTTAAAGACACATCATTACTGGAAGAAGTTATGATCGCAGATGAAGTTGCACATCTTCCGCAGGATAAAATTCAGGAATTCTGTAAGGCTGGTGGAGTTGGAGAGCAGCTGGTTCAGGAAGGAAAGCTTCGTAGAAAAACTCTTGTACGTCTGAACAAGACAGATGACCTTACAAGAAGAACAAAGATGGGAGCTCTGCTTCTGGCTAAAGAGCACAATGATCCGCTGTACGCTAGGCTGGTTAAGAATCGCCAGCAGAAACGTGATCTTGTTGATAAGATTATGCGTAAGTATGGAAATAAAGGTAAAACTATTGCTAAGAAAGGTCAGGCTGAGTATCTGCACGGAAAATCATCTGCACTTCCGAAGAACTTCCAGAAGTTCGGCGGTGCTGATCGTGTAGGAGAATAAATTCTACAATTGCCATTTTATCGTTTTTAAGCGCCAACGTTTTCTTATATAAAAATAAATTCATATCACGTTACCCAGTAGCTAGGGTAACGTGATCTTTATTTGTATATTATAATAATGAAGCAAAAATAGTAAATCCTTATATATGCCAAAACACATATGTAAAGAGGATTTCAAAGGAGGCAAAAACCATGAACCAACAAATGCTTTTTCAGGAACAACAGGCTGTGGACAGACTTGTTCCACAGCCACAGTATTCGTGTTATGCTGAGTTAATATCTACAGGCGCTCAAACTGTAGATACCAGTATTTTTACAGATACATCTGTAATTAACACACATTTCTACCAGATACTAAATATTTTATATGATGGTATCGAAACAGAACAAGTACAAACTGGGGTAATTTATGTGAGGTTTACTGATAATGAAGTAGTTAAATTATCTATATTTGATTATTGGTTTAATCTGTTATTCTGGGGCTTACCAGCATCTGCATCTTTACCAATTGACTCAAGGTACTTATTCTTCTCAGAAAATATCGATCAAGGATATATTGCAGAATATATCAATGACAGATTCTTGAAGATCAATAGAGAAAAATACTCTAATATCCAGATCAATAACATGATCGATGATGTTATGTTTAAGTTCCAATATATCGATCATTTTGCGTTGTATCTATACAATACAGCAAATAATGAAGATACTATCGATTTGATGAGAAAGGATAAAGAGTTTTACGATGCTATCCATTGCGATCTGTCTCAGGCTAATATTGAGGATATCAAAGATCTTGGTACTCAATATACAGAGAAAGGAATTCAAAGAATTCTTCAATCTGGAACTCATTGGGCGATTCCTTATTTCAAAGCAAGGGAGGGAATCAATAAAAAACAGTATCGAGAATTCCAATTCAATATTGGTACAGTACCTAATAGTGAGGGTGGAGTATATCCGAGAATCATTAATGGTAACTTTGCCAATAGAGGTATTACAGATCCTTTCGATTATATGATTGAAGCAGCTAAAGCAAGAGAAGCTCAGATCCTGTCACATAAGAACGTAGGAGAATCAGGAGCTTTTGCTCGTATTCTTGGACTGAATAACATGGATGATAGAATCTATCCGGATCCAAACTATGTATGTGACTCTAAGCATTTCGTTAAAGTTACGATTAAAAATGCTAAGATGCTTAATATGTATAAGAATAGATATTATCGTTTCAGAGAAGATGGTATTGAATATAAGATGTCATCTGAACCGCTGAATGATAATGCTGATCTTATTGGACAGACATTATTGTTTAGAAGTCCAATCACATGTTCTTGTAGAACAAGAGGTCAGGGTATCTGTTATAGATGCTATGGTGGATTAGCAAAGACAAATCATGATATTAATGTAGGGCGAATTGCAGCTGAGTTATTATCTGCAATGCTCACACAGCGACTGTTATCAGCAAAACATCTTCTGGAGACCTATATCAAGAAACTTCAATGGTGTCCATCGTTTGATTTGTTTTTCGACGTAAACTTCAGTTCTATTAGATTGAAAGAAGATATGGAGTTCAAGAAGTATAAGATCATCATTGATCAGGATGATATCGATTCTGATGAAGATGATGACGATGCAACTGGAGTATATGAGTTCAGTAAATATGTAACTTCATTCAAAGTAATGGATCCTAAAGGTGCTATCTATGATATTTATACTGCAGATGAAGATAATATGTATCTGAGTGTAGAAACAGATAAACTTCTTAAGCGTAGAGGAGTTAATGGAGATAATCAGTATATCATCAATATGGATGATTTTAAAGATAGTAATATCTTCTTCATTCAGGCACAGAATAACGGATTAAGTGCGACTCTTAAGAAGATCCAGAATATTATCAATAAGAAACAAGAGATTGCTAAACTTGGAACTAAAGATGCAGTTGTACAGGAGATGATGGATACTATCATTGATGGTGGTTTAAGTATCGATGCAATTCATGTGGAAACTATCCTGGCCCATCAGTGTGTATCTAAAGATTCTAACTTACTTGATCCAGAATGGCAGTATCCTAATGAGCAGCATCGTATGATTAGTCTTAACGAAGCTCTGAAAGATAATCCGTCTGTTACCGTATCTCTGATGCATAAGAATGTAGGTAAGTTATTATTCTATCCATTGACATTCCAGAAGTCTAAAGCTTCTGTATTAGACTTATTCTATATGACTAAGCCACAGAATTATATGTCAATGAAACCAGTACATTCTAACTTGCAGGATGACAAAGAAGTTGAAGGCGATGTAAAACCATTCACAATCAATCTCAATCGTAAAGATGCTACAATGTAAAATGGTGGAGTAGGGGTAATCCCTACTCCATTTTCTTTTTTGTAAAAGTCCGATTTTTCAATTGTATATTATAATAGTGATATAGTAATATACTATATCCACGTCATGTTTTTACTGAGTTCAAACATTTCGTGCCTCCGAACTTAATTTGGGCTGGCGATGTGTTATTCGCCAGTCGACAATAAGAGAGCACGATAAAACATGACAGTTACACAATGATAAAACTTAGGAGGGAAATATACAATGAAAAGAAGAAAAGAGAAAAGAAACCTGTCAACAGAAAGCAAGATGGTCATCGGATGGATGATCATCGCAACAGTACTTGGAGCCCTTGGAGCATTAGGGCTCTTTATGTTATTGGTTGGATTATCCAACTGCTTAGACGTACCAATGATGAGCACAACGATATACGTGGTTGGTGGATTAGCATTCACCGTTGTCGGTATCTGTGGTGAGAAATTTATTATCACACGGTTAGCCGACAAACAGTATATCGAAAGTGTTGATGATTGGTTCTGTAAATAATAGAGTGGGGCTTCGGCCCCACTCTTCTTTTTTATTTTTTTTTCTTAAAACCTCTAAAATTGTACATCCTGGTAATATTGTACGAAAGGAGGTAATCTCGTGGTAGTACAGCAACCCACGATTCAAACTGAAGTGTATTATCAGATGGAAACTAGTAATAAGAGTTTCATAGATATGCATTTCTTTTTGAAAGCTAAAGGAATAAAGAATAATAGATTCTTTTTAATTTTATACGATAGAGATTTAGCAGGAGTGGATCCTAGAGATCCTACGCTAAATGAAATGATGAAAGCTAAGATTCTCCGAGAGTGTATGGTGAATTATTGGTATTTCATCAGAGAAGTAGTAGTTATCCCTGTGCAGGGTGGTGACGTTGGTGGTGGTGCCAAATATAAACTTCATAGAGGAAACTTAGCAATGAGCTGGGCTTATCTTCTTAACTGGAATATATTCTTGGAACTCCCCCGACAGCACGGAAAGACTATAGGAAGTATATGCTTCTATCTATGGGTATATAACTTCGGAACAACCAACTCAGAGATGATGTTTATGAATAAGAAACATGATGACTCTAAGTTGAACTTAGCTCGTTTGAAAGAGATCAGAAATGCTTTACCGAGGTACTTAAGAATGGATGAAGTTCCAGGTAAAGATGGTAAACCTACAAAAGTTCCAGAGAATGTAGAATCTATGAAGAATGTATATAACAACAATAAGATCTCTACGAAGCCTGGTGTAACGCTGCAATTCGCGATTGCAGCATAGCGCACAGTATAATAGGTAACTATTATATTTCAACAGTGTTAATTGCTTTGAAGAAGGTAAAGCCAGATCCACCACAACGTGATCCGTAAGGATGAGCGTGATGGTTGTCGAAAGACAGAAAAAAGTGATCTGGATAAATCTATGGAGAAATCCTAAAGATTTGTTAAATCCTTTGTTTAGCAGCGAAATATCATTTGAGAAAGGAGGAATGATATACGTTCAACGATCAGCCCTTGACGAGGGCGGCGAAAGCCTTAATGTAGAACTCCAAGCTAATGGGAGAAGAAAAATCCTGGCCCTATATAAAATAATATATAGGGATGACATATGATCTACACACGTCCTGTAATGGGAGTGACATGGAAATGACCATGCTTTATAGAGTTGCGTCTATATTGAAATTGTGAATAATAATATTCACAACGGCGAGAAACAAAGCCAATGCTAATAGTATTGGTCGTGGTTGTACTATGCCTATACACTGGTACGACGAGTATGCTTTCATACTCCATAATAGTATAATCTACTCAGCAGCAACACCTGCATTTGCAACTGCATCTAAAAATGCTAAAGCTAATGGTGCGCCATATGGTATTTGTATTACAACTACCCCTGGCGACATGACTACGGCTGAAGGATTAGATGCATTCAATACCAAAGAAGCTGCAATTAAATTTAATGAAGCTTTCTATGATTATAATTATCAGCAATTACAAGAGCTTAAAGCTAGTAATACTGATAGTAGTTTCTTATACATTAGATTTACATATAAGGAATTAGGATCTGGAGAAGATTACTTCAAACAGATCTGTATCGACATGAAGAAAGATTGGCCTGCTATCAGGCGTGAAGTTCTTCTTGAGTGGTCTAATAGCTCAGACAACTCACCATTTACAAAACAAGATCTTGATACAGTTAAATCTCTTATTAAGGAACCTGTAACACAACTTTGTTTATGTAATTATTATTATATGGACGTATACCGTCCTATGGCTGTAGAGAGTGTACATTGGCCTCCGTTAGTTGGAGTCGATGTATCGGGAGGTTATAGTAAAGATGCATCTGCTATTACGGTAGTAGATTCTCGTACTACTGAAACAGTAGCATGTCTGAACTGTAACTATATCTCTATACCAGATCTAAGTAAAGTTATATATGAATTAGTAACGAAATATTTACCAAATGCAATAGTTAATGTCGAACGAAACGGAGTAGCTTAACGGCAAATCTCAGTATATTCGGTAACGAGTATATTTCAAAGGGTTAATTGCTTCGAAGAGGGTCAATAGCTCAACTCACCACAACGTGATCTGTAAGGATGAGCGTGATGGTTGCGAAAGCAGAAAAAAGTAGTTGAGATGGATCTAAGGTTAAATCCTAACGGTCTAGTGACAAGCCCTTGTGTAGCAGCGAAATATCAGTATAATATATTAATAATATTAGGAGGGATAAAAATGAAATGGAATTTTGTTATTGATATAAAAGAAGATAAGACTTTCGATATCTACATTGACGATCAACTTATGAAAACGAATGAAGTTATATTTGATTGTCTTGATGACAAGATGAGAGTTTATTATGTAAAAACAGATGATCGCAGATTACTACATGCGATATCTATATTAATAAAGGATTCTGAATTATATTTAATCGCCAATATCAAAGAGTGCCATAGTGAAGGCAATAAACTATATGGTACTTTTGATGATGATATTTATAAGTGTCCAAAAATTACTTATACTACTGATAACGTTCAACGATCATCCCCTGACGGGGGAGTAGAACTCCAAGCTAATGGGAGTGGAAAAATCCTTGACCTATATGACCATTATAGGTATGACATATGATCTGCTCACGTTCTGTAATAGAAGTGCTAGGAATTGGCCTAGGGATATAGAGTTGCGTCTATATTTAAACATCAGGGTTTCGGAGCCAGTGTGCTCGCGACATTAATTAAAACTAAGATTAAACGTAATTTATACTATGAGATTAAGAGCAGATGCTACGAGGAAAGAGCTCAAGGCATGACTATTACTAAGATGAATAAGAAAGTTAAAGTGTATGGTTACGATGAAACTAAAGCTAATCGTGAACTTCTTATGGGTATTCTTAGAGATAGAATGGATAATCATAAAGCTAAATTTATATCACCAATCATATATAATGAATTATGTACGTTAGAGGTCAAGAAGAATGGTAGGATTGAACACTCTTCAAATGCTCATGATGACCAAATCTTCTCTTACTTACTTGCATTATATATTTGGTATGAAGGTAAAGATCTTATGGAGAGATATGGTCTTCAGAAAGGTACTGTTACTACGGATGAAGATGTAACTGTAGAAATGGGACTTGGTGAGAACCTTGAAGATATCTCTCAGGATATGAGTATCGATGAGAATGAAATTATCGGAGATACTAAGAGTTTCTTTGAAGAGAGTAAATCTATCTCATACAAACAATGGCAACTTCAACAAGAAGCTGAAAACCGAGCTGCCGATGAAATGATTAAGAATAATCCTAGAACTAGAGAAGCTTGGCATAAACATAATCATCTTGAGGATGATGGAGCTAGTATGGGGGTATTTACTATTCCAAGTGCAGTATTTGATTCATATTATGAAGAAGATACTACCAAATCGGAACTTCAAAAACAATTTGAATCTATAAATGATTTAAGATAAAGGAATTACCCTAGAGCTATATTGGCTCTAGGGTACTTTTCTAGTATACCAGACACATATTATTAATTTTAAATGATTGGAGGAAATATTTATTATGAATTTTGCAGATAATTCAGATTACACTATTGTATCTAATAATGAAGCTGCTAGTATCATTTGCAGATTTACTCCTGAAATGATTGAAGATACAGTTAGATCAGCTATATCTACTAAATATAATAACTACTCTATGACTTTGGTGAATATTGTAGAAGCATTAGAGACAAACTATAAAATGTCTTTTGTTGGTTTGCCGGAGTACAAAGGAGAGATCAATTCGTCTAGAGAAGATTCATATAGAAATATAATGAACCTCATCTGCCAAGCGCATGATCTTAAGTATGTGCTGAGGGAAAATGATGATATCTATTCTGCTGCATATTATACATACGATCTTCTGATCTCCCAGTTCAATGTAAGGATCATTAACTTCTTCGTTAATTATATTAACAGGGAGAAGAATACTTTGTATGAAACTCTTGAGCTGGCTGCTAAGAGAAAAGATGATTCTCCTTACAGCAAGAAATTATATAAGAATGGAAGCCCTAAACTAGCTACTATTCATGCTAACCTCGAATATGTGTTGGAGAATATCTGCGCATATGATATTAATTTTCAAGAATTTCTGGAACTTGCTTATATTCCAGATAGAGTAAAAGCTAGACTACTGCAATCTATTCTTATAGATTGTGGAGATTTTTTCACTAGAATTATTGTACCATACTTTAGAGCTAACTATGCAACGTTGGTAACTCATATTAAGTTTGCATTACAAGGGCTTGCTACCGCAGAGCTATCTGATTTAGTTTAGGAGGCAATTATGAATGAAATAACTAAAATTACCATTCTCCATACAGAGAATGGAATAACTCTTGAACCTGTGGCAAGTATATATGTGGATCAAGATCCTTTCGTATGCTTTGCCCGTATGTTTACGGAATATTATGTATATTCATATTGTGGGCATGACTTATTTAATCTGTACCTCACTCGTATGCCTTACTTTGTCGAGATAAAAGAAATTGGTACAGCAGATAATCTTGCTAACTTTACACTACCAAGATATCCAAATATAGATCTTGCATTGAAAGATAATGCTAACACATTGTTTGAGTGTGTGATCGCAAACGATTTGGCAATAAATGGAGATGAAGGTGAAAAAAGAAAATCTGATTATCTCCAATTCTTAGCTACAGCTAAAGATAAAATTGAGGCAGTACAAGCTGCTATTGATTATTCAGATATTTTATCTATAGATACAGATGAATTTTTGGATGGGCCTAATTTAAGAAAAATTACAAAAAAATTCATTAAGCAATTTACGCAGCATGGATTCAATGAGTATACAGTGCCATTACTTTCTTATGCATTGGAATTGATTAGTGATAACGTATAAAGGAGAATAATTATGAAAGAAATCAACGAAAATTATTTTAATGAGAAGGAAAACACTACAACACTTACAGATAAGCAGGTAGATGAAATAAGTAGTGTGATTGAAGATGCTGCTAAAGATTCTGCTACGGCTGAAGTAGCTGCTAAAGCTGAAGAAATGAAAGCAGATTCTGATTTGAAATTAGAATCTCAGCCGGTTAAGATCGTAACTAATCCTATGACAGGAAAACCTATGATGGTAGATGCATCTGAAGATGATGATGAGGAAGATTCATTACCATCTTTTGAAGAGATGCTTGCAGATGATTCTATCAAACCTATGAATATCGATATGACCACGGTAGTCATTGCTCCTGAAACAGTAAAACCAATTCTTGAAGCTTCTTTCCCCCAGACTCATTTCTCGGATGATGATATTAAGCAGGTAATTAAAGCTGCTAATAGAGTAAAAAATAAAGAAGAATTCTCATATTATGAAGCTATGCCAGATACAGTTAAAGCTGGTGTAAATAACATGATGGGTGGAAAAACTCAGTCCGATATGGGAAGCTTTGCTAAGCAGGGTAAAAACTATATCGTTAAAGCTATGCTTGATAATATCGTTCAGGATGAAGTTGTTAATAAAGCAACTTATGATATGAACAAGATGATCAAGAAAGGTATGAATGATATAGCTGAAGAAACAAAGCGTGATAAGTATTGGGAAGGCTCCAGAGAATTCTTCATGCATGAAGTCGATAAAAAGATCAAAGAATATGAAGAGGCAGGTAAATCTGGTGTTGCTGAACGTTTCAAAGAAGTAAAAGAAGCATACCGTCAATCATATACATACGAAGATATGCTGGCAGCTTATAAAGCGGGTAAGATCAGAGTTAAGAAAATTCAGATCGAAAAGTTTAACAGAACTTGCGGTGAATTCGATTTCAAATATCAGAGATCTCAGAATGTTATTAGTACTATTACCCCACTCATTAAGAAGCTGGATATTGTGGCTGCTAAGCATTTTGATATCGATATTCTTAAAGAATTCGTTGTATCGTTCATCAACTACACAAAGAATATGGATGTGAATAACTACAAAGATCATACATTCATGTACTATTTCATCTACAATATTAATACGGTAGATTACTATGATCCGGAAAATCCTGAACAGGTTGCTCATCATCAGGACATTATTAATAATATTAATAAATTCCTGCAGACTATCGTTGATAGGAGAGCAGGAAAGTAAGGAGGTATCTAATGAGTGATCATCATGTAGATGCCATGGATATAAACTATTCAGCTGCTGCAAAAGATATATTGCAGCGGCATGGTTTATATATTCATGGAGCACCGGATATTAATCATAAACCTGGAAATGATTTCATCTCAGATGTGTATTACCCATTTCCAATATATCCGGATAATAGGTTTAGAGATCCTTATGAAGATAATAAGGATATTCAAGAACCACCTAAACCAGAGGAGCCAGAAAAGACTCTTCGGAATGACTTTGGTAAAGATTTTCAGATCGTTCCAGAGGAAATTAAACACTTTAAAAATCGAATGAATCCTATTATTACATTCTCAGGGGTGGATAGAGAGACTAAATTCGATAACACAGTATGTCCATATACAGGATTAGTTTTACAAGCTCTGGAGAAAAAAGCATTCGACGTATCGTTCGTAAAACCCTATATTAAGAAGGGTGAAAGAATTAATCGTCAGCATGTTGTTGAAATGATCACTGGTCATTTCTATTCTATAGCAACATACGATGGATGGAAATACCATATCTATAGAGGACTCTGTAGAGATATTATTAAGAGTAAATCTTCTAATTGGAGAGACAAGATTAGAGTAAGAACTACTCCTTTTGGAAAACCAATTGAAGAAGTTTCTGGATATAATCGAAATATTACAGATAAAAAGAAAGTTACCGAGGACAATCTTCACATTGTATTAGATTGCTCTCAAGATCTCGAAGCTGAGATTTGCAGTATTCCTATCAATCAGATTATTGATATAGAAGAATACAATTTCATTTATGATTTTACAATATATGAGGGTGATCTTAAAATCTATTGGGATGATTGGATGACTGTACCTGATAAAAGAAATGATGGTACTTTCTTCACATATGTTCCTTTCGGAGATATTCATCCACAGACATTATATCATGAAGTTATAGAACACCAAAAAACCAAGAAAATTTGAGGATAGACCATAAGGTCTATCCTCCCTTTTGTTTCTGTATATAGGCCATCCCCAAAACATCATATTAAAATTATATAAGAAAGGAGGAGCCTTAATCAATGCAAATCAAAATCAAAGAATTGCCATCTAAGGAGTATGTGGAGATCTCTGATACTGACATAATGGTGATTGAAGATTCCTCAGATACTAAGCAGATACCTGTATCTGCATTAAAATTATTTTTTAGCTCTGATAGTAAAATTAAAGCAATATCTGATAAACTAGATACGAATTTGGAACAGATACGGCAAACGTTAGAGCAATTAAGAAATAGTATTAATAGTAGTGATGATGCTCTCGCACAGAGAGTTACAAATCTCTACAATGATCATGAAGCTACAAAACGAAGATTGGGGAAATTAACTGAAGATGTGGGTGATGTACAGAACCATATCAAGGACCTGGATGTCCATTTTACAAAAGTTGATTCTCAAATTAATGCATTGCAAACTCTTACTGCTACACATAGCAGTCAAATTAAATCTTTACAAAATGCAATTAGTGATCACGAAAAACGTTTAGTTGCACTTAAAAAAGATGATGATACTAATAAGACAGATATAGCTAATATAAAGAAAGCTATAAAAGATTTGAATGATAGAATTACTCAAGAAATTACTAGGTTGGATAAGGCTGATACTGATAATAAGAAATCTAACATCGAATACTCTGATCGGTTGTATAATGATGCTATGAAATATATTGATTATTATCACCATATTCATACCAATCCACCTAACTTCGATGAGCCTTATAAAGGAGACCCTATTGTTGCTAACTATATTCACCCAGTCGGAACTATTTATACCACATCAGATCCAGACTTCGATCCTAATGAGTGGTTCCCGGGAGCATGGAAATATGTTGGCGTTGGAGCCTCATATAATAATGATATGACTAATCGTATCGATTACTATACCTATATTAGAATGAAATAAAGGAGGTGTTATAATCGATGAGTGATGGACTTAATACGTCAGGAAAAACAAATATCGATGACGATGAACCTTTAGATAGAAATCCTTTATGGTATCGATCTAAAGTTAACAGTAAAAGCATTATCATGGACAGTGGTGATAGTCTTGAAGATGAACTTAAGAAAAAGTATGCTACGAAAGAGCATACTCATAAAGCATCTGATATCATTACAGACCAAGATCATCAATTTGTTTCAAAAGCAGAAAAAGATCATTTGATCGGTGGCGGGAGATATAATAAATCAATCCCAATCTACCAAGAGCATGGCGGAATTAAAGAAGGGATGACTTTTGAAAATAAAACTATGCAGGAGATGTTTGATATGATTTTATATCCGTATGTATCGCCAATTGTTTCAGCAAGTGTTCAAAAACCATCCAACGGTGGTATATTTGAATTAGGTAGTTCTATTAACGTTACTCTTATCAGAGCAGTTATTCAGATTAAGTCTAATGAACTTACTTCTATCATAGTAAATGATGGGAAGAACAATATCGTAGAAAAAACTTCTGGTATCTCCAAAGGGGGTACTATAGATTTGTCTATGAATCAGACATTAAAAACTACTACAACTTATACAGTTAAAGTCTTTGATACAAGTGGGAAAAGCACATCTAAAAATACTGGAACTTTTACATTCGTAAATCCAATTTATCATGGAGCAGCATTGGTGGATGGAACACCTACAGAAGAGATAGTGAAGAGTTGTACTAAACATATAGAAACTAAAGGAACTAAAACTTATACGTATAATATGGATAATAAGCAAATGGTATTTGCTTATCCAGCTTCATATGGTAGATTAAATAAAATATTCGATCCTAATAACTTTGATGTGACTAGTACTTTTACAGTATATACTATCAAAGTTACTACATTGAGTGGAGATAAAGTGGATTATTATGTTTACGTGAATAATAAATCTACTGTATCCAACTTCAATATGAAATTTCAATGGTAGGAGGTAAAAATAAATGGCTTTCTCAGATAAAAAAGGCATCAATATTGCATCTCCATTTAAGTTGCAAGCCGAACAACTTCTTGATGTACGTCAAGAAGTTGATACGATTGCAGAACGAGATGAACTTGTAAATATTCATGCCGTAGCGCCAGGTCTTAGAGTTTTCGTAAAAGCCAACAAGACCACATATATTTATAATGGATCCGGATGGGATGTTCTTATTAGTAGTGCTAATATTGGAAGTCAATCAGTAACTACTGCAACACAATTATCGTCATCAGCAGGATCTGCTACACAACCAATATATTTTTCTAACGGAAAACCTGCTGCTTGTTCTTATACTTTAGGTAAATCAGTACCTTCAAATGCTGTATTTACAGACACTACTTACAGCGATATGAAAGGTGCTACTAGCACTGGAGTTGGAACTCATGGATTGGTTCCTGCACCGTCAGCCGGTG